CTAGGTTATGAACGTTAAAGCTATTTTGTTGACTGTTGCGCTTTTGACATCTAGCTGTGAATCTGTGTCAGAGATTCCGCTCGGAGCGTTAACCGCTGACAGCTGCGTCGTGACAGCGCTATCATGCGTCTCAACGGTGTGCTCGATCACGACGAACGCATGTTCGCAGTCAGCGACGACCGATTCATGTAAGGCATGCATAGCTGAGGCTCTTAATGGAGCGATGTGCAAGTATTTCATGTCACGCTGCCCACAGACATCATGCGGCATAGGAGCGTTTTAAATGTCAGACGAGAACGCGCAAGAGACTGAAGAGCTGTCGGAACAAGAGCAGATCGAGGAGCTCATAAAGCCAAAGAGACAGAAGCAGCGAGCGAGCATCGATCACCTGAAAGACGCCGTCAACTCTAGAGGTGAGTTTCTTGTAAAAGAAGGTGAGAAGCTGATCGTAGAGCTTCTCACTGAGAGCGGTTTCTGGCTGTACACGACTGAGTTCGTTGTTCAGTTCGTTCGCAGCAACGGTGATGTCGGGCTTTATAACGTCAGAGAGTGTCGGCAGGCCGCGATAAACTATCATCATGTCGGAAAAACGATGCGCCTGAAGATACCAAACCAGCTGCGATAACGCACTGTGAAACAGAACAGAAAAAGTGTTAGGATCAGAGACGCAGAACCAGGATCACTGATCCTAGCGAACTCTAGCTCTTTATTGGACAGCAACAATAAAAATAGCATCTATCTTTTCAAGCGAGACTCTCTGGGCGTGTGCATATACGGTGAGCAGGATGTCATCGGTGTCGTCACGTTCACCGGAGCGATAGGTGAGATAGTGAGGATCAATTGCGACACGATAGTGTAAACGACCTTTTGCTTCTGCTGCGAACGACACCGCCAGACTCGCTGCGTGGTCGCGGGATTTACTGTCGCGTGTCATGTGACGGGATGAGGATGTCGCTCACGTATGACCAGCTTGAGGCGGATCCACAGGATGACATCGCTAGCGTCTGTCGAGGTCTGATTATCGCGTCACATCGACAGATCTCTCTGACGACAACCATATGTGACGCTCAGGTGATCGCTCGCCCATTCAAGCGCTTCTTTAACTTCGGGCAGCCTGGCGCCGCCGCGTTAGACCCGACCACGACGGTGACGCAGACAAAGTTTGATGGGACGCTGTCGCTGCTGTATCACTTTGATGACCAGTGGATGGTCGCGACGCGATCGACGCCAGACGCTGACATACCAAGGTATGATGGTGTCACGTATGCGCAGTGCTTCTGGCGCTTGTGGGCGGATCGAGACGTCGCGGATCTTGACAAGTCTAAGACGTACGTCTTTGAGATCGTCGGTCCGAGGAACAGGCACGTCGTAGCGCACCCGGACGATGAGCTCATCATGATCGGCGTCATAGACACGCAGACTGGCGCAGAATCTGACCCAAGCATCACGGCGAAGCGCTTGGGTTTCAAGCACGCGTCGTGCAACGAGACGCCAGACGCTGAAGCGCTGCTGTCGATGATGGCGAACGTTCCCGCGTGTGAGACCGAGGGGTTCGTGTTGGTCGACGCCAGCTATAACCGCGTCAAGGTCAAGAATCCCGGGTTCTTCGTCGCGAGCTCGGCGCAGCAGCTTCTTGATCGGTCGCCCCGCACGGCGCTCACGGCCGCGCTAAGCGAGTCGTCAGATGACATACTGGCGAGCCCGATGCTGACGCCGAGGATCAGGGACGCGGTCAGTGACCTACGATCTCGCGTGCTTCGATGGTGTCAGGCGTCAGACGACGCGCTCCGCCCGTGCATGAGCATGCCTGATAGGCGAGAGATAGCGCGATTCATCGCGAATATCAAGTGTGAGCTTCTCCGCAGCGGAGCGTTCTACATCATCGATCACAAGCTGACCGTGGCTGCCTGGGTGAGGCAGAGGATCACCGCACCGTGTGTGAGCAAGCGCTTCATGAACCTATTGTTGAAGGTCGCTGGTGGATACCATATCTGAGCAGGTGAATGGCTTCCCGCCGCATCTCGTGTGGGCCGTGAGTCGCGTGGAGACGACGTCCGACAAGCTAAACGCTCACCTTGTCGCTGTGATAGTGAAGGGTGGTAACGTCATCACGTGGTCAAGAAACATACCGAAGATGAACGTGTACACGATGCAGAACGCACCCAAGCACGCTGGGTGTGTGAGCATCCATGCCGAGGTCAACGCGATATTTCGAGCCCGTAGGAAGACTGACCTCAGGGGTTGCAAGATGTTCGTCGCTAGGGTCACGAAGGACAACCATCTGAAGTCAGAGCGCGGGCGCGTCGGGCTGGCAAAGCCGTGCGCGGCGTGCATGCGTGCCATCGCTTCTTATGGAATAAAGCGAGTCATCTATACGATAGAGCCTAACGCGTTCGGCACGCTGAACGTCACCGATTTCGCGCCAAACCGTCGAAGTAAGGGAGCGAAGAAGTTGCCTCATAGCTGAGGTTGGATGACTGCGTCAGCTCTGGGCTCCTGATCCTACCACTGAGAGGATCGATAAACGTGACTCTCACTGGTGCTTCGCCAATAGAGCCGTCAATATCAGAAGCAAACTTCGTGTTCACGCGCTGCTCGAGCATGTCTCTGAGCTGCCCAAACCTGTCCCTGCGCCACACCGCTCGTGACGTGAAACGCAACCCAGACGCCAGGCCGTATTTCCATCCGCGTATGATCGGCTTCGCTCCAAACCCATACTGCTTTGAGCTTGGTGGGTCATAGCTGAATCCTGCGTAATCAGGAGCGCACGTGCTTCCCATCGGTGCAGACGATCCGGTGATCACGATGTTATTGACAGCCCCGATCCCGTAGAGCGTCTTTATCAGGTCAGACCTCGTCTGAAACGTGTTCGTGACAGGAGCTGTGATCACCTTTGGTGGGTTGTTGCCGATCGCGTCAAGAGCATAGAGATAGTAGAGGTTCGGATCGACTGGGACACCGGCCGTCGATCGCTCGTTCTTATACTGCATCCGGATGACGATCAGGTTATCGGCGACACCATCATTCGTCAGCGACTGGATGTCGCCAAGCGCTCCGTTGATCAGTTTCAGATCGCAGTTGAAATACTTTGTTATGTCAGTCCTGCGCTGCAGCGAGGCGTACCTTGGCTCGAATGGATACGCCCTTGACCATGCATTGTCAGCGTAAGGAGCTATCGATGCTGTGTGCTGCGTCGGTATGTCATAGAATATGACAGCCGTCGGCCTATTCACGATATAGAACCCGCTAGGCTGATAGAACACCGCTCCGCTATTCAGCCTGGTGATCTGATCTATCGGAGGTAGCATCGAATCATAGTAGCGCTCACCCTCACACGTCGCGTAACTGATGCCATTGAAACCAGCGAGCCAGCTTGATTTTGTGAGTGCCACTGAGTACAGCGACGTGTCAAACTGCTGAGACGCTGATGCGTTCGCTATGCTAAACACCCTGCCGCGCTCTGCGCCAAGCGTCACCGATCCAGCTGACCTGTTGACGTATGAGCCCGTGACATAGCCGTCGTAGATGGTGCCAAACAGTTCCTGCCGTCCAAAAAAGTCGAGCTGGTCGATGACTGGCTCTGCACCTATGATCTCTTCCATAGATTCAGCGTCATGCACCTCTGACAGCTTTCCGCTGACGAGGTACCTGCCAATCAATCTGAGCTTTATATCTCCCTCGGCAAAACCAAACACAGGTTTTGTCTCAGCGTCCATATCAGCCGTTATGTTCACAGCTAGGCTACCCGTGATCGCGGCTCTTGATCTCGCCACCTGTATCCTCAGACCGTCACCAGGAAGAAGGACGTACGGTGATGGAGTTGACGCCACGTTGTTTGCGCATCCAACGTATGTGACTGTCGCGTAACTTGCTAGAGATGATGAAAGCGCGGCGATCGCGGATCCTGTGAGAACGAAGCTGTTTTTGATAGCTGTGTCAATTGCTGACTCACGCATCAGCACAGATCGGGCCGAGATCGACGCACCATCATGTGATCTTCCAAATGGCGTGAGATGCACTGGGATCGCGTTTAACCAACCGAATGATTGCGTCAGCTGCGACAATGAATCATTGACAGGCAGCGTCTGTAGGAACGTCGTCGTGGTCGTTGACCCTGTCAGCGCCATGAACGATCCGACCGCGGACGCCGCAGGCATGAAAAGCTTCACACTGCCAGTGAACGGGCCAGACGTAGCGTTGATGACACCCGCGGGCGTGCCACCGCATGTCCTAAACCCAAGTGGCGCCACTAACGCTTTTGTTGGCAGCAGTGATGTGACTGACGCGCCGATCGTTGTTGCGTCCGATATGTGAGTTATCGAACCAGTCGCTAGGACGTCTCTGAACCTCCTTAACGTCGAGCCGCGATCGACCAGCACCGCGACAGTGAGCCCAGGTCCACCCAGGTTCCATCCTGAGAATGACGCAGAAGGGGTGTTGACCTTGACTGTCGTCATGTCCTGAAACCACGCGTTGTTCGCTTTAACGGGTAACTCTATCTCAACCGCCTCTACGACGAACGGCCTCCGGAGAGCTGGACGAAACGGTTCATACTTCGTCAGACCGTTGAACGTCAGATAACTGTCTGACAGCGTGATTGACTCGCTATAATACGCTGACAGCATATCAGCTTGCGACGCTCCGTTTGAGGAATACAGACCAGGTGAGAGCGTAGACTGCGATTGTGAGCTGATCTGGTAGGCACCAGATGCCATGAAATGACCGACTGCGTTAAAACCGTTACCATCTTCCGCCGCGCGTTGCGCCTCATCAGGCGGTAATCGAGCGCGATCGACGCCGACAAGAACGAAGCAACCTGTGCTAGCGTCAAATATCATCCCAGAAGACGCGCCTGGGATGAATTTTGACTGCCTTCTGATCCTGATCGAATAATCAAGCGAGTGTCGAGAGCCTAATCTTGTCGTGCTATTTGGATCGTTGACATTAACTGATGAAGCTGACGCAAGCGTCAGCTGTGGATCGTCAATGATGTTATCACAAAACGGAGCGATAGGCGCAGTTGGGCGCGCGAAAAACCCTATGTCGCTAAGCGATCTGCTTCTTATGCAGTGTGCTTGTATCCTGAACAGATCGCTGCGATCAGCACCATCACCATCAAAATCAAGGTATGAACTCGCTACTGGCGCGTCAAGCATCCCGACCGTGGCAGGAACCGATCGCCTGTCAGAGTATAGCGGCGAGAACGCTTGGTCTGATATGTGTTTGACGACCTTTCGTGGAAGGACCTGTCGCAGCGCTTGACTAGGTCGAAATGAATACGTAGCCGATCTTATCGCGCCAGGCCATCCTGCGTGTCCGGAGTTTGATACGCAATAAGGAGCTCCCCTGTCAGCGTATGAGCTCGTGTATGTAAACCCGCCAAGCTCATACGCTGACCTGTCAGTGACGATAGGAGACATGTCGCGGAACCTGAGCGTGCCGCTCGGAAAGAATGCACCAACTACAGCGGAACCCGTCTGCGGCAGCGCGCCGCTCGGCTGCGTCTGAGCGGGAGTCAAATACCTGAACTCTATCAGACCGTTCTCATATAGCGCGGCCTCATATCGCATGACGCGTGATGATTCTGACTGAGACTCCTGCGTGCACCACCGAATCACAGAGCATTTTCCTCTGTCAGAATTAAACACGCTTGTATATGTCACGCCACCGTCTATGTCTAGACGGCCAGGAGGTACTACGTCTTCTGGCCTGATGGCGCCATACTTGAGCAGGCGAAACGTTGTCGCGCTAAACGATCTCGTCAGCTGATAAACATCAGAGGCAACGGTTCTCTGCGACGGGTCCCACCATGGACACAGCAGAAGGCTAGAGCTGAGAAAGGTGCTGCGTATCGATGCGTTATTAGACAGGCTCGAACACACTGCATCGAACGCGGACGTTGCTGTCACCGTTGTCGGGGCCGCGGGATCGATCAATACGATAGCTCCACCGTGTGACACAGCGGCGCGAGTGTATTTTATGCCGTTCTCACCACTGAATTCTATGCCCAGGCCGATCAACACAGAGGCGCTAAGAGAGCTGCCAGTCACAAACCCGCCGATGATCGTCGTCATCATGCTACGTGGCACAGGTAGCAAACCGGCTCTCACCGACAGCTCGTCTCTGTCTAACAGATAATTTTCATAGACTTGTGAAGCCAAACGTTCACCTATATGTCATCTCACCGAACGCTACTGAATCGGTCCCTTGAGGTGAGCTGTATTGAAACCCTGCGCAGGCACTACGCTGCCATGACTGCACATACGTATCACTTCTTATAGAATTCTTTTTGATGATCGTCACGACTGATACGTCTATCGACACAGGCGCCTCAGACGGCCAGAATTCCTTATTAAAGAGAGCGTACGAGACATCATCTGAATCAAAGTATGAACTCGTCTCACTCTTGTTTACGCTCTTTTTGACAGTCGTGTCGCGATCGTCACCATCATAAAACGCAACGCTCGCGTTTTTAGCTCCGAATTCATCCACCGTTTTCACAGCGTCTGAGTCAAGATCGTGCGTTTCATTGCCATCGGAAAGCGTGCCGCGAAAACCACGATACTGACGCTCAACGATTTCAATAGTTGAAGTTGAGTGCCTGGTGCCTGTGACATCAATGCACCCATCGATAGCGTGCCTCGTCATTACACCGTCTGTCACGCTAAACGGAGTCTGCCATCCAGACAACCTCACGTATGAGACCGGATCGACGCGCCCAGCATCGGCCCATGGTGTGAAGACAACGTTGTTATCACTGTTGCCCTGTCCGAACGCTTGTGCAGAGACAGCGTGGCCACGCTCACCAGACAGGATCTTTACATTACCAGCAACGTAATGTGATTGCGTACGTATCTCCACTCCCTGTCGTCGCGGATCACTGTCTGCCGTATCACTTGCTTTAAGCAATGACTCATTCTTTAAAAGAAGTGAGTCATCAAATGTGACTGGTTTGTCGTCCTGCGTAAAAAAGTTTTGTGTTTTCATCTTGAAACACTTCCAACGATCTGCTGAAGATATAGTGAATCTCGCGTGATATCCGCTGGCGCGATGCTTAGAAAGCGATCTGAACCGCGATATTCGACCTTACCACGCTCAAAAGCATGAGGCTCCATCACAAACGTCGCTCCACCGAAAACAGCGTGGCGTGGTATAAGCTGACGAGCTAGCGAACCGACAAGACTCTCTAACCACCTGTACGTTATCGTGTATGATCTGAAGTCTAGCTTTGCGCTTAACCTTGTAAAAAATGCATCACTTAAGGCGTCAAGCTTCGGGTAATCTGGAGACATCTGCTCCGGAACGCCTCCAATAGCATCAGCTAGCGCCTGTGGGCTCGATAGCATATCGAGCATCGCCTGACTGAGTGCCTCAACAAGTGATAGCTCGATCGAGAATCGAGTGTCTCGAGGCAGTCCGGTGCGTGTTCGTGATGCGCTAGACGCGATCGTGATCTTTTGTGTAGATACAGATTCATCATATGACGTGCTGACGCGCTCACGGTCGGTCACGATCGCTCTGCCCGCGTCCGATCCAGACGTCAAACCCGTCACATATACGTGGCGTCCGCTAACAGAAGCATCAAGCAGTTGCAGCGATCCAGACGAGTCAGCGATCCTCTCACTCTGATTCATCATTGACGCGACGTCTAACCTCAGCCTTTCATACGACCCAGTCGCCGCCGTTGGAGCTCCGCTATTTGTCGCTGGAACGGTAGATGCGAACGAGGTGAAGTTGGTCGCTCTGGCGATCGTCTCAGACATCTCTGACGCTTTTGACCAAAACTGGATATGACCTACGTAAAATGATGCGCTGGTGACGATCGCCTCGCGTGGTCCAGCGTTAACAAACGCAGGTAACACAGGTAGTGGTGAGTTTCCGATCTCGATAAACGCGCCGCTTGCGTTATATGATGATGTGACAACGCGGTACGCTGACACCTGATCGTCTAAGAAGAATGACTGTGTCGTCATGCGTGACTCGCCAGCGATCACTCGAAGCGAGTACGATGATGAGACATGTGATGCTGTCGCGCGATCTGGACGAACGTATGAGACTTCGACTCGTTTCGTAGCACCGTCAAATAATGACACACCAGAGATTGAAACGCTTCCGATCGCTGACGCGCTGGTTATGTTTGATGATGCATACAGCGTCACAGCACCACTATGATCAGTTGATACGTCTCTTGTCGCTATAACGTTCACAAGGCACGCCCGACCGTCAGAGCCGGTAGTCATCAGCCGAAAGAGACTCTGGCTGAGCAGCAGAGAACCAGAAGGCCAGCACACAGTGGCGCCAGCCGTCCAAGAACCGGACGTATACAACCCATCAGATGGTGATGATGAGATACCGTGTGGTGGGAACGCTGATTTCTTGATCATCGATCCCTGAGGATCTGGCCACCCAGTCTCTACGCGAGAACCGCTAAGTGGCAGTGATCTCAAGACGACAGAGTCCTGAACGGCGATCATGCCAGCAACTGCTGAGTCAGTCGTATATGATGATTCAAGCTCACCGGATCCATATGACGATCGCTCTTTCAGTCTGACTGACGCTCCTGGGTTCACGCCTAGCGTTCGCAGCAAAGCCTCAACGCTGTGTATCGTACCTTTTGACGCGATGATATCTGGAGCGTTTGATAGAAACCTGCGAAGGAGCGTGTTTCTGACGTCTCTAGCAGGCGTCTGCGCTGTTGAACTGATGTCATCTCCGCTGACATACTGTGATAGAGTCGCGTCTGAGAACAGCGCTGGTATTGAATCAAAACCACGCTTCGAGATAGCGTCAGAGATGAACGAATCCGGCACGGTGTCAGGTTCATCATAAAACGCATCATTCACACTAGAAAACTGGTCGACGCCGATCTTCAGTTCGTCAAAGAACCTGCCCATAGTGTACATGAGCGAGACCATCAGCTGCGTCGAGCCAAGAACGCTGGAGCCTGGGACGCTGCCTCCCGAGTAATCGAAGTGAAGCGAGCCAGCATCAGAAGCGCCATCGTACGCCCTAGCCTCTTCAAGAAAGTGCCTTGGTATCAGACGCAGGATGTTGTTTGGGTTCTGAGAGTCGTATAGCGATGCGCTCGAGAGCAACGCCTCTCTGAATGAAACCGAATCTGGATATTCCGGGAACAGGACGGGTGATGACGCTATGCGTTCACCAACAATGGTGCCGCTATCCTGCGACGATGTCGCTCTGCAGCTTGATAGGAAGTTTACGACGGTTCCATGCAGCGCGTTTCCAGAGCTGTCAAGAAGTATCGAATCGATGCTAGACGACGTGGACCCGCTGATGAGTGGCGGTGGTGGCTCATTGAACCTGTAATACAGGACAAGACCGTCTTGAGCAAAGATGTTGCGAGTCATGTCAGCTCTCACGGAGCTTGCGTCTCTCGCGTATCTCCACAGTCTAAACTCATCGATCGAACCAGTTAGCGTTCGCGATGGTGTGATCTGACCGTAGGTCGCGGCTGCAAACGCCGAGCCAGATCCTATCAGTAACTGACCTGTTGTGTCAAGAGACGATAGTAGCGATCCGCTAGAGACCGCTGCGAGCGTACCATTCGTGATGATACGCAACCGAGTCAGCGTGTCAGTCGTGTCATATACGCAACAGACGCTTGAGAACGTTCCGAGAGAGATCTGACACGCAGTGCTCATGTTCGCGTTCTGAGTCGTGACAGCGAACCCAACTGAGCATGATGCAGGGCTGGCTGCGCCGCTGATAAACACAGTCCACCTGCACGAGGATCCCGATGACGTAGCGACTATCTGATTCGCCTGCGACGCTGGGTTCAATAGGAACTCTATGCTAAGCGATCCCGTAGACGGTGAAAGTTTCGGCGCACCTGTCTCGGCGTCACTAGCGTTACCGCCAAACTCCATCCCAGATGAATCCTGTACGACAGCGTATGATGATGACAGGTTTATGTGACCGACCCATGAAGGCATGCTTGATAGCATCCAACGCTCGAAGCCAGTCAGCTTTGATACGAACGTTTTGACCTGTTCTCTTGTGCCATCATATGGATACCCGTTGATAGCCTTATCAAATGCGACGTTGACGTTAGCCGTGGCTGACCCGAAAAAGACGTGATTCTTAAAATCAGACCAGTCGACGCGAAACTGCTGCGTCGAGCTGACGCCTGACGAGTCAGCGTCATAATAAAACGTCTCACTCGCGTGATTCGGATCGACGTATGCCGCTCGAGACCTGTCTTGATTCCGTGAATTGATCATGCGTCAACCGCGAAAGGCGCAGACGGATCGCCTATTGGTGTGATGTTGTCGCCGTCAACGACGTATGACTGCAGCCTGTAACTGCCTCCTGGCGCCATGCATGACGCGTGGATCTCCCACTCGTGACCGGTGGATGTTAGTGACGTAAGCGTCGAGAGCGTTGACGCCTGTGGACGCACCACGACGCGACTCGTCAGCGCATCTATGACACCCACATGCAAGTTCGATACAGGCGTGTTTGGAGCCTTTATGGGTCTCTTAACGAACGAGGCTGACACTTTGACAGGATCAAACGTCGTAAGCTTCACGCTGATCAGATCACAATCGCGATATCTCGATCGCAAGTTCAAGAACGACACTGACAGCCTGCCAATCGACAGAGACTCACCATCATCAGCCGTTTTGAACGTGACTGTCTCAGTGTCTCTAAGCGTCCTACCTCCAAGTGATGACCACCGAAGTGACGTGATGAACGAGCCAGATGATACAAGGTGCGCCGCGATGATAGGATCGTCTGATGACAAAGTCACAGTAGCGCCATATGTCCCGACCACACGACCAGAGGCACCAGACACCTGAGACGCAGCGTATGATGATGACCATGACCCGCTGTATAGCGTTAGCAGCATGCATGATGACCCAGATATCACGACTGAACCAGATGACACATTCGTTAAAGTTCCGCCGTGATAAAACGCTGTTGATAATGTAACTGGTGCGTCTGTGATCGCGAGCAGCGTATCGTCTGTTGTCGCCGAGTTCCATTCGATCCTAACGTGCGGTCGCTTTGACGCATCATACGCGTGCCTTGATGAGAATCTCTTTACAAAATAGCTGAGGTTATCAGCCTCCTCAGCGTCTGACAGAGACACTCGAAACGACAGCTCTGGTAATGTTCCGACTAAGACTCCTCGAACTGCTCGAGTGATGTCGACACATAGGTCGCTAGTGCCGTCACGTAGCGTCTGGTTGAACACGAGTGAACCATCGACTGACCCTGTGTAGTAGTCACAGCTCGCTGGTGCGAAGCCCATCAGACCGCATCCCGTAACGTGCCACGCCATGCCAGCTGATGATGACAGCCAGTTCGCTGCATCATTGTCGCTGAGGAAGACTATGTCCCTACCATATCCTTCCGTGAATGATCGCGACAGCGGCGCGACGCTTATCACGAGGTTATCCGGTGAAGGCTGCCCACCGTAGGCGTCACGCATGACTAGCGTAGCCTTGAACGATTCATGATTCACATCGATCTTGCCCGCGGCCGAGGCCGTCAAGAGCCATGATGCATCAAATGACGTCAGCAATCGCGTCAGCTCTACGTTCGGCTGACTGGAACCTGACACGATCGTGCGCGACTGCCCATACAGCTTGTATAAGTCTAGCGAGCCGGCCTGTCCCGTGTTTCCTGTCATCACGGTCGCACCATCGATCACTCTCGTTGAGATGTATGCGTCAGCTGAGCATGTTATGTGCCTGATCACGTTATGTTGCCCTTCCGATCACGTCAACGTCTGGGTATCGTAGTTCAAAAATCCCACCAAGAGGTGGGATCAGCACGCCTTTTCTTGTCTGAGCGATGACGTCAAATAGCTGTCCGGGATACGTTCGGCCGCTAACGTCACCTGACACAGACGCTAGTGATAACGACGACACGGCTGCGACACCTGTGACGCTAAAAAGCGTGCTCTTTAACGCGTCGATCGAGATTGTCTGATTTATGTTGCTTGCATCACTTGACATCGCCTCAGCTAACGCCGCGGCGGCTCTGTTCACGATCACTGACTTGTTCAGACCCGCTGACACCGTGATCTCGAACCGGACTCGCAGGTTGATGATGATAGCATCACGTATCTCGATCGCGTCAGCTATGAGGCGATGAGGGTTCAACCACTTCACCATGTTTTGCTTGAGCGAATCTGGTGACTGACATAGCAGCGCGTCGCTGTCTCTTGACACCACAAACAGCTGGGATGCGCCTGGGTTCAGTGAATCATCACCGACCCCGACACGAAAGACGCGACCGAATTGAGATGGCATCGAGTATACCCTGGCGATCAGGTCCTCCTTCGTCACGATCCTGTCCTGAGATGCGCGAGCGGCTGATATCACGGCTCGCATCATCTCAATCGTCAGTGGATCTTCACCGCCGCCTGCAGCGGAATCATTGCTCGTGACGAGCGTCGATTTGACAGCCGCCGTGAGCGCAGGAGATGATGATGATGGAAAGATCAGCCTCGCTGTCTTGACGCTTGATATCTTGCCGGCGATCGCGTTATGTGACAGGCCACCTCCACAACGGTACGAGACTGTCAGCGTAACGTTTGTCGCTGCTATCCCTAGTGTCTTTGTCTGGAGGAGCTTCTCTGGCGTCACAGAGACGCGATCGAACACTCGCTTGCCACGAAATGGTAAAGCAAACGTTGACGGATCTGGCGTTGCATCAGAATCGAGCGTAAGCGCCGATCCACCGCCAAACACAAGCGTCGTGAGGCGCGTCGCTGGATCATACTGACTCACAAACCTGTAAGGCGCTGGCGTTGGGATGATCGTCGCTGGAACGTCATCAGACGCATTATCTCTTGACAGATACACGGTGTCGTGAGTGAGAGAGCCGACCTCGTAATACGTGTTTCCCGCGCTGTCTACGACTGATGTGATCTGCGTGATATCCTGTCGAGATAGCGTGACCTGCCTGAACGGAACAAACGTCGCTCCGACAGAGAACGGTTCATCAACCTCTCTACCTGACGAACACACGCCAGTCTGGCTCACAACGAATGATTTTGGTGAGCCGTCAGCTGTTCTGTCAGCTATTTTTGTCAGAGACGTAAGCGATCCATCACTACCAGTCACAGACAGATCGACGTCTTCTAAAAGAGTGAAATCAGTCGTTCCATCTGAGATCACAGCGCCAGCTTTGATGACAGGAAGCAACGTGTAGTCTGGTTGGTATGCGCCTTCCGCTCTTATCGCTGGCACCTTGACGAAAAATCGCTGATCGTTCACGTATGATGGCGACGCGCCAGAGAGTTTCACACCAGCCGCTCGCGCCAGGCGCTGTAGATTTTTTGTTTCTACGGCAGTCTGTGGATCTAGCTCACCAAACTGATGATCGAGATAAAACGACAGCGAATCACCAACCATCGCGCAGGTGTCTATCATCAAGCCCCCAAGGCCTGATTCGCTCAGATCTTTTATCTTTTTGCCGAAAAACGTGCGAGCGTGCTCAAAGGCCTCTGCTCTATAAGCGTCAAAGTCTTTTGACGTGTATCTTCTTGGGACGACTTGCTGTAGCGAGTTCACACTCTTAAGTAGTGAGTCACGTCATGTCACGCGAAGCTCGATCTGCAGTTTGCGATCGGTAACTCCGATCGCGAGCACGTTATACGAGATTGATAGAAACACAGCTCCGGCTCTGAACTCAGATGAATACGTGTCAAGGTCTATGAACGGCATCCATTTCGCCACCGCTGCCTTTATTCTTTGCACGACCTCTGCATCAAACGCCTCTGCGTCAGCATACTCTGACGCAAGAGGAAGCAAGTTTGCGCCGTAATCAGTCAACGCTAGCCTCTCACCTCTATTGGTGAGCAGCAGATTTCGCAGGTTATCGTGTATGTTATCTGCGATAGAATAATTCATCGCAAATGCATCAACGCCAGAAGAAGATAGCCGCAGCGGCGTTATTGGGCCGATCGGCGTCCTGACAGCCGCTAGCTGCTCTGACAGCAGATCGTCAACTGTCTTGCCAACGCTCTTAAACGAGATCGTCATCCGTTCTTCACTTTCTGAGACGCGAACGGACCAGCTGCGTTAGAAACTGAGCGCAGATTTGTGATAAATGTCTGCGCTGCGATCGCGAACGCCTCGGCACCATTTAGCTTTTGCGCGGCAGGTGATCCAGACGTGCCAGCGCTAAGGGCTTTAGTTAACGCGTCTATCATATCAGCGAGCGAGGAACAGAACGTATCAAACGCTGGAGCTGGGTGTTTGTCACCACCGACAGAGATTTTATCTGCATCAAACGCGATCGAATCTGACGCCTTTACGCTAAGGCGCCTTGATGACATGGATGCGTCTCTACCTGATTTTAGTGCGATGTCTCGAGCTATCAACACGCTAGCGTCTCCTGACTCTCCGCTCACGCAGATGTCAGAAAACGTATCATCGCGCTCGTCATCGGCCAGTGTCCCATCATCGCGTTTTTTTGAGCCGATCACAGATATCCGCGCGCTGCGACGCGAGAAGATACGCAGATCATCAGCCTTCAACGCGATGACAGCCGCGACACCAGTACCAAGCTTCACAGCTGGCTCGCCTAGATTCACCAATCTATCGATTGACGAGCGCGATGATACGTGAATATACGCACCATCACTGACGAAATCAGGATCTCCCTCAGAGGCGCTAAGTGACGATCTGTCCTTGGCGTTCTCAAACAGGCCGAGCGAGTTCTGAACGGATTTTATCTTTTTATCATCGCGGGCCCGACCGACAGAAAGGTGTATCGCGGCGCTTGCAGGCTGATCCTCATCAAAACGAGACGGAACGTCGCCAGCCTTATAGGCTGCGCCTGAGCGCTCAGAGCCTATGACAACGAGCGCGCCACGCGCTCCTTCAAGCGCTAAATCATCAACCCTACGAAAATACCTCGGTGTAGGCTCGATCACTCGAAGCCCGCCAGCTAGTGAACCAGTCACAAGCGATTCATACGCTGTTTCATCTCCAAGCAACGTTGACGTCTCTCCGATAGAAATACCATCACGATCAAGTACGCTGTTGCTGAAGTCATAGCGTGGTACCTTATCAAGGTCTCTTATATCTTGCGCGAATGACGTATCGTGCTCTCTCGGATGATGCATGATGTTCGGGTCATCAACGTGATCGACCGATGGCACTCTTGACAACCAGTATCCGACAGATCCGATATCCTCAACGTCATCGAGCATGGCAAAAACATGCTCACCCGGGCGGATCGGCATTCGTACGTGACTCAGCATCGGAAGCAACAGTATCGGTGGTGATGACTCGGGCTCAACGTTGCTCCTAAGTGAGATCGCTATGACAGAGTCTCGTGGAACTGATCTTAGCAGGCTCGCCTGACGAAGACCCAACTCGTGTTCCATCTTGGCGATAAACGCTTCACTCAGCAATTTTGGATCGGTGATGACATCAAGCACGATCATTCGCCGGAGCTGAGATCTTTGCAGCTGATCTGGTCTGTATCGACTGGTCGTCGAGAGCAGATGCTCTGATGTCCCCTCAGCGATGTGCTTATCAAGCGAATTTAACGAGCTGATCATTTTCTACCACCATTTATCTGCTGGTATAGATCATCCTCATCAGGCTCGTCCTTATTCTGTTCCGCTGACTCTATCAGATCCGCAAGCTTGAGAAGCTGGTCATTCGCTTTGCTCATCCTCTCAATGAATCCAGCTATCGTCTTACCATGGATCGCGTGTTCTGTTGACTTACCGATGACTATCGCTTTGAGGTCTATGTATTGTTCGAGCGCGCGCTGCCTGTCCTCTATCGCGTTTGTATAGATCAGCATCCACAGTTTTCTTTTTCTCTCGTCCATCGATGAGATAGACTCGAGAAGGTCTCTAAAATCTTTCTGTGAAAGGAGTTCTTCAGACATCAGCTTTTCTCAGAGCCTTGTATCTCTCTCTCAGCCTGCTGATGCCTGAAGAGAAATCCCTGCCTTGACCTGTCAACCCTTTAAGGGCAGCCATTATATGCGTACGTTTTGCGTCAGCTACGATCTCTGGATCGTCACATATCTGGAGGATCGCGTAAAAGCACTTGTGTTCTGCGTCAGAAAAATCATGACACTGTTCTTGTAATGAACGCAAGATCTTTCGTAGATCTGGTGTATCAGAAACATCATCCGGTGATGGAGTCAGTCGCTGATTTAGCATGTTTTTGACTGCATCGCGAGAAGGATCTGTATCAATCGACACGACTTTTTTTGATCGCGCCGCGCGCGTTCGCGAACTGACAGTGAGCCAGTTTTTAGCGACGACGTTAAAATATGAGAATGCCGCTGATCCTCGAGCGTTATCAAACTTACCCAGCGTCTCATATAAAAACGTGACGCAGTCATGTTTAAGCTCGTCACGACTCTTAAAAAGACCCTCGTAATGATTGATGCGAATCAGGTTGTCGGCTAACGCGACAAACGCTGGCTGTATCCTGCTCGTATAGAGTTCTTTTTTCTTTGCGATGTCTGGCTCGCTTTGAAACTCTACGATTGCAGCCTGAGTATCAGCTGTGAAATAATAGCGATTCTCAGGTGGCGAAGAGTCAGACTTGGGCTTCCTCTTCGCTCTTTTCTTGATCATTTTCATCTGGTTCAGTCTCAATTGTGATCTTATCGAAGATCACGTTAAGTGTATCATTCGCGGCGGCGATGTGTTTGACAAACGCCATCACAGTGATATCGTTTGATAGTATCTCTCGCTGTGATAGTTTTTTTATCGCCGCATAGTGTTGTCTGAGGCGAGAAACATTCGCATCTATGTTAGTAACAAACATCCAATAGCGACGCCACGTTATTGTGAAACACGTGGCTAACATCACGTTCGCGATCAGCGATAGTATGAAAAGGAGCGTCATCATAGTATGTCACGCGTCGCAGCATCCCACGCTCGCTCTATTGCGTCCTGAGAGTGCGTCTGCGTAATGCTGCGCTGCAGCTCGATCGCCCACTCTTTTGGAACGCGATAGCTGTCTCGCGTCTTAAGCAGGCGTTGACCATAACTGGCTTTGTCAGCCTCTGCCCACTTGGCGCCTGGCACGAAAATGGTGTTGTCGACGCGCGACTTTGGGATCTCGACTAACGTCTTAGAAACTCGAGTCCAGCGACTTCCGAGATATTCTGTATGAGCAGACCAGTCAGTCGCGATGACAGGGAGCGCTGACGCAGCAGCTTCAAGCAGTGGTAGGCCAAACCCTTCACCACGCGTGAGCGACACCAAGCACTTGATGCTCTTGCTCTGATACAGTGAGGTCATCTCTGTGTCTGAGATATTACCGTGCAGGATGTGCACTGGTGGGCCTGTTGGACACGTCTCAGAGATGAATTTTGTGAACGTGTTTTTTATGACGGTGAAATCGATCGCTGTGTTTCTTCCACAGTTTGTCTTTAAGACTATGGCTGCGTTTTTGTCAGCTGATAAAAACTCTCTAGTCCACTTAATCGTATTAAAGATGTTCTTTCTATCAGCCTCTGGCGCTCCGTGTGTCAGCTGACCCACGATCAGCACGCCGAAAGCGTCATCGCTGAGTCCTAGCTTTATCGGAGTTTGCTTGCCAACGCTCACTTTCGTAAATGACTCTGGAACGACCCTGATCAGCGATTCGTTTGCACTCGCCGCGATAAGCGATTTAGCTGCGTGAGCTGATGGCACAATGACGCGCGCGACAGAGTTACACGCCTCACCCCATGAGCGGTGCGCTCTGTCAGTTTCGACGCCGGCTGTCACTCCAACAACGACATCTGATAGATTTCTATCCCACTCTGTAGGCAGTTGTAGCTGAAAGCTAACGTCGTATTTTGTAGGAGTTGTCTCAATAAGATCACGAAGGGTGTCTATGTCATCATCAGGTCCAGAGAGATACCACGGGGTCATCCCCCATGACATGGGTTGGATCCTCAATGATTCTTTACCAAAACGTCGTAAGAGCCATTTAGCAAGCTGGCGGGCGTGAACGCCATATCCTGACTGCGTGAAGACGGGAGCTCTTAGAAGGATTTTTTTCATCTGATGACCGCGATTCTTGGAGACGGTGACCATGAGTTAGCTAGCTTGACGAGCGACTCATCCCATGACGTAATCAAGCGCTTCATTGAGAATTCAGTTTTTGCGTATCTCCGCGCTCGTGCGCCGACCTCTTTGCGTCTCACAGGCCCCCAGCTCTCAACTTGACATAGAGCGTCAGCAAACCTCTCTGTCTTGACCAAATCCTCATAAATGTACGGGACAAGCTGTCCACCGACTAGCGATCTGACGTCAGGCTCTAAGCCAACACCTGTCGGTTCACCGTCAGCGTCTTTTAGCTGGTGCGTCAGACCACCTGTCATTGGGGCGATGATCGGCTTGCCACAATACATCGCTTCTAGAGTTGGGACGCCAAATCCCTCGTTCATACTCGTGTTTATGACGACATCTGACGCTGCGTATAAAGCTCGCATCTGTTCAAATCCGACTATCTCTGCAGAGAATTTTACAGAATTTTCGATGCCAAGCATTGACGCTGTCGCGATCAGGTTCGGACCCTCAGAGTCTGATGGGTTCGTATGCATGATCAGCGTAGCGCTCTTAGGAGCTCTGTCCTTCATAAAAAGCGCCCAGGCGGCCAACATATCATTCGGGCGTTTTCTACGAGCGTTTCTCGCGATCCACAGAGCAACAAAATGATCGTCTCGAGCGACGCCAAGCAGCTGTGATCTGAATCGCTTACGTAGATCATCTGATTCTGGAAAGAACAGCTCCTCTGGCACTGCGTGAGGGATGAAGTTTGTCTTATCTGGGAATCGAGCGCTAAGCATGTCGAAAGTGGGTTTGTTGATACAGTTTATCAGGTCAGTGTCCTGATAGAAAGGATCGTTAAACGCTGGATATGGTTCGCAGTCCCATAGATGGTTATACGCTATCGGGCAGACTGATCGCACCTCATCTGACATCTCCCAGATCCATATGAAAAATCTCGGATCTGTAAAGAGCAACATGACGTCCGGTTTCTCAGCAGAGAGCGTCTGCCTCAGCAGGTTCTGATCACCGAACCCGTCAACTGGGCGTATAACGAGATCGTCGCTGACGCGCATGACATCATATCGCTCATGCTTGACAGCTCCACCAAAACACCTGAACGTGTAGCGTCCCGTCTTCACAAGACCGTCGATCAGCCACCTCGCCTGAGTCCCAACTCCAGTTGGAGACATTGGGTGATCGCTCAAAAACAGTACTTTTATTTTACGCAAGTGCTCTCTCTGTCGTGGAATTGGTGATGCAAGAAGATAACTAACGCTCTTAGACGCGAATATGCAAGAATCTTATGATGGCTATGACATCATGGGCAGCGAGGAGTCTTGCTGAATTCGCACCACTTGCAGGCGTCGCCTTTGTTTTTAATAGCGATACCCTTACGGATCGATGAGACAGCGTTGTCAACCATCTTGAGAGCTCTCTGCACCGTGACAGGTCCCGCTGACACCTTCACTAGCTCACATTTCATTCCAGGTTTTGCGCTGCGATTCAGTACGATAAACCCGCATCGAGCGTTGATCTCCGGAAACCCGTCTCTGTTCGCGAGGTGATGTCTATACAGGACAACCTGCGCTAGCGTGATCGGATCGCTCTTCTTGTCTCGAAACCACCCGCGGTTGGATGTTTTCCAGTCTATGACCCACAGCGTCACGCCTTTAGACGTCGGCACGGCTATGACACAGTCGATGAAACCTTTAAAGCTGACTCCAGGCTGGGTTTTTATCGGCTCGAATAGCCTCGCCTCGGCGTCAGCTAATGTCCAACTCGGGAACGTTTCATCTAAGAACGCCGGGATATCATCGAGCAGAGCGATCGCCTCTTTTGTCGCGTCTGAGACCTTCCATTTTTTGAACGACTCGACATCCTCGTGCTGTTTCCACCCATCCGTCAGTGATTTCTTAAGCTGCTCGACATCATACGCTCGCGTTCGCAAGATCGACTCACAGCATGCGTGAACAGCTGAGCCAAACACGAGGTACGGGCTCGGATCGTCAGTCACGATCTTGTCAACGTGTTTCAGCTTGTGCTTCCAGCTGCACCGAGCCCACTCTGATATCTCTGAGTAAGAGATATACGCTTTTCCTGTAGGAAGAACAAGCGGTGCGATCGTTTCAGTGATGGTGTCAGTCATGACAGGAGTAGCCTCGTTGATGTCTCGTGATCAAGCGTCTCAAGGTCATCGAGTCCGACTAACGTTTCATCAGAGACGGAGGTCGTGATCGCGACGGACATTGGTTGACACCCAAAGTCTAACACAACTATCGCCTCTATCGGGCATAGCCCAACGCTAACGATCGATGAAAAGCTTTGCTTTGCATCAGACGGACTGCTTGAGATGAACGCATATCTCGACTTCAAGTCTCGCAACTTGCAGTCTCCTCTACCAGCAGCGTGTCTCGTTGCTAGAGTGACATCTCTGTCTCTTGGTACGCATGGAACGCACGTCTTCTGTGACAGCACATACGTGAAATCATGCTCATTTCTTGACAGCCAGATCAGCGTCTCACCGTGAGTCAATGCTGCAGCTGCGATGTCAGATTCTGACGCATCGATGATGCTAGATCCAAATATGACACGTTTTCCCAATGATGTGTTTGCGTACATCGCGCCGTGTACTGTAGTAGGTCTCTGATTTAACACGACAGACGCCGCAAACTCTTGCTCTGGAGTTCTGCACATCATGACAATGCTGTCAGCTGACGCGATAACGGCGTTAGGTTCACCTACTCGCGTCATCACTCGCCTGACACCCTCTCGCGCGTCAGCTAGCGCGAGAACAGTCGCCTGTGCGACTGTTGTCATGACAAGTCGCTCAGCGACAGCTGTCGTCAACTCTGGATCTGCTGACGAGATCCTGAACAACTCAGACTCGTTACGTACGAGCGACGCGCTCGCGATCTTAACGTCAACCGAGAGCGCGACTGATGCATCTCCGTACCATGACTTTGGTGGTGTCACGTCAAGCAGCGTCGCTGTGCGATCGTTCACATATCGATCTTCCTCAGAATCATGCGCAAGCACGCTCTTGATGAGCGCGGCTGACGGCAACCATGGGATGAGCTGCCCTGGCGCGGCCTTCGCTCTGATCGAGAGTGTGTTGGCTGTCGCAACTCGCCACGGATGATTATTTTTTTTCATGTTTCAGACGACCGCTCTTCCTTTGAGGCTCATCCAGTCCTGCTCAGGCCTGACCTCGAGGTTCTTTTTCCACGCCGCGCGCATCACATGCGCGTTGACACCATGATCATGAGCCACGACCGCTAGCGCGTTTAGATCCTTTGGAAAGCAGGACCCTCCAAACCCGCGGTGCCCATCTGGGCCCGGGACCTTCCAGTGTGACGTCCCGAGACGCCTATCAAGCGTCGCGTATTCGATCACTTTGTCATAATCAATGTCTAACCCACTGCTATCAAGAGCTTCACATACCTGTGACAGCTCGTTGGCGAGCGCGACCTTCACAGCCAGCGATACGTTCGTGACATACTTGACCATCTCAGCCGTCGTCGACGACGTTTTGACGATCGGTACTTTTGGAAACGCTGTCTCGAACACGCCCTTGACTACGTTAATAAACGGTCTCGGACCTCCGAGGACGATCCTATCCTGGTTCTTGAAATCATCGATTGCGTTCGCCTCAGTCAGGAACTCAGGGTTAAACACGACACGTAGCGGCGTGTCAGCAAACATCTCATTCCAGCGTTGTGTGGAACCTGGTGGGCATGTCGATTTGATGACAGCGATCCTGTTTGTGAAACCGTCATTGCGATCAATCTTCGCGAGCTCACGCAACACGCTCTCAACGATCGAGAGATCAGCTCTACCTTCCGCCGTCATTGGCGTCGGGACAGCGATGAAATAGACGCCTGTGAAACGCTCCGGCGCCCCGACCTCGCAAACAGAGACAAGCTGACCAATGTTACCGATGTGTGGATTGTGTTTATCACCGCTCCAACGTTCACGAGGGCCACGAATCTCATACAGCGCAGTCCCATCATAGACGCCGTCAGCGAGCTTGCCACTCTTATCATATGCATATACGTCAAACGCGTGCTGCATCCCGATAGACAGCGACCCACCAACGAACCCCTGACCGATCACAGCTATGATCTTCTTCTTATTCACGTGCATTCTCCGGTTTGATAACAACCACTTGTTGGTCTACAAAATACACCGCGTCTATGTCAGTGTTCTTGAAGCATGTCAGAGCGTGACGTGGTGTCTCACATATCGGTTCACGGTCATTGAAGCTCGTGTTCAGTATCATCGGGACGCCAGAGACATCGCGCCAGCTGCGAACAAATTGATAGTACCAGCCATTGTCATCAGCCGTCAGCGTCTGCAGCCTCGCCGTGCCGTCTGAGTGAACGACCGCTGGCACCATCTTAACTTTGTCTTGTTTGAATCTCAGCACGAAACTCATATATGGTGAGTCACAGTCGACGGTGAACCACTCAGTGACGCATTCACGAAGCACTGATGGAGCGAAAGGCCTGTACGCCTGGCGGTGCTTGACGCGATCGTTAACGATCTGCTTCATGCTAGCTTGACGTGGATCCGCGAGGATGCTCCTGTGACCCAGCGCCCGACGGCCGCTCTCTGATCTTCCAGCAAACACGCCGACGATCTCTCCGTTCATCAGTCTTTTTATGACATCATCATCACCCGCCTGCTTGACGGCGAGTCCCAGCTCAGCGGCGAGCGACACGAGATTCTCTGTACACGCCTGAGAGCCATCAGTGTATTGACCACCGCGATACGGGACGTTCCACGAACGTGGTTTTTCCCATGGAACGCGATCAGCTACATGAATCATATGCTTAGCGGCGCCGATGCACAATCCAGCGTCATACGGGACAGCTGAAACATATATCGCGGCCTGTGGATATTTCTCAACTAGCTTTCCGATCATGACGGAATTCAGCGCCACACCACCAGCCAAACAGACGTTTCGCGACACCTGCACAGAGCGTTCAAACAGCTTAAAGACTAGATCCTCAGTCGCGGCTTGCAATCCAGCCGCGAGGTCATACATCTCCTGTGTTGAGGACGCTGCGAGCGCCTCAAGGTCACTGAAATATGGGTGCTTAGGAGAGCGAGGGTCCTTCGCTGACATGCCTTTAATGTGACCAGTCGGCGTCAGCTGCGCTTTGGCTCGATCACGTGTGAAAGCTAACGCGAACCTCTCTTTGTACTTGCGTGGATCGCCCATAGCTGCCATGGCCATCACTGAGCCCGCCTGATGACCCTGAGGCCATCCGCTTTCAAGCCTGAAAACATACCTCGTGGCTCTCGTCCAGACACCGCCGATGTTTAGCTCGTTCTCAGGTATCTTGAGAACTGGCGATAGCGAGTTTCCATCAGGCGATGACCAGATGCTAGTCGCGATTGTGTGTCCATCTGCATCATCATACCCGCCACCATCGATGATCAGCGCTGAGCAGGAATCAAACTTGCTATTGAAGCGCGCCTCACAGGCGTGGGCCTCGTGATGACCGATCACGTGCAACCGCTTGCTCGCTATCTCTGCGTATCTGTAGCTTTTCTTTACGGCGGCCGTCGACCAGCACGTCGCGTATGCGTCTATCTGCTTCAGATCCTCTGATCTTGATAGCCATTCTAGTGAGTCAGCGGCGATCTCCTTCTCACGAGCGTGTCTCTCTATCTCACAGTGCGTGATGAGTTGACCATCGTCACGCATCGTAGCGAAGGATGCATCATGTCCAGACCAGATTCCAGCGATCATCTATTCTCCAAAAAGTGTTTGAACATGTCTCGATATGCGATAAACGCATGAGGCGTCAGCAGCGCGAGACTTTTATCTCTAGCGACATCTATGTTAGCTTCAGCAAGCTCCAGTCGCTCGCTGACTGATTCAGGAGCGAGCAGCTGCTCCGCCATTCCAACAGGCGTTGATATGATTGGGACGCAACACGCAGCGCATTCTAGCAGCGCCTGTGGCCCACCCTCACACCTAGATGATACGGCGTAGAGGTCAAGCGCGCTGTATAACCAGCGCATTGATGATGACGGAGCCATCTCTACATACAACGTCTTGATTTTCTTTGAAAGAAGGCGACTCATGACGTACTGTCGCCTGTATCCAGAGAGGAGCACGATCAGGTGCGAGTTTCTGCTGTTCAGAACTTCAGCATAATCACAGAAAATATCTGGTCCCTTCTCACGCTTAGGTGTCGTATCGCAGGAGCCCTCGGTGTCTCTCTGGAACGACCCCAAGACGAAGTCAGAGTCCTTAATGCCTAGGCTTCTTCTAGCCATCTCGCGGTCACCGGGGGTGATCGGAAACCACATCTCGCTGTTGATCCAGTAGGGCACAACATAGATCGGTTTGCTGGTTATCTTCTGAAGCTCGTGCATCGTTCTTACGTTAGGAACGTGATACGCGGTCACAAACCTGTCATGATCAGCTACGTGCCTAGCTTGCTCTGGTTTTTCAGCAAAGAGGTGATGAACGGTTGAAAGGATCGGCTTGTTGTAATGAACGAGCTGATCGACGCACCACCCAGCTGGAGCCCAGATCATCTGGGCGTCATCTGGGCGCTCTACAATGATGTCTGCGTTAGAGACCTTAAACTCAGCAACGATCCTGTCGACTATCCATGCCTCACGAGGCGCATGCATCCATACTTTCATGATTTTCTCGCGATCTTGAGATCGCTGTCAAACATATCAGCGATCATCTGCTCAAATGAAACAGAGCTCTTCCAACCAAATAGATCTAACGCCTCAGAGGTATCAGCGATCAGCTCTTTGACCTCTATCGGCCGTGCCAGACTGTCAGAGACGCTAACTTTGCTAAGCGCTTCATCAGCTGTCATCCCAGCGCACCGGCCAGCGGCGACGACTATGTCTGACACGCTGTGCGAGACACCAGTGCCCACGACAAAATCTGCGGGTTCGTCGGCTTCAAGAGACCTTATCATGACGTCAACGTATTCTGGAGCGAACCCCCAGTCTCTGCGAGCTGTCAGCGTACCGAGCGCTAGGCTCGATACCTTTCCGACTTTCATCCCTGCGAATGCAGTCGTGATCTTTCGAGTGACAAAATCGAGCCCGCGACGCGGGCTCTCGTGATTGAAGAGGATACCACATGACACGAACGCGCCACGCTTTCGATACATCGTCGCGATCTGATGAGCCATCAGCTTCGCCGCAGCGTATGGTGATTTGGGATCAAACTTAGAGCGAGAACTGAGAGGTTGACCATCGGTCCCACCAAACATCTCGCTCGTCGACGCCTGGTAGATTCTACAGGTTTTCGTCGAGTTCTCTATGCACGCCTCAAGAACCCTCGCGGCGCCAACACCAGTGACATTAAGCGTGTATTCAGGTCTTGTAAACGATAGCCCAACGTGAGCTTGCGCAGCCATGTTGAAGACCAGATCTGGTCTGACGGCTCTGATGACAGACGATACGTCAGCGGTACACGTCAGGTCGAGCTCTGTCACATCTAGTGTTCTGCACGTTCGACTGGCGATCACGTGAGCCATCGCGAGGTTCTCATGTGACGCTGCGCTTGTATGCGCGGCGCGCCTTGTACCAACGACGTCATAACCATGAAGCAGCAGCTTCTCAGCGAGGTATGAGCCATCCTGGCCAGTCACACCTGTCACTAACGCAACACCCTTTTTAGCATGCATCTAACGCCTCTTTCATGACGCTCTCATACATGAGAGCCGCGCGTTCAATAGAGAAATCGCTCTGAAACGAATCTTTCTCTGGTATCGTCACGTATCCTGATACGTCTATGTCTGGAGGCGCGTCAAAGTCAAACGTAGTTGAGTCTATCGCGCTATCATCATGATCACAGATTATCACGCCTGATTGATCTGTCAGCAATTCTCGCGTTCCACCGCTGGTTGCGCAGATGACAGGCGTTCCCAAGCTCAGAGACTCAACCACCGCGTTTGGGCAGTGATCGCGCCAGGCGAGATGAACCATGGCTCGCGACGCTTTTAAAATTGATGCACACATATCAGGATCAGCGTCGCCACAGTAAAACACATCCGGACCAGGCAACGCCTCAGCCGATCCACCGATCACGATGAGACACGTTTTCACGCCATGCTCACGTCCATAGCTTCGCATAAACTCGACGTTAGCTCTGAGACGTTTCTGAGCGTGCCATGATGCGATCGAGCAGAAAACTACCTGCGATAGCGCACCAACGCGTGCCATGATGCTATCATCTAAAGCGCCAAGTCGCGAGCAACCATTGTGTATCACATAGCCAGTTCTGACACCCCAGCGCCTGTGAACTAACGATCTGTCATATTCTGATTGCCAGATGACGGTGTGCGAGCGATCATACCAGCGCCTGATCGGCGTGTTGATCGCGTCATCAGTCGCTCTTGTCCAGATCCCATCAAGCCTCTGGATCTGGACTCTGCCGCTCGGTCTCTGGTGCGACTCGATGTTTATCAGATCGACATCACATCGTGATCCTGGATCGCTTAGCTCATGACCCATGAGAGCGAGCTGCTTAGCGAGACGCGTGCAGAATGCGTTTGGGCCGGTGCGTGATCGAAAATCAACGTTGTGAAACGCAATCTTCATGATTGATTCAGCCGATCATAAAGATCGGAGACATCTGCCGGGAACAGCTTCTTAAGAAGCTCTATCTCTCCAAACCTGAGGTCAGAGACTCTCACGGGATCACGTATCATGTTCATCTCTTCTAGAGTCTCCTTTCCGTTCGGTCTGGCGAGCCTCAGGTGCTCATCAGCGATCCAATCAGCTGCGCGCTCTGACACTGGCTGGCCTATCTTTTTTATCATCTTGCGAAACCTGCAACGAAGGTCTCGCTGCATTTCCGACACTGTCTCGGCCGTCAGCGCTGACTCAACATAACAGTCTAGCGCCGCCTGCGCGATGCTCTCTACGATAATAGCGAATCTCTGTTTCATCTCATGCTCCTGCGCTATTAGAGCGACTCTATGACAGACACGTAGGCTCTCGCGCAATCTTTCCACGTCTGAAAGGTCATCGTTGATCTCTTGAAACGCCTCAGTCTTATCACTGACTTAAGTTGCTCTATAGTTGAGACGACGCTCGCGCCAGCGGCGAACTCAACACACCCACCACCATCAGACGAGACTATAAGAGGCAAACCACACATCACGGCCTCGATGATATGATTCGGTCCTGGGTCACATATTGATCCGCTTACATACAGATCGTTGGTCTTGAGGTGCGCCGCGAGCTCAGGGCCATCACATGGCGGCACGATGATAGTGCGTTTTGAGAATGAGCACCTGTGTCTGCCAATGTATGTAAAAACGACATCGAGTTCTTGTGACATCTCATCAATCGCCTCATACCAGTGAGCGCCTTTCATGAGGTTATCAGACCAGTGATGTGTGACGATCTTGAGCGTATGAGACTGCTCACGAGCATGTCGATCTGACGGTGTGAACACCTCATGATCAACGCCGTTGATGATGACTGTGTGTTGATGGTCAGCTACAAAATACTGACGGATCCAGTCAGACACGAATATCGTAGCGTCATACTTCGCTATCGCGCTCATGACACGTGCATCGACATCAGTCGTGCCTTTTCTGGCGTCGCAATCATTGACCCTGAAGACGCACTTCTTGTTTCGCGCCCGCGCTATGTTACATACATCCGCGACACTGAGCTCTGCGTCACTACCCCTACTCACAGCGACAGCGACAAGAACGTCAGCACTTAATGCGTCTGTGATCGTGTGACCGCACGCTAGCAGCTCATCATAGAACGCTCGTAGCCATCGATTGCCTCCGCCCCACGGCCCAGCGACCGGCGCCCGCGACACAAAAACTTTCATCTGATGAACCCTCTGCGTCTGATAAATTCAGCCTCGTCTCTCTGAAATCTAGCGTCGTCTGAGTTGAATGTTTGTGATGTCATCTCTATGTTGTAGTGATACGTGACGATCGGCAGAAATACTCTGTTCGCGGCAATCTTCAGAACTGGTAGGAAGATCGCCTGATCTCCAGCTCGCTTCACGAACTCACCACGCTCGTTTCGATAATTCTCGACGTTAATTCGCTTAGACAGCGACGCTCGCCATGTCTTGAGGTGACTGCTGACCCATGGATGCTCATACGGATCAGCGTTTGCTGGAAGTGGAGCTGAGATGTTCATGCTGGTGAACCCCCACCTGTGCATCGTCCACAGAACGTCACATTTCGTTGATTCATAAGCCGCGTTTATCGCGTGTAACGCATCATTCTCCGTCAGCCAATCATCGGCGTCTAACCTGCACGCTATCTCACGATCATCACATTCATCAAGCGCTAGCAGAACGTTAGATGTCTCCCATGATCTGCTGTCTCTACAGATCAGGTTGATCACCTGCTCGTCACTGCATAGTTTCTGCAGCTCTCTCACTATTCGCTTACTTTCATTCTTAGACTCTGGGCTTGACGCATCATCAACTATCGTGACGCGCCAGCGTGTGTAACTCTGAGACATGATTGAAAGCAGGCACTGCTTGAGTGTGCGATGCGCCTCTCTCATCGGTATCAAGAAATGAAACTTGTTCATACAGTCACCCACTGAGCAGGCGTTGCCGTCAGCGGATCGATCGGATTTTTAAGCCACGATCCGTCGCTCCCAAGAGACACGTGCCAGCCGATCGGGCGACAGACTCGTATCACGTCCTCGGCGCTTGCGGGCTTGTCACCAGAGCGAAGCGCATCACTCATCTCATAATACAGATCATTACTCTGCGCAGGAAAATACTCTCCATAACGCTTATCACCGCGAACTCTTGCGTTAGTCCCGATCGGATCTGTCTGGATCGTGAGCATCGCTGGGACCGCGAGCACGTAACATAGCAGCTCCTTGCCAACCATCTGTACGCTATTTCTGTTCAGAAATTCTGTCTCAGAGTCGTGCCCGCCCTCATGTGATTCGTTCTGAACGCGCCATGGCGCTAAACGCTTTATAACGCGAGATGGATACGCTACATCACCAGCGCCAGCGATAGGTCGACGCGCAAAATCAATGAATAGTGAATTTGAGATCCTGATCGGCTCGTTCTTATGATGCGTGATGGCTCGCTGAGCGTCGATTATGACGCATCCGCAGTCTCTTCTATTGCACGCATCAGTGACATCTCTTAACCACTCACGCCTTATAAACTGCGCGTCGCCCTGGAGCGGGATTATGATCTCGCCTGTCGCAGCTAAGACTATAGAGTTGAGCGCGATCGCGAATTCGTTACTGGGATCTCGGAACTCACGCTCTATCACGATCGTCTCAGCAAAACACGTCAGTGATTTCAAATACTTCAGATAATCTTTAGTCGACTCCTCCGATGAGGCGTTATCAACGACGATCAGCTGCACATCTCTCGTGTCTGTCGCTAAGCTCGCTATCAGCGATGTAACCTGCGCCTTGAGATAAAACAGCCTGTTGCAATTCACAATGCCGATCGTGATCTTTGTCATTTAGTTTTCTGTTGGATTATGTCTGTGACGATCTTTTCAATGGATCTTGTCGGCGACCATCCTGTGATCGCTGATATCGCGGAGTTGTCAGTGATATAACAGACGTGATCACCAGTCCTGTGTTTGTCAGAGTACGACCAGTCTAGTTTCAGACCTGTCATCTGTGAGATTATGTCGATGCACTCGATCACAGACGCGCTGTTGCTTCGACCACCACCGATATTGAACACCGAACCTGGTTCGAAGGGTGAATCCATTATCGCGAGGATCAGGTCAGCGACATCGGCTGCGTGCAACTGGTCTCTGACCTGCTTTCCCTTGTAACCAAAAACCGTATACCTTGATCGGTTTAAAAAGCAGTTGATCATGTATGACATGAACCCGTGCGCCTGCACAGAAGCGTGACCTGGACCAGTCAAGCAACCTCCCCTGAGTGAGCAGGTCCGCAGCCCGAAGTTCTTTCCATATTCTGTCACGTAAGCCTCGGCGGCGAGCTTTGAAACACCAAACAGTGAGTGAACGCCTGAGACGACAGGCGTGTCCTCAGTGATGCCCGCTCGACCGTCAGCGTAGTCGTACCTTGACTCTAGTTCTATGAGAGGGATCGCGTTTGGGTGATCGCCGTAGACCTTGTTTGTTGACAGGTGTATGAACGTCGCTTGAGGTGAGCGCCTTCTGATAGCCTCGAGGATCGTCAGCGTTCCGATGATATTTGTTTGCGCGTCAAGGAACGGGATCTCTGCAGCGCGATCATGAGACGGCTGCGCGGCGGCATGAATGACAAGATCTGGTCGCGCGTGCGCAACGATAGCATTTACGCTCTCACAATCAGAGACATCAGTTGGTACATCAGTGTAATTGGCGTGAGACCGAAGGCTGACGGCTCCGTTAGCCGTGGAAGCAGTCTGACCGAAAAACACTGCTCTACTATCGTTGTCAATGCCAAAGACGCGATGACCCAACGACAGCAGAAGGTGAGATACGTGCGATCCTATCAGGCCGTGCGCTCCAGTTACGATCGCTCTCATGACGCCACTCCGATCGTTATCGATCTCGGCATAGGTCGATGACACCTGATGTGTGGTGTAACGGCACCAGACCAAGGTCTGTGCCAGATCCAACCTCCGATCTTTTTTAGATCTTGTGATAGAGCGAGAATCTCAGCGTCTGAGACATCATCCCAATCCTTATCAAAGAAATTGTTTTTTGGTGTTTCACCGTACAGTGACGCCCAATGCGCAGTCCAATACGCTTTATAGAGATGTAGCTTGCGATTGATGTCAAGCCAGCTGACGTGAAAGACGCTTGGAAGCATCGTAGTCACTGTGTCAAACCATGCATCATATCTCTCAAGCGCTGACGTATCGCCATTCAGAGCTAGCTGCCTATCTCTGTCAGCGTCGTGAGTCATGAATGTCGCGCTATCGACTGGTTCACCAGAGTCTTTAAAAATCATGTCGCAGCCATCAGTGCCATGCAATGCGATCCTGCGCCCGTCTAGTGTGTGAGATCGTAGCATTCTTGGCACACCGTGTGTGATATTCTTGTCATTCCTGCTGAGACGCCATTTCCATGGCGTAACATCGACGCGAACCTTATCAAGCGACCCCCAGAACTCGATGACCGGGAGACACACGACGTTGATGTCTGCAGGCATCCTGGCTGCCATCAATTGTATGTCAAGTGCGTCACGTTCATCGACGATCTCGTCAGCATCCTGCTGCCAACAAAAATCACCCATGCATTTCGCTCTCGCTCTCGCTTTCTGCTCACCATCCTCAAGAGCGAAGCCTGGATCGGTCATATCGATGACGTGAGTGAACACCTTCACCTTGCTCGGATCGAATGAATCGCTTATCAGATGCAGCGTGTTATCAGTCGAACCACCGTCAAACACGATCACTTCATTGCAGAACGCGATCATTGACCTGATGCAATCAATGATCGGATAACCCTTTGATAGGCAGTCAAGCGTCGTCACGTACCCGCTGATCATAACTTTTAATTCGTTACAGATGAAATCAGCGGCGGCGGCTCTTTTCTTCTTTAACGCGATGATGAGCTCATCGCCACGCAACGCAGACCATGGCTCATGCACATGAAGGACGTTATCATTGATGTCGATCTGAATGCCGAGGATCGCTGCCTCGATGATTAACCGAGGGCACGTATCGCCGCCCGGTGGGTGATAGACGATACCCGACGAGCTCGCAAGCTTCTGAAGCATCTCATCATACGAGACATGTCCCACAAGTTCATAGTCGAGCCCCTTTGACACCGCAACTGCTAGCGATTGCTTCGTTCCCTTGATCCACGAATCGGATCGCAACACGATCCACTTTGCTGAACGCTCTTTCACCCTTAGCGACGCTAGGTTGTCAAGCGTCGCATCAGTGAACACGCTTGATGTGACCATCTGCTTTCTGGGTCTCATGTTTTGACACGCAGCGAGAGTGATGTCGCGCTGTCTCTCTGACATCCAGATGACTGCCTGCGCCGACGAGAACAACTCAGAGACAAACTTGCCATGTTCGGCTAAACCACACTGGCAGGCTTTTCCAGTCTCAGCCTTGTGTTTTTCAGGTGATCTCGCTGAGCAAAACTTGAAGTCATACTCTATGACGATGTATCGAACGAGTCTGACGATGCTTGATAGAGCCCTGACGTCAGCTCTGGTGAAATTGCAGATGATCCAGAGCGGACCGCGATTGTCATACACTAGCTGGGGTGTGAGCGTTTCTGATCTGATCTTCGCTATCTTAAGATCTCGCGATCGTAGCTCATCTATGATCGCTTCGGTTGTCAGCTCCGCTCCACCCAGCATTTCTTCACAAAAGAAATCGTTAACGATGATGACGTCTGTAGCCTTGGGCACTGAAGCTGACTCAAAAGGAGATTGCATTTGGTGTCCTTGAATTAAGCGTGCGTTTGTGATTCTATCACAGAACAAACGATGCAGAATCGCAAAATTGATTCTCGCGTGTCGCGCGATCGATCCATTTAGATCAGATCAGCTGATTTAGCTGTATTAACAGATCAGAACAGATCAGATCTAGAGAATAGAAGATGCCAGATACACAGACAAGACAAAGAATCTCCACTATGGAGATAGAGATCAATAAGATCGAGGCTGAGGTCAAGGAGACAGATGACTCTTTAACAGAATTAGAGAAATCGCTGATCGCGCTACGCACGAAACAGGAGTTCATAGACAAGGCTCTTGAACACGTGGTTTCGGACACAGCAAAAAAAGGAGAGAACATTGCCACGCTTGTGAAGCAGACTGAAGAGATCAAGCAATGGCAAGCGAATGTCTCGAAAATACTGAGCTGGATCGGCGTGACGTTTTCGGGAAGCTTTTTGGGTCTGATCGCAAGAGCGATCTACAACTACGTGTCAGAACTTCTCGCGGATGGACACAGTACCAACTAGCTGATTTGCTAGCAACTGATAACCCCAGCTACGCTCACGCTCTTCGCTCGCTTAGAGCGGGTCATTACGTTAAACAGCATCACAGTCTCACGCGGTCTCTTGCGTTCAGACTGATCTCAATGATTCCAGAAACTGACGTGATCAGATCGATAGCGCTGCTATGTTTTTCTGCATCATACATGCGAGGCGCGAGGATCATCTTGTCTGAATCTGATAGTGACATGCAGAGCATTGAATTCATATCTGGCGGGTCGGTAAAGGCGTCGAGCTCATGTGGTGTGCGTGAGATGAATCCTGTGAGAGCCGTCGCGATCGATGGGACGATTGAGACGATATCAGAGATAGATCGCCTGCTGACGACGGCGCTCGATCAGGTCCCGACACTCATAATGTGTCGTGGTCTCACAGATGACGTTCGCACAACTCTTCAGAAAAACTGCGATCTTCACAAGATCAACGTTAGCGTATTGGAATTTCACTTAGATCTTGAGACAGTGAACTCTCTTGGAGACGTTGCCGCGATGCTCGGGATCGGTATCAGTGATAATATGACAATCGCATCAGTGATGTACGCAGACGTGTCAGCGCGGAAAGTAACGGTTAGCGACAGGATCGTCACGATACAGAGCGTTAGCGATGTCGCGTTACAGCGTCGAGATCGCGCAGCCTCGCAGCTTCGTGATAGCGCTGATCACATAAACTCGATCATCGCTGAAGATCGAGCGACGTCGCTCGGTGGCGTAGTACACGTTCGCTTTCGCACATCGGCGTTTTCGCACCTAAGAATGCGTGAAACAGAGAGAGTTCTTATTACGCTTGATGATGCTGCGCGACATGGAGTAGTTGAGACGTCAGACGGCGAGTTACACCCAGCGGGGGCCTACGATCTAGCGGCTGGTTTCTTTGATAGAGAGTAACCACCGTCAATGATCGCTTTTAACGCTTTAGAGAACGTTGCCTGATCAAGACCAGATGATCTCTGTATACGTTTTAACGCAGCGAGATTTTCATCACGAACAGTTTTTGACGTCGTCGCACCAGTCGTTGGTTTTGTCGGCGTTGTCTGCTTGCTTGGCGTGGTGTGCTTTGGCTCTTCAGGTTTTGATGCACCCGTCTGTTTAGCTTTGAGAGCCTTATCGATCAGACCCAATGCGTCTCTAGCTCCAGAGCCAGCCCTTATCTTCTTTGTCAGATCAGCGATCACGCTTAGCTTGATATGCATCATATCATCAGCGACACGTTCGCTATTTACGTTCTCACCAGAAAACGCTTTTTTTATCAAGCTTTGTACTGCGTCAGCTCGACCTGTGACGGCGTCAGTCAGCGTTTTATCAGCTGCGGCGCCGGGATCCTGCACGTTTGCGTCGATGATGCCTGGCATGGCGCCAAACCCGTTTGAGATCGTTGTCGCTATGTCGATCGCGCGGCCTATCGGCGTCTTCAGAGGCGCTGTTGATCGAGCCTTAAGCGCTTGAAAAGCTCGACTTACGACGTCAGAAGCGTTTTTTATGATTCCGCTATCTTTTGTCAGGCTGTTGTTTAGATCGTCAACAGACGACTTGATCGCATCACTAATCGCTGGTATCGCTGAGAAATCGATTTTTCTCATAAATGAGAGCGCTTTGAGCGCTCTATTCATCTGCTCGGCATCGATAGCCTCAAGCAGAGGGAGTCTCACTGTGTCATTGTTCTGCAAAGTGTATTGCCTTGCGCGTCGTCTTTGCGCTGCTCTTTGTTGGCAACGTATGTTGCAATTTCTATTTATGACGGTAGATTCTTCTCACATGAGAACTTTGAAACAAAAGCCCGTCGCAAAAGAAATTGATCAGAAAGCGATCGAAAAATATGTTTGGAATCTGTCTGGCGCTATCGCTGATCAGATCAGTAACTCTGTCGTCGCCGCTCAGCGTGATAAAAAGCTAACAATCTCTGACAGAGATGTTCAGACGATCATCATGATCGTTAGATCGGCGGCTGAATCAGCTGCGCCAGGCGCGACAAAGACGCTCGTGTCAACGCTAAAGAAATGATAACCAGCCAGCGACACGCGGTGTCATGTCGGTGCATTCTCTCACAAAACAAGAGCAGTAAATCACCAAAAACATTTATGTTTTTGGTCTGCTCTCTTTTGAGAGATGGAGTTGTTGATGTCTCATATGCCGAGTGTCCAAACTGTGGCATAACTCATCGCGTAACAGACATATGCAAATCGGAGATCATCCCAAGATCAGAGCTGACAGGCGCGATGCAGACGATCGAAGAGATCAAACTCTCGATGCCAGAGAGACTCGTGACGCTGCTAAGCGGGTATGAGTTAGATGTCTCTACCTGGCAGCACGCGCGTAACATCATAGATCATGAGCTGTGGGGTGGCTTCGTGATTCTAAAAAGAGAAAGAGTTGGATCTGAAGAGGTTGTGAAATTTCTTCGTATCTTCAGTTCAACGCTTTTTAAGATCGAGACAACATATGCAAAATCTACTGTCTGATATCACGAGCGCGACGTTATTGAAACGTGAGTTCGTTCACAAGCTTGCTAGAAAGATTGAAGAGTTTGGTCTGACGGATGATCAGCGACAGGTTCTTATCACTGATCTATGCAGATCTTTTGAGAACCACGAGCTAGTGATCGCGACAAGCTCGGCTCTACGTGACGTCTTTGGTGATACTGCTCGTGTTGGAAGAGACGACGAGAATCAAGGCTGAGTTGCTCTCTGTCTGGTGCGACGCTCGAGACGCGTTCAAGCTAGCTGAAGATGAGATGGCGCGCGAGCAGCAGACGCTAGCTGAATCTAGCGGGCTTCGAGCGCGCCGCCTGATGAGACACTCTCTCGCGGCGTTGCGCCAAGCAATCAAGCTATCTAAGCAATACAACGACTCTCTGCGAGAGTCAAGGAAACACAAAAATATGCCAGCATCAAGAGCCACGCTCTCAGCGATCGAAAAGATGGGTCTGTCACACACCAAGCCATACACCTCATCTCAGCTTAAGGCGCAGCCTCAGCGAGAGAGTGCTATCAATGATGAACGTGACGTGACACCGCAGGTGATCGAAAATCAGGATGATACGCGCTCTAGCGTTCAGGTGGCTCCTGAACAAACGATCGAGATGAATTCCGATCAGGGTAAACGCGCGAAGCAGCGAAAGGCAAAGAAGCATGAAGAGCTGCACTATGCTGACGAGCAGACAGAGAGAGTAAGTGGGGATTCTTGATCATAACACGAGGATCGTAGACGCCATCCTGACGACTGAGGGTCGCCGTCAGCTATCAGGTGGCGGTATCGACATAGCGTTTTATGCGTTTGAAGATTCAGACGTGATCTATGACAAAGCTAGCGATCTATCATTAGCTGATGCGTCAGAAAAATTTGCGTGTGAGGCAACACAAAAGCAGCAGGACACAATCACCGCTCCGTCAGATGAATCTGGTGCGTTGCTGGCTTCGATCGCTAGCAGTCTCGTGATATCTGGCGGCAACGCGTTTATAGCTAGCGGTTCAACGCTTACTCCTGCAACGCAAGATGATCACGATGATATCGTCGTTAGCATAGATCCCACAGACGCACTGCGATTTCAATCGCTGCTTCAGACAGTTGATTCATTTGAAGACAACGAGTTTGACGTAGCACCAGCGTCAGTAGAGTTTACGCTTAGTGATAGCGATCCGCTCTCACGTAGAGAGCAGACGCAAGAGATAAACGATAGCGATCCGCTTTATGCGGATCCTCTCCTTTCGCATATTCTCAATTTTGCGTATCTACCGCCAGTCGCTAATGGTAAAGCGCAAGGAGGGTACGAGCCGATAGGTCCCGTGACGCCTGTGACGGCGACTGAACATGTTAGAGCTTTGCGTGATACGAACAAGATTGATGTTTTCATGGCGCCTCGTCCGTTAGAGAACAGAATTGCGGTTCAACTGTTTCAGCTGTCGTCAGGAAAGATCGCTAAGCTTCACGCCGTTGATTGTGGGTATGCTGGCTCTAGCAGAGTCGTGTTCTATGGCAGGGTCATGCGTAATTCAAATAACGCGCTTGTTTTTCTTAGGCTGTTCACGTTGCTGATACACAGATGATCAATTTTAAAAAGAGACAGTCAAGCGTAAAGTACGCTCGCGATCCAGCGTCGATCCTCAATATCGATGATGAAAATGCATACGTTCGCGTAAGGCTAATGCTAAGTGAACCAGCGGTCAACGCTCGCGTGTCTGCATACAATCGCTCAGATGTGAGGATCCAGAGATCACAGGCTGTCTCTGATATTTCAGACATCTTACCAAAAACCATCATCCCACTAGACACCGCGCAAGCCATCCCAGCTATGCCGCAGCTTGATTCTCTGCGGAGAGATGTCATCAAACCAAAAAAACACTTGAAGGATGCTCCGAGAAAAGCTCTTGTGCATGGTTGTGATGATATCAGGATGATCGCTGAGATGACGGCGTATGAGCTTGAAGCTCAGATGCGCTCTGCGATCTTGACGCCAAGGCTGGCAGATGATTTTTCTCACTCTTGTGTTTTAAAGATCGCCTTGTCTGATGCGCTACAACCACTAACGCTAACTGTCATAGCTACAAGTGTTTCTGGCGAGTCTGTTGGTTCTGTCTCAACTGAGGTGTCGCTGCTTGACAAGATCTCGAAGATAAAAGCGATAGTTCCCAATCCGACGATCACTATAAGGAACGTCGCTGGTGTTTCAACGGCTTCAGTGAACGGTAATGACCGTTTCGTCATCCTGATGAAACGTGAGATCGGATGGACGGCGCCTCAAAAATTTGAGACGCTTGCACAATTTGTTGGACGCGCTGATATAAGCGTACCACGCTCGTCTACAAACGCATGTGAACTTATAGCAATCGCGTCAGATCGATCGTTGACAGAGCTGTCAAACGGCAGTCGTGTGATCGTGCCTGCACATGCTACGGTTTCCAGAGCCTCAGGAAGGTTTTGCGTCATACGAAACGAGACGGGATTTGACATCAATGTGACAGATTTACATGACGTTGATGTCGTTATGATTTGGCGAGTGACTAACGGAGTCAAGACTCAAATTGCCGTGATAACTGCGTCAGGTAAAGACGCAGTCTCAGTCAGAGATGAACCGCAACCAGACATGCATCAATATAGTGTTACGCTACTCGCTGGGTCTAACTGCGTAAAACTTCCGTGTCAAAAAGTCGTGTTATCAGGCGTGAATACGACGCAGCGACCAAAGATAAGTGATGTCAAGACGTCATCATCGAGAGACGGCACGCTCGTCACGTTTAACATCAGCGCTGATTCGTTGGTTGGTGATGCCTCGTCGTCTAGGAGGATCATCAACGCTGATCCTAGCGCTGGATTCTTCAATGATGAGCTCATGGCACAGCGAGAGATGTATGATCAAGCGCACGTGTTTTCTGTGACGCGCAGTGATCGCGTCACAGGTGCAGAGACGCAGCTTGGCATTTCTTCTAGCGGTAGTTTTTCTGATCTGATTCCCTATGATGAATCACTGACGGATCTGCGATATAGTGTGTATCTCTCAGTTAGAGATCCAGAGTCACTGCTTCATTATGATAAGCTCGTGTCTGGCTCCGCTGTTCAACCATATGTTTACGCTCCGTACGTGTTCAAACATCCTCATGCGATCACTGACGGTTTGATCTCTAGGTCTAACTCTCGCCAACTGAGACACTCGATCGAAGACGCTATTTCTGGTGCATCTCTGATAATAGCTGTGACTGACGTAACAGTACAGCCTTCTGATGTTTCAAGCGTGACGCTCTCGATAGAGCAGATCAGATCTGATCTGATGGCGATCACGATATCTGATCTGATGCACTCTGACAGAGATGGGTACGTTATCATCGCGTTAACGACGGCTGGCGATTTTGAGCTAGTGGGATTTGTTAATTCACGAAACGCAGCGACTAAGATCTATCATCGCGTCTCAACAGGCGGCTCCGTCACCTACGCTGCGGCGATACTTGACCTACAGCTCATCGTCAGCGGCTTTGTGCTAGGTCCGACAGGATACGTCTCATGATAACTCTGACGCCAACGTCATCGGGTGCAACGTTTCCCGCCCCTCCACCAAGAGTGAAGCAGGTTCAAACGCTCCCCTCCGCGACGCCAGCTCCTGCGCCAGCGCCTCAGCCACCGACGCAACCAAAACCAGCGCCAGCGGTCATTAATAACGTCTCCGTTGTGACGATCGAGCGCCAGGCAAGATCTACGATTGATCAGCTTGGAAAAGCGGAGATAGAGAAGTTGACTGGTTTCGCGCCAGACGTTCCAGAGCTCCTGTGTCTGGCTGATTATGGTCAATTCTCTGGATCGATCGCTGGTGGTTCGATCGCGTCTTGTTTCAACCTTCGAGTTCAGACTGACGCTCTCAGGCTCTCTCACATAGAGAGAGAACTCGCCGCAGCTGCCGAGGTTGAAACGTCCGTCAGAGACCTGATAAACAGTCGTGACATCGACGGTTCAAGCGACGCAATCAAAGCCGTTCAGCAGTTTCTGATCTCGATCTCTGCGAATTTTGAGTCACTGCGTCGTGCTTTAGATCCACGGTCTAGCGAGAACAGGCTGACGAGTGCTTATCTTGATGCGTCAGCTGATCTCTTTACAAGCTCGAGCGCGATGCCACAGCAGACTCCTGCAAAGGCGTTGCAATCATCTGGACATGTTAGCGAAGACGTGTTCATTGAACATTGCACAGCCACTAAGGCGTTTATGCTGCTGTGCGAGGCCGCTCGTCGAGCAGCGTTGCCAACGGCTCTTTTAGAGAAGATATCGCTCGTGGCTGAGAATGAAGCGGCCGCTTCATTCTCAGCCACGAGCGAGACAAGCTCAGCGTTGACGATCTTTAATGATCTTTCTCTTAGCGATGCCATAAACACACCCGCTGACAAGATCACACAGCTGCTCAGCAAGACGCTGTCTGGTGTTAGGCTGCTGGATTCTATAGTCAAAAAAAGCAACAGCCTCTCAACGCTACTCGTCACATTGTCAAGAGAGTACAGGCTCTCTGCCGCTGCGTCCGTTAACTCGTTTGACCGCGTTCTCTCTTCTCTTGAGAGACAGCGCCCAACGCAAAACTTTCAGGCGATATCAGAAGCGTTATATGGTTCATTAGGAAGATCTGTCCTGTCTACGCAGGTGACTGGCTCGTGTATGAGCACAGCCGCGTCTGTCATTGGTGATAAGCGCGTCCTCGTCTATGAGGACGCGTACATAGGCGATAGCATCCCAGGCCAGCGAGCGTACTTTGAGACGCTGCTTGGTACTAGCGACAACGTGTTTTCGTTAAATGCGATGACAGATCTGTATATGATGACGAACAAAACAGCGCGAGTACTGGCGCATTGGATAGACGTCGTCAGAGAGCCACCTCGCACTGATTCAGCGTCACTGTATGAGCACCTAAAACACGCAGACGATCTGTCGCAGATCGTCTTATCAAAACTGACGAGCGCTCAATCGACGTCGCCAGATCCATTTGCGATGATATTGCGGTTAGCATCAACGGATTTTGAGCTATCGTCTGCGCTGTTCTGCTATGTGATTTCTCGAATGTCACTCTATTATGATGACGGAACGACATTTGTCAGTGCCAGAGATCCTGCTCAGATCACGCCGCTCTCACTAGCTGCTTTAGATGCGCTGACAAAACGCATCTTTCAAGGTACCGGAGCGCTCCCTCCCGCTTTTGATTATTCGTTCACCAGAAACGATCTTGCAGCGGCGCTGCAAAGTCGAACAGGGCTGTTCTGGTCGATCTCGCAGTTTTTTGCTGATGTGCTGAACGCTTTCAGGTACGTGCAGCGCGATTCAAAGACACTATATTCCAGCGTGTCTGATCTATGCGTTCTTCTGTTCTTTTATTCGATCGTCGTGATCGCGTCAAACCAGACGGTGACAAGCGTCATAGTCTCAAGTACGCTTACTGATGTGTATGCTATGACGATGATCCCGACGCGTTCAGCGTTGACAAGCGCGCAAGTGCTTAGTGCTGAAAATTCTCTACTGGAGCTTAATGTCTCGCTGCATTCGTTTCTGTCTCTAGTCTCGAGCGCAGCGAAATCTATTATCGATCTCTTGTCATCACAGGCTAGTCAGCAGAATTTGCAATTAGTCAAAAGAGCTGCTGGAGACTCAGCGAGATACATCATGACACCAGAGCAGATCGCTATCATCGATAGCGTGCTAACAGACGCGATCTCATCGACGAAAGCGTCTGACAAATATGTCACTGATGGACAGTTTCTGACTCAGAACACAGCTCAGATAGTCTCTGACGTTTGTCAGAACGCCAGCGGCTCGGTGATAGCGGTTGGCTTACCATATGGTTTCATGTCATCATTTGGGAAGCGAGTCGCTGATGATCAGGTCTTTGTCTCACAACCAAACAGCGATATAATCAACGTCATCATCTCAAAAAGAGATATGCTTCGCTCGCGAGTCATCTTTCAACCTGTATCATACACGTTTGATCTGTTGCGATTTACTGTCAGAGATCAGGCGAAGCATGCGATGTTTACGCCTGTCAATTCTTGGTCGTTGATTCCAACGAGGCGACACGCATCTGACGCGTCATCTGGCATCGAATTCGCTGCAGAGGCTGCGCAGCTTGGGACGCTAGCGATGTCAGGTGATGATTATAGTTGGTTGACTCTGCGACAGAAGCGAGACATCGCTAAAAATCACGCTGTTTCGTATTGCTTGGAAACTATGCTAAGGGTTACGTTTGGTCTAGATTTAGATGAGACGCGCTGGTTGCTTCTGCCACAGGCGACGCAGTTTGATACTGAGCTTGTGAATGTTCTTTTTGAGACGCGCGTGTTACGTGGCGCAACGGTGCAGGCGCCGCCAGCAAGATCAAGTAGTTCAGTGGCACCTTTGGTCGTTGGCGCTTCACAGGCAGCGATTCAGAAAGCGCCACCCTTTCCAGGTACGTCTGTTGTGCTGACGGAAAAACAGTCAAACGTCGCGGCGGCATCAAACTCTATCATAGCGTCAGCCGGGATCATAACGTCGAAGCTTACGGATCCGCTGACCATTGCACAGCGAGTTGTTGCCGCGCGAAAATTTGATCGCGTGTTTATACTACCGATCGACAAGCGATCTATGAAGGTTGATACGCAGGCCTCGCAGCTTGCGGGTGCGTCTCTAGAAGAGATAGAGAACGCGAGTGACGGTACCTCTGATGAACTGACGTCATTTCTAGTCAGTATAGAGACGTTGAAATGAGAAGCTCGTTTTCTCGCGAATTGATGGTACTCGATATCGGTGAGCCAAGCGTCTCTGGAAGGTTTGTGTATGGTCGGTACGCACCAGACGAAAGCTCGACAGAGCCAGACGAGATCGATAGCGTAGATCCTTTGAGGTACGTTGAGCTGCGAATCATGTCACCCGGACATAACATCTCTCCGGGAGACGAGCCAAGCGTCACAGTATCTGAGTGCGATTTTTTAAACGGCGATTTTTCACTTGTGAAGATCGACGGCTCTCGTGTGTCTGACGCTTTCGTGTCAGCCGTCTCTGGTTCTACGTTGCTTCTTAGCACTGCAGGTGAAGTCGCTGGTGTCTCAAGAAAACAGATCGCTGCGTCACTTGACGCAGCGACACCAGCGAATGTCACCACGTCTGCGCTCGGCGGCGCTATGAACCAGCTGATCCAGTCATCACCACAGACGTATGATGAATTCAAAGCAGCCGACAGAGCGTCGATCATCGCCAGACTGAACTCTAAAATCGTTGGAGATCTGATCGCTAAGATGGCTGAAAGCGTGATGACTCCAACAGCTGGCTCGGCTGCCGCGACCGCTGATACAGTGAAACAGACGCAATCATCGTCAATCGCTAGTGGATGGATACAGGATCCGCCAGCGCTTAGCGTCGGAGCGTTTTCACCGACGGACACCACGGCTACAGTGTCACCAATCTCTATCAGGGGTTTTCTCATTGAGAAATATCAGATAGGTGTTTCTGGTGGCGCAAAATTCCTAACGAAGAGATATGTCCCGGCGCAGCGCTCGATCGTGTATGCGGAACCCGCCGTCAAATATGGCGCTACGTATCGATTTGTGGTGAAGGTGATCGCGGACGTTCGCATACCAGCGTTAGATGGCAACCAGATGGGTGTCGTGACAGTGTCGTGCGCGTCATCGGGTACGATCTGCGACGTTAGCTGTGTTGAGACAGATTTTCCACCACCTCCCGCTGATTTTGTTGTCTCGCTTCGTGACAAAGCAGCGCTTCTGACGTGGTCAATGCCTGTTAACAAACAGCGAGATATCATGAAGTTTCAGGTCTACAAGAGAGCCTCGCTGTATGAGCCTTTTAGATTGTTAGTTGAGCTGGATTTTAGCAGCTCGCCAGTTGTCTCAGCTGAGACACCAGAGCGAACGATCAGATCCACGGATCCACAGAATCATTTTTCTGACGTGACGTTTGTCAGCAATGACATCTATGCGTTAGCTAGCATAGACGCTCACGGTATGTCGTCAGGTTATTCTGCGCAGTTACGCCTGTCTGTGAATGGTTCTAACAGTAGACTCACGCGATTGGTGCCACAAGGGTGCCCGAAAGCATACCCAAATCTCTTTTATACGTCTGATCCGTTTCCAGACGTTATCTTTGAGTCAGGAAAGTCAAAGATGTCAGTGTATTTTACGCCTCAGTGCATCAATGTGACGACGAGGTCTGGAAAGAGCCAGAGGATCGTTACAACGTCTCTTGAGGGCTTCTATTCTTTGCAGATCGTTAGCGTAGATGCGCTTAAAGCGAAATCAGTCAAGATCAGCGTGCGGGACGCAAGAGCATAATTAATCGACAAGAGAGCACATGGGTATCTTAGATTCCTCTACAAACAACATCCAGCTAGACGCAGTCTTGACAGATCAGGGTCGCGCCGCGCTAGCAAAGAATGATGGTTCTTTCTCTATCGTTAAATTCGCTCTTAGCGATGATGAAGTGAATTATGCGATCATCGCTAAATACGGCCGCTCTGCAGGTCGTGAGAAGATTGAGAAAAACACACCTGTGTTTGAGGCGCTGACATCAGCGCAATACGCGCAGAAATTTAAGCTTGTCAGCGTGTCAAACCCGAACCTAGTTCGCCTACCAACACTTAGTTTATCTGGAGACTCTAGTGTTGACAGCGCTGGTGGTGTTGTAACGCTGGGCAGGAATTCGCAGAAATCATCGCTGATAGTCATAGAACAGACTATTCAGAACGAGACGTCGATCGATGTCGAGCTGCGAGATCAGGTGTTCATCGTTGAGATGAACGATTTGTTTCTGCAGATCCCAAAATCAGTGCCTGAGTCAGTTGATGCTCAGCGCCGCGCGACATACTCGGTTTTACGTTCACAGAATGCAAACGCTGTCGGTGGATCTACTGCGCAGTTCACGATAGCCGTGAAAGCGCTGACGGACGCAACGTTCTCAGTGTTTGGAAGCGTAGCAAACAAGAACGTCATCGACACGTACGTCAGAGTGACAGGCGTCCAGTCTGGTTCCGTGACTGAGTTCAAAGTTTCTATCAGCAAGGTGCTCTAAGCGTTAGGCGAGACAAATACATGGCGATCTATAAAGAACTGTCACCAACAGATTTTAAGAGCACGAGAAGCTCGCTGAACCAGCTGATTGACGTCCTACAAGAGGACGTCAGTGGCTCTGTCAGTCGTAAGAAGTATCAGCATTTTGTGACTGGCGGTGTGGGACCTGGCGTCACGTCTTCACTGTTTCAGACGGTCTATGATCAGGATTTCACGCTGCAGGCGTCTAATCCTATCTTTGATATCACGTTTGGGCTGTATCCAAACAGCTCGATCGTGTCATCGTCTAAAGTCGGACAGGATTCAGTCGGAAAAGAGCTGTTTCCGTCATCATCGCTTATGATGCGCGAGAAGATGGACATATACAGACAGTTCGCTCAGACGTTGCTTGGCGCGCAGGACCAGCAGTTTGTGTCACCTCCGGGTAGCGCAGTCGCAGGTGATGCTATCAACGCGGCGCTTTTCATCTCATTTAAGAGACTCTTTTCACGTGATCAGATAAAGAGAGAGACGTTCGTCCTACGTTTCTATCAGACGGCGTCGCTGATCGCTACGCCCGAAGCAGCGACGTCATACCTGACTGGTTCGAACATCGATGTGACATCGGTCTCGGGTTCGTCATTCTATACTGATGTTGGTTCGTCGGGAAACAAGCTGGTCGCTCCAGGCGGCCAGTTTGGTCAGATAGTAGACGCTTCAAACACAGCTAGAAGCGTTGGACTGATGTTTTATGATAGCGGTGTTGTTGTTCTTGACCTGTTAAAGATCACGTCCGCGTCGCAGTTTATCAGTGGGACGATCGATGCTATGACCTCGACAGGCAGGACTGTCATCGGCGCCGCCGGTACAGAGACAGCTAAAAAAGCAGCATTCTCACCAGATCTTCTTGTCTCTGGTTCGATCGATAACGTGATAGATCACATATGCGGCACGAGGTTCCAATCTGGATCGCTCACAGCTGCTACGTTTCAGAACACTACTAACATCAGCTCGATGCTTGTCTTCTGCAACGCTGGAGCTGATGAGTTCAACTACTCGTCAAATCCATCATACAAGGACTCGGCTAGCAGGATAGTTGTCATTGACCCGGGTCAGGAGGATAACCAGAGGTCGTTTACATACATCACTGGTGTTGGCCTGTATGATGCGAACGGGACAATGCTCGCCGTCGGTAAGCTGTCGCGACCCATCGAGAAGAATAACGAGAGACAGACGACGCTACGACTCAGACTTGACTTCTGATGAAGGCTCGAGTAGCAAAGAAAATTCTGCATTCTCTGATGAGATGTAAATTATCAGAGATAATCGTCAGCGACGGTCAGGCGCTTGTCCTGTCACATGATAAAACAATGTGCGTCGAGGAACTGCAGCGTCTGGGTCTGTTCTTGCAGTCAACGCTTAAAGTGCCAGTGGCGTTGATACCGAATGACATAGAGGCTCGCGTCATCTCTATAGTGTGAGTACAAAGTGTCTATCTTCAGCGCGCGAAATGGTAACGTCAGCTGCTATGCGATGATTACACGTCCAGCAGCGTGCTTCTATTCGTCATCACTCGGAGTAAGCGGTTCAGTCAGCGCGTTTGCTAGGAGGAGTCGTCGTGAACGCGAGACAAACGTTAGCTTCTCTGATGCACATAATGATACGACGCCCGAGCAGCTGACAGCAGCTCTGACTAACGCTAAGAGATCGGGTAACAGTGACATCCTCTCTGCCGTGAGAGCGTATGTCACTGGTGCTGAGGCGTTAGCTATATCAAGAAAAAACTCCGCGATCGTTAATGTCAGACGATTCACGCCATCTGCGCAGTATAGCAGGAACACTGGTCTTAAGGACGCTGTGAAGCTATGTGGCTCGTTTGCTCGTCCATGGAACAGCAACGCCGGGCTGTCGTACACGAATTATCACTGTTTGAATTTTTTCTCTTCATCTAACGTCTCCACGTCGTCAGTCATCATGTACCCGTCCATTGATAGGGATAACGGCGCGCTGATGCGCGGTGATCTTGTTCCGACTGGCGCGTTCACGATAGATTTTCGCGTAAAACCCAGACGACTGGTGTCGAATTCCTTTCGTGCCGCGACGTTGCTGCACCTGTCTTCATGCTTCGCTGTGTCAATAGTCTCTGGCTCGTTGAGAGATGAGAACGGGTCGATAGGTGCATATAGGTTGATGTTGCAGCTTAGCAGCAGCGCGAATATCAGGCCTTCAGATGTGAATCTGTCTTCACTACCTCAGCTGACGTACCTGTCACAGGACAATTCTCTTCCCAGAGATGTCTGGAATCGAGTTATTATACGATGGGGCGCCGCGGCGTCAAAGATGACCGGCTCTGCGATTGTCGGATCTGGTAGCTTTTCGTTTGCGCTCGCGTCCTCATCTGTAGCGCCATCGAGCGCGACTCCACAGCCATACGTCATGTGTGTCGGAAACTACTACGAGGGCTCAAACAGCGGTTCATCAAGTCAGGCGTATTTTTTCTCAACAGACACGTCTACAAGAGATGGGTTGGTTAACCTGTCAAGCGACGTGGGAGGCATTGAAGAACCTGCGTCAAGCAGGTTCTCACACCCGATGAACGGAGAGGTACACGACCTGGCGTATTATGAAAGGTGGCTGACAGACGCAGAAATAACATCATCTGCGACGTATGGGCACAGTGTCGTGCCAGCAGATTGCTACCTTTACTTGGCGCCATTCTTCACTAGAGAGTCACCGTTTAGAGCGACAGCTGGTGACCACGGAGGTGTGCTGCTGACGCCGTTTCAGGAGTTTGATGGCACAACATCGTCACCGCTTAACGCAGAGCTAGCGCTTGGTGTTGACGGTCATGTCATAAACCTTCAGAACTTTGTTTATGATATCGCCAAAAAGAGACATCCACGCTTGTATCGACTGACGGCATCAGCGATCAACGACACCACTGTTGTGAAGACAGCCGATCAATTTTTGGACACGCAGTATCTCAGGTTTGCGAACCTTCTGATCATGCCATGTGATGACGGCTCATTCGTGCCATCATATTCGATGCTATCTGAGATGGATCAGTCCATGTTTCAGGATGAGTCTGGGCGAGCTGCGCAGTCGCAGATCAGGCTGACAGATCTCATCTCCAGCGCATCGCTCATCTTTGATTTTGCGCAGGAGGCTTCGGGCAGCACAAAAGACGTGATCGCTGGCGCCATAGGGCCAAGCCCAGAGTCGCCAAACGCGATCACCGGTTCTGCGTTGAATGGTTTTGTGAACGGCGACCTGACGGCTCCCCCTCTTACGCTGTACCAGCGCTTACGTGACGGTGATTCGCAGAGGCTGACGTTTTTTGAGTTCAGCAGAGTGTTGTATGGCAGTCGAATCTCACCTGGTACGCTGTGCTTGTCAGATGCGAATATCTCTGGCTCTGATGGTGCCTTTTCAGTCACGCTTCGTGATGATGGAAACGGAAACCTGTTTAGGTGCGATTCCACTGGGTCACACGCTTCGTGGTCATCGTGTGGTCATGTCTTCTACGATGAAGGCCTCGCTGTCATAAAGAGCCCACACCTCTGGCGCTTCGGTCAGAAACAGTTTTATGCATCATGGCAAGGAGAGCGCCCGATATACGTGGCCAAGTATGATGCGTTTGCACCAGCGCAAGCCGTGAACTCATCTAGCAACTCATCGTATCAAGAGTTGTTACCATCGCAGAACAGCTCTGAGCCAGCTGAATCGAACGTCTATATCGCTGGCACGGTGTGGCTTGACTCTAAGATGAACGTTGTGATGAGAGCCAAGCTAGCGCAGCCTGCGCTTAAGCGCGCAGGTTCGACCGTCACGATCAGACACAGGATAGATTACTGATGAGTAAGAAGGGCTTTTATGACTCTAGAGATGGGTCGCGCGTGCGGTATCGTAGCGGATGGGAGCTAGCGATGATGCGTTGGTTAGATGCGAATGACGACGTTGAGACGTGGAGGTATGAGCCACTTGACGTTCATTATGTCGCGTCTGAGAGCTCGTCAAAGATCAGAAGATACACGCCTGATTTTTTGATCGCGTGGAAAGATGGCACTCGTGAGCTCGTTGAGATCAAACCACTGCGCCGTATAAATCGCAAGGTGATCAAAAAGGCTGAGGCTGCGGCGGAGATCGCTCACGAGATAGACGTCATGTTCTCTATCATGACGGAGATCGAGTTAAAAACTATCGGTGTCTGCATATGATCACTGTCGGTCTAGACGTTTCAACGTCATGCACGGGCGTTTCCGTGATTGAGAATGGGCAGCCACTTCTTGTCGGAGCTGTGAGGACGGATCACATTGATTCAATCACGCTAAAAGCTAGCGCGGTCGCATCTGCTTTGTATGAGCATGTCGCAAACGCGTTCACCGTGGATAACGTCCTGATCGAGGAATCACTACAGGCATTTCGTCCAGGATTCTCATCAGCGAACACGATCTGTTCGCTTGCAAAGATGAATGGCATCGTGTCACTGCTCGCTGGCAGTGTTTTAAAAGCACCGATAACGTACGTCTCAGCTCAGACCGCCAGGCGACTGTGTGGTATCAAGATTATCAGAGGATCAGATAAAAGCGCAAAGGAGCAGGCGCTAGAGTGGGTGTTGCTAAACAAACTGTCGACGTGGTCAGTGCCGCTAAAGCCAAAAAAAGATGAGATGGCTGAGCAGGTCAAGGACGCCGCCGATTCACTCGTGATCGCTCTTGCGGGAGAGCGTCTGATACCAGACTTGAAGCGTGGCTTACAGTCACGTGTTGATGACACAGGTATCAACAGTCTCGTCTCGTCTGACGTTCCTAGAGAAAGCGTTGGGAAAGATCGTTGTGTCAAGATCTGGAAGGGAAGCGGCTGCACGCTGTCCGTTACCATCCTGCCAATCGAGAAGAGATCCAAAAAAGCTAAAGCTAGCGATAAGGGTGTCTGATTTTTTCAACCATTGCTGGGTGTGTGGGTGGAAATCTAAGACTCTGCTTCCATTAGTAAGGAAATTTGCGAAACACCTCGAGCAGGAGTATCTGCTGTCTCACAGCTCTCCCCTCTACGATGAGGAACACGTAGAAAGGATTGACAGTGTCACGCTGCCAGTCAGCTGCACGAGCATCGCGCAGTTACCATCATATCACAGAGCCGTGAAGTATATTAAGTTAAGAGGTCTCTCTGAGAGAGATGTCTGGCGATGGCGACTCATGTGGATCTCTGACGGAGAGTTTCGTGACAGGGTGCTATTCCCATCTTTCTCATCAGATGGATCTCTGAGCTTTTGGGTCGCGAGAGTGGCTGGTGAGTGGAGACCAAAGTATGTGAATCCCAACATCCCAGCAAACGATATCATCTTCGGAGAGATAGATGTTGATTTTAGAGGTGATATCATCATATGCGAGGGACCCTTTGACGCAGTGAAATGTGGTGACAGGGCCGTTCCGCTTCTTGGTTCGTCGCTGGATGAGAGTCACGCTCTGTTTGACACGATCGTTAAGAATGACAGTGTTGTCACGCTTATGTTAGATAGTGATGCTCAGAGAAAAGCGCTGAAGATAGCGAGCCTGCTTTCAAGTTATGATGTCACGGTGAAGATCGCGAGATCATCACCTGATCCTGGTGCCATGACACACCAGGAGTGTCAGGACGCTGTGAATAATGCCACGCTCTTTACGTGGGAATCGATGCTAAAATCTAAGATGGAGATCGCTCTAACGTGATCAATCAAGAGTCAGAAGTAAAATTTGTTGTTAGCAAAGAGGACATAGAGAAGTTCTTAACTGCTGGCGCGCGCGTCTCTAGCGGTCAGAAATTCATATCGTATTACGATGATGAATCAGGCGTATTAGCCACCTCGCGCGCCACCTTTCGTAGGAGGCTGAAGGGAAACGTTCTGTTAGATGAGCTCAAGACGTTGTCGTCATGGGACTCTAGGTCTCGCGTGTGTCAGGAGATATACGCTCCCGCTACAACGCTAGATCCTATGACGCAGTCACTGTGTTACGCTGATATGAGTCGAGAGATCTCAGACGCAGTAGCAGATCTGTTGGGATCGAAAGATTTTGTTCTGAGAAGATCTGATAGCGTGACGTTCACTCGTACGCTGCTTGCTGTCGATGGGATCGTTGGTCATTTTGACGTTGATGAATGCGTCACGCATACCGGCGCGACGTTCTATGAGATCGAGTTTGAATCAGACGACGACAAGGAACTAGCGAGCGCGGCTGCGTTTATCAAGCAGATGTGTAAGTCAGCGGAGTTAAGCACGCTCTCAAAGCGTGAGAGAGTGAGGTCTCTCTGTGAGAATAGCGCACACAGCTGACATTCACATCCGAGGTCTGACGCGTCATGATGAATATCGCGCCTTGTTGCAGCGTTTCACTCAGGATGTGCGTTCTCAGAATGCTGATGCGCTGCTGATAGCCGGAGACGTCTTTCACTCAAAAATTTCTGGTCTCACGCCAGAGTACATCGAGCTGTTCACTGAGTTTCTACGCATGCTATCTCGTGATGTTGAGCTGACGTTCATAACGCTCGGAAATCACGATGGAAACCTGTCAAACCTGACTCGCTTAGACTCTGTATCACCTATCGTCACAGCTGTCGGTGCGAAGAACATCATATGCTGTCGAGACTCAGGCGCATACGCCCTACCGGGAGGTTATTCACTTCACGTCTTCAGCCTGTTTGATAGGCCTGGTTGGTCATCACTATCGCCATCAGATGATATGATGAGCATCGCGACGTATCATGGTCCCGTTGCGGGCGCGATGACAGACATAGGCTGGCACATAGACGACGGCGAGATGCCCATCGAGCGCTTTGCAGGATACAAGGCTCTGCTGCTAGGTGATATCCATAAGCATCAGGTCTTTGAGCGCTCTGGAGCACCTTGGGGTGCCTACCCAGGCAGCCTGATCCAGCAGAATTTTGGCGAGGATGCTGATAAAGGATATTTGGTGTGGGATTTCTCGCCATCCGCGCCGACCCGCATCGATTTCAGGAGGCTCAGCAACCCCAAGCCTTTTATAACGCTAAGCGCCGCGGACGCGACTAAGCTTGATGAGAACGGCAGATACAGGATCGTCGCTAGGCGTTCCGAAAGAGCGAAGACTGACGCCATCATCGCTCAGCTGAAATCTTCTAGCATCGTTCACGATGTCATCGTGAAGTACGAGGATGACATCGTCATCGCTTCACAGGATGAGGACGTAACAGCTAACATGTCCGCGCCGCAGCTGATAGACGCTGCGTGCGATATGGGTTTTGACATCAGAGACAGGGTGTCAGCCGCGGAGACGCTCGATAGCGTGCTGCGAGACGCTATGTCAAGATCACCAGATAGAAAAAAGTGGTCTCTTAGAGCGATCAGGTTCGATAACGTGTTGTCGTACGGAGCTGATAACTTCGTCTCGTTTGACGATCTGAACGGGATCGTTGGATTGTTCGCTCCGAACGGGGCTGGCAAGTCATCATTCGTCGGCGCTATCACATACGTTCTTCTGAACGAGGCTGACAGGAATCGCGCTCGAACGAGCATGCTGATAAACAAGGACAGCGATCACTGCTTCGCGCGGGCCATCATAGACGTAGACGGCGTGACATACGCCGTCGAGAGGCAGACGGTTCGCGTACAAAGAAAGGATGGTTCTGATGCGTCTCAGACGCAGCTGAACGTCTTCAGGATAGACGGAGACATGTCAGTCGATGCGTGTGGTGAGCAGCGATCTGACACTGAAAAAATACTCAGATCTCTGATAGGAGATCCTGATGATTGTAAGGCGTCAAGCATCGCGACGCAAGGAAGCCTTAACAAGTTTATCGACGATGGTCCGACTGCGCGGCGCGCCGCGCTCGCTAGAACGCTAGGGCTGTCATATTTTGATGACGTCTACAAGACGCTCGTTGACAGAGTCTCAGAGAAGAGGGCTGAGCTTCGGACCCTTCCGACCATCGATATCTCGCTAGAACTTAAAACATTACGAGATCGACGCGAGCAGCTGAGGCGCCTGATCTCTAAACTCACGCATGAGCGAGAGGAACTGCTTGAGAACCAGCGAGAGGTTGAGGTCATCAAGGCGAGGATAGAAGCGCACGCCGCGACGTCTCTTCGCGCGAAAAACCTGAGGTCTGAGATACAGTCTATAAAAAACGCGCTAGACGTGCATGTCACGCGTGACAGGTCTCAGATAGCTCACGATTTCGAGCTCGCGTCGCGAGCAGCGGAAGAGCGCCAGGCGCTTAGTGATTTTCAGTCTAGGTTCAGCAGGGCGCAAGCAGATCTGCGTGCGAAGAAGCGTAGCCTTGCCGTGCTATCAAGCGTCCCATGCGGGGGATCGTTTTCGACGTGTCAGTTCATCAGAGACGCTGCCTCAGCGGCGACGTCCATCCCATCTGACGAACTCGCAGTCGCATCGCTCGAGTCGCAGCGACCGAGCGTCACCGAATATAACGGTCAGAGCATCCAGGCTCTGAGGTCAGAGATGAAGGCGGCTGATGACGCCGCTGAAAAACTAGCAAACAGGGACCAGTTGCGAGCGAAAATGCTCGTAGCTGAGAAAGAACTTGAGTCTCTTAGCGATCTGACGTTTGATGGCGCTGACGCTATGAAGCGTTCTGCGGTCATCACCAGCAGGATGCGCGCGATCGCGACCGAGATGTTAATCTCTGATCGAGAGTCTGATCAGGTCGCCGTCAAGATAGAGAGGTTAGAGCGTGACGCTCTAAGAAAATCAGATCTTCTGGCGACGATGCATGATGCTGAGCAGCTAGCTCAGGCGTTCTCTAAGCGAGGAGTGCCGCTACGGCTTCTGAAGTCACGGCTTGATATCATCAACGCGAGAGTGAGCGAGCTGCTAGAGACTTCATCGATATCAGCGAGAGCTATCATCGATGCTGACGAGCTGCAGATAGAGATAGAGAACGGTCCCACGAAAGTCCCAGTAGAGCTAGCTTGTGGGATGGAGAAGTTTTTCGTGGCGCTGGCTTTTCGCATGGCTATGGCGAAACTATCACCTTCATCAGCTGATTTCTTCATCATCGATGAGGGCTTCGGTTCTCTTGATGAGGCCGGTCTCGAGAGCGCATGCAAACTGCTGTCAGCGGCGAAGAGCATGTTTAGCTTTATCATAGTCGTGAGTCACGTTGATTACGTGAAGGACGTGGCTGATCACGCTTTAGAGGTGACGACTGATGCTTCTGGACGATCTAAGATCCGAGCTAGAATCACACAAGCTGCAGGATGACAGGTTCCTGCTGTTTGGAGACGCGATAGCCATGGTACTCGATCCGTTCTGTATAAAGTGTGACAGACTTCTCGTCAGAGATGATGTCATTGTGTGTCGTAGGTGCGCGCGTATACGTACTGATGGTGAAGTGGAACGACACAAAATATGAAGCGCTAGAGCTCGCTGAGATCATAGACGGGACGTGGGGAAAGACCGCGCAGCCCGTCGTCGGAATCTCAGTCACCGCTAGATTCACTGATGGTGGGCAATCGCTGACCGTCACAGCAACGACGACTACGAAAGCGTCTCCGAGAGACAGGCGAGACGCGTGTACACGCGCGTGTGATCAGCTCGATGGCGTGATCACCTCGTGGATCTCATCAGTAAAGAAGCAATACAAGGAGAGGGTGAAAGCGTCGCTTGTCGCAAAGATGACAACCGATGGTGAATCTGACGCGATCATACGCCCTCTCGGCAGATCAGACGTGCTGTGTGACTACCTAATCCAGCGAGTCATCAAGTTTAACCTTGGGTGATCGATGTGTCTGAGCCTACAAACATACGAAGCGATCACCTGCAAGAGATAGTTCGCTGCGGAAAAGATCCGCTATATTTCATCAAGAAATACGTCTTCATACAGCACCCCACTCGCGGCAAGCTAAGATTTGATACATTCACGTTTCAGGATGAGTGTATCTCGACTTTTGAGAAGCATCGCTTCAATATCGTGCTGAAGTCAAGGCAGCTTGGGCTATCAACGCTATGCGCTGCATACGTGCTCTGGCTCGCGATCTTTTTCAGGAATAAGAACGTTCTGATCATCGCGACAAAGCTAGGCACCGCGCAGAATTTCACAAAAAAAGTGAAATACGCTCTGAAGTACCTGCCCAAGTGGTTGCTGCTGCCAACATACCAGCACAACCAACGCGAGATCAGGTTCAGTAACGGCAGCACGATCACAGCGATTCCAACGTCAGAGGACGCTGGTAGGTCTGAGGCTCTGTCTCTACTGATAGTTGATGAAGCGGCGTTCATCAAAAACTTTGAGGAGATCTGGACTGGTCTCTATCCCACGATCAGCAGAGGTGGTCGCGCGATAGTCCTCTCAACGCCAAACGGCGCTGGTGGTCAGTATCACAAGCTATGGACGCTAGCCGAGGCGAAGCAGAACGATTTTCACACAATCAAGCTGCCTTGGCAGGTTCACCCTGAGCAGGACCAAGCGTGGTTTGACAAAGAGACGCGCGGCATGTCAAGACGAGACATCGCGCAGGAGCTTGAGTGTGACTTTTTGTCATCTGGCGATACGTTCCTTCAGGCTGAGGTGATTGAGAAGCTGAAGAAGCAGATCGTCACTCCGATCGCCAGGGATTTACGTGAGCAGGCGCTCTTGTATTGGGAGAAACCAGTTCCGAACAAGAAGTATGTCATCGGTTGCGACGTCGCCAGGGGTGACGCGAATGATTATTCAGCGTTTCACGTGTTGTCAGTCGCTGACTTCACGGCCGTCGCTGAGTTCAAGGGAAAGTGTAAGCCTGATAAATGCGCTCAGCTCCTGGACAGGGTCGGTCGTGAGTATAACAACGCGTTGATAGCGATCGAGAACAACAACATCGGTTACATGGTCTGCTCTAAGCTGATAGACATTGATTATCCACGAATGTTCTATGAGTCAGCTGGATCTAACGCGTTTGACTACAAACCGTTTCGCTCGAACGAGGCGCCTGGGTTCATAACTTCGTCTCGCACGAGAGACAAGATGCTGGCGAAGCTAGAGGAGCTCATTCGAAACGACGCTCTGAAAACATTCTCAGACAGGCTTTATAAAGAGTTTCTGACGTTTGTGTGGAATGGTAACAGGGCGGAGTCGACGCGCGGAACGAATGACGATCTTGTCATGAGTCTAGCGATCGCGGCGTGGGTCGTTGATCTGCTGTTTGGCACGGCGTCAGGAAAGTCATCTGGCCTGGCAGCTGCGCTGATACGGTCGATGACGATGCAGAAGACTCCATCAACAGTCATCGGCGTACCGATGACGATGAGACCGAATTCAATGATGTCAAGATCGTTTATGCAGCAGAACTCATGGCTGCTGTGATGACTGGTGAACACCGATGAACAAGAACAGAATCATACCTCTCAGTGAACTAGCGTCAATCGTGAAAAGAGAGATCACGAACTCCGCTCTTAGAGAAAGCGTCGATCACGAGCAGATCAGCGCCGTTGTCAGCTCAGCGTCAAAGCTCGCTAGCGCGATCAAGAAGTTTCAGGCTGACGCACCAGAGACAGCCGTCGGGTCGCTGTCTACGCAGCTTGCTGGAGCGCTGCAGACGTTAGATGACATGGTCACAAACCCAGCGTCATACGTCGCTCGAGTTAAGAAGACTGTCAGGCTCGCTCCCGTAGTCGATAAGAGCTAACTCTCGTTAAGAGCAAAACATGTCAGTACCAAAGGGCTTCTTCAAAAAGCTGTCTCGCCTTTTTATCAGCGGACCGCGATCAAAGCTGAAAGGGAAGACGGCGAAATCGTTTGATACGAGCGTCGCTGCTGTGAGGCAAGGCGCGCTGTCAATCGTGCAAAAATCGCAGAGCCCATCTTTCGCTAACATGACTGGTAACGCATACAACCTGACGGAGAGGCTGATGCGTTACCAGGACTTCCAGGAGATGGAATACACACCAGAGCTAGCATCAGCTCTTGACATATACGCTGACGAGGCGGTCGCGTGTGATGAAAAGGAACAGGTGTTTCACGTCTTCTCGCCTAACGAGGCGATCAAGACAGCGCTAGAGGACTTGTTCTATAATGTGATGAATGTCGAGTTCAACCTGCGTGGGTGGGTACGAAACCTGTGCAAGTACGGTGACTTCTTCCTCCTGAATGAGATAAACCCAGAGCATGGTGTGATACGCGTCGTGCCGCTCCCGGTGAACGAGATAGAGCGTGAGGAGGGATATGATCCGCAGGACCCTACCTTATACAGGTTCAAGTGGGTGACGCTGGGCAATCGCGCCCTTGACTGCTGGCAGGTCACTCACATGCGTCTGCTTGGAAACGATCAGTTTCTCCCATATGGGATGTCAGTCGTTGAATCAGCGAGGCGAATCTGGCGCCAGCTGATCCTGATCGAGGACGCGATGCTGACGTATCGCATCGTCAGAGCGCCTGAGCGTCGAGTTTTCTATGTTGATGTAGGCAACACGCCCCCGGAAGACGTGCCACTCGTCGTCGAAGAGGCGAAAAGGAACGTTCGCAGCGCGCCTGTCGTTGATAGGCAGACTGGCAGAGCCGACCTCCGCTACAACCCAGTTAGCATCGAGGAGGACTACTGGATCGCGGTTCGCGGGACCGAGTCTGGCACGAAGATCGATACGCTTCAGGGAGGTCAGAACGCCGCCGCCGTCGAGGACGTCCAGTATATCCAGAAAAAACTTTTTGCTGCGATCAAGATCCCGAAGGCGTACCTCGGTTATGATGAGGCGCTCTCCTCTAAGGCCACTCTCGCGCAGGAGGACATACGATTCTCTCGCACGACGTCTGTCATACAGAAGACGGTGCTCGCTGAGCTGCAACGCATCGCGATCATGCACCTCTTCTGCCTCGGATTTCCAGAGGAGGAGCTACAGGACTTCTCTATCAAACTTTCAAATCCTTCGACTGTCGCTCAGCAGCAGAAGCTTGAGCTGCTCAGAGCTAGAGTCGAGATCGCGGGATCATTCCCAGAGGGCATAGTGAACAGGTCGTGGATCCGCAAGGAGGTCCTGAACTTCACTGATGAACATATCGCGAAGATCGACGATGAACGCTTACAAGATCGTAAGATAGACGCCGCGATAGAGACTGCTGGTGAGGCGCCCGAGGGTGACTCTGGAGGCGGTGGTGGGGGTGGTGGAAGCCTATTCGGCGGCTCGGCTGAACCGCCTGGCGGTGGCGAGGGTGATTCTGAGAGTCCATTAGATCTAGCGGCAGGAGGAGCCTCTGAGCCGGAGCCTGGCGCTGAGCCTCCCGAGGCCGACGTGAACGCGAGTGATGATGTCGACGATGATCTTAACAAGGACGATGTCGCGCTTCTGACATCCGGTGATGATCCCGCGCAACTGGCGCTAGCAAAACGCAGGAGCTCCAGAAAAAGGAGGTCAGGCGCAGCCGCGCTCGCGATGCCAAATGCGTCAGACATGATCAGCCGTTCAGTCGATGATGATCCGTTTGATTCGCACTGGCTAAAGACCGCTGGCAAGAGCACTCTGGCTGAGGAACACGTTTTCAGGCGCTCTCCTCTCACGCCAGACATGATGAAGGTTTTGCAACGGATCCCAAAGGCGCCTGGCGTCCTGTGAGTATGAGTCTCGTCGAGTCACTCAAACACGCCTCTTGTCCGCGACACGCGTGATAGTTAACAGCACACGAAGATGATCAATAACGTCGGAATACTTCATGAGACGCTTGTCACGAGGGTGGCGAGTCTCATAGTCTCAAACAAAGAGAAGACAGCAGCGTCTATGCTTCGTCTGTCTAAGCGATTCTTTGCGCCTAGCAAGGCTCTGAACGCTGAGCTACGTCTGCACCTATCGCTGACAAAGTCTGCGAATCTCACGGAACACGCCGCGGTCGAGCTGCTACGATCTGTGCGAGAGTCAGCGTCAAAGGCTGACATGAAGCAGGTGTTAGAGGAGACAGACAAGGCCACAAAGATCATAGGCGCCGCGCTTGGTGATGATAAGATCATGCTTGAGCACTCTGAGTTCTCAAAGCACGTCCTCGCCGGGCGGCTCATAGCCGCGTGGCGTAAGGGCTCTAGCCCTGAGAAGATCGCCTCACTAGAGAGTGATCTCATCAAAAAGATGATGGCTCCGGCTGGGCGTCAGGAGCAGCAGACACAAGGCTCAGCATCAACAGAGATCTTGAATAAGATGATGACGCTTCGTATGGCTGAGGCGTATGGTGACAGGCTACGCGACGATCACAAAGAGATCATCGCTGATGCCGTCAGGGGTAACAAGGTCGCTCTTGTTAACAAAGCCCAGCGCCTCGCGGAACGCATGAACGTGATGGCGACGGCGTTGGCGGACCTGACGCCTGAGACGAAGCAGACGCTGAGAGAGCTCGCAGAAAAACTGACAAGCGCTGCGAAATCAGACAGCGTCTTGGATGATAAGTTTATCGCTCAGATGATGGCAAGCGCTGACGTTGAGCGAGAGTTTGCGCAGAGGGATTAATGAGAATCACCGTCAGACAGTTCAAGCGTCTTATAAAAGAGACGATAGAGGACGTGTCACAAGAGTCGCCACAAGACGCAGCTGAGCGACTCTTTGCGCGAGCTGAGAGTGTAGGAGCCGTCAAGGCAGCAAAGAAACAGCTGCGAAAAGATCTTCGTTCACTTGATAGTGATCAAGCGTATGCTCTTGCGGCCTCTAGCATCTGGGACGCGATACCTGATGATGACTCTCTTGATGATCCGGAAGTTACGCATTACATCGATTACTTGATCGATCTAGAGCTCACATGAATCTTTTAACGACATATGATGATTTCGTATATGATCCCGCGTTAGTGCGCGAATCAGCGTCTAAAAACGGGGGCCGCCTCATCATGAGCGGCATCCTACAGAAGGCTGAGACGCTAAATCAGAACGGCCGCGTGTATCCTCTTGCGATACTTGAACGCGAGGTGAGGAACTATCAAAAGTTTATCATCGAGCGACGCGCGATGGGCGAGCTAGATCACCCTGATGACAGCGTCGTAAACCTAAAGAACGTGTCTCACCTCATCCTAGAGGCCGAGCTCGATGGAAACGTCGTTCGAGGTAAGGTTGAGATACTTGACACACCGAGCGGGAAGATCCTTCGCAGCCTCGTTGAGGCTGGAGTGAAGATCGGCATCTCGTCAAGGGGCGTCGGGTCGACGAAAAAAGATGGTGACAGGCACGTCGTTCAGGACGACTTCCAGCTGATATGCTGGGACTACGTCTCAGAGCCTTCTACGCCAGGCGCTTTCATGTTGCCAGAGGGTAAAAGGCTCAGTGTCGCTGAGGTTAAGAGAGCGTTCTCTCGCTCTGACAGGATCGCTAGACTGGCGTCGCAGGCGCTTGCGCTGCGCTGATCAACACGTTTAGATCGGATCGCGCTCGCGCGGAGATATAATGCTTGATAACGTAAAACCAGGACCGAACTCGCTAGTCGAATATCTCGTGCCAGGTGTGCCGTGGGTGACATCATCCACGATCGCGCCCGCTGCGACGAAAGAACACGAGCTTCCAAACGTGTGCTCTAGCATCCACGCTAGGTGCCTCTCTAGCTCTGCTGGAGCGTTGCTCGTGGGTTTTACGCCTGCAGGCGTCGCCGGTACGCACCGCGTCAGCGTCGCGCCAGGAAGCTCGATAGACATGTCAGTTCGCACCAAAACTGTCGTCGTCGGGGCGCTCGGTGGAACGGCGTCATATGAGCTGCTGATCGGCCTCACGTTGATCAAGGCAAAAGAGTATCCGAAATACAGCGGGTCCGCTGGGACCCTCGAGGGTGTGTGATGAAGTTAAACATGGATGATCTTCGTGAGATCGTCGCGGATCTTGTCTCTGAGGAGCTAGATCGGCGAATAGATGAAGCCGTCTCTAGGAAGATGAGGTCGCTGGCTGTCAGCCTGATAGCTGAGGCGCGAGTCGCAAATGCTGCGACGACGCAGCAGAGACCGATCGTGACAGAATCACAAGCTCGTCCCGAGCGAAGGCCCGCTGATACGATCTCGTTTAAAAGGAAGGCTGCGACAAACATCTTTGAGGACGTCCTGCAAGACACGCAGCGAACCACGCTGCAGGCTCAAGAGCACGCAGAGAGGCGTCGTGATGCTCTTCCACAAGTGGTTGAGCAGGCTGGTGATCTGTTAGAAAAGTTAGCCTTCAGCGCGCCGCTGCCGACGAGATCGTCAGTTGTTCCAAAACCAGACGCGTAGTCATGATACGTATCTGACAGATAGCAGAAATAACAGATGCCAGGAACAGGAAAATACGGGACCGTCGTCAGCAAGCTACGTAAAAAGAACGTCTTGCTTGCGAAGGTCTTTCCTTTTGATCCACAGAATGATGGAAGCTTGACTCATGAGAAGCTTGTCTCGATAGCAAACGAGAAGCTGATCCCGCGAGTCCAGTTTGGAGATCCACTTCTGTCTCCACGCGTCGCGCTAGATTTTAGTGCGTCGCCTGCTGTTGTTGACGCGGTGACGAGCGCGACGCAGCCGTTTAAAGGTCTGCCGATGACACCGTTCACGCCTAACGTGGTCTCACCCGGCGCAGATCCCGGTGCTATCGGTGAGAACGTCGCGATAAATAACGATCCATTGAAAGCAGCCGATCCGGGTGTGACACCAGCAGATGTCAGACCAAACGTTGTGATCGGAACTAACGGCACTATCAGCCCTGCTCAGGCGGGTCCTGAGATCGGAGCGCTGAGGCTTGATGCCGCGAGAGAGACTCTGCAGCTGGGGAAGCATAACATCACATGACTGTCTATGAGCAGGCGCTGACTGACGCGCGAAAATACGTTGAGGTCGCTGAGGAGCGAGCCACAGAGAAGCTGCTCGCCGCGACTCTACCACGCATCCGTCGTCTCATTGAGAGCGAGGTCATAGGAGCGGGTGATGATGACCTCGACGTTGACGTTCAGATGACAGAGCCAGACGCGTCCGGAAACGTCACACTAAATGTCACACCCGCTGTCACGGCTGACGCGCAGGTCGCAAGACCAGAACCTACACCGCAACCTGTCATCCCGACGATCCCAACACCGCCGTCACCGTCGATCCCATCTGCCGATGTCATCGATTCCAGCGGAGAGATCCTTGATGGTGTTGATGATGCGTCTATGGAGGATGATGTGACAAGCGCTGTCGCTGAGGCGAAGATGATGCTTGGCGCAAGGATCTCAAAAAGATCACCAGCATACGCAGAGCGCCTGCAGGAGCTAAAAGCTCACATGACAGATATGTACACGCAGATCAACGCTGGCGGCGCTGACGATAGTGCGACAAGACGGCTAAGTGAAGCCTTGGAGCGCAGCCTAGCACAGCTAGCTGTTGGAGAGATTGGGATGAAGAGAATCAGAGAGAACGATATCAGCCTGAAGCTTACTGGTATGCCAGAGGACATCGATCTGCAGGACGTCGGAGTCGAGATCGAGTCAGATGGTGAGGATGGCGGCGAGCAATCGTCTGACACCAACGATGATGAGGGCGGCGATGACTCGAATCAGGATGATTCCGATTCGGGTGACGAGCTCGATTTCGGTGGTGATGATGATGATGGCGGCGATGACGATGACGATGACAACAAGCACGAGGCTGAAGAGCCGCTGCGTGATGATGACGTCATCGAGATCGATGAGGCCGAGATCAAGGCTGAGATCGCTCGCCTGAGGAGCGTCAGAGAAGCAGAGGCTCGCCCAGATAACAGGGGTCATGGCGCAGGTCACCTAGACGCTTTTGGTGATGGTCGCGCTGAGGGTGATCCGCTTGACGTTGATATCGTGACCGAGAGAAGTATCTCGAGGCTGCGCGCCCTGAAGACGAGAGCTCTCAGAGAGGGCAAGCTAAAGACATACCGCGAGTGTAAGGCGAGAATCGCGACCCTCACTCGTAACAGCGCGGCACCAGGCCGCAGGATTCCAGCGCGAGGCGCTGTGACACAGTCGGCTCGAGTTAATGAGTCGAGTGAGTTGGCAAAAGCCAACGTGACAAATGCTCAGCTCGCATATGCGAACAAACTGCTTCTCAGGAACGACATCTCCGCGGCGCAGAAGCGCCAGGTCATGGAGCGCCTGTCAAAGGCAGGGACCGTCAGGGAAGTCAAGATGATCTTTGAGAGCGTCATTGACTTGCTGAATGGTTCGCAGAAGCTAAACGAGAATCGTGGAGCTCGCCGCATGAGTGCATCATCGCGGACCGTGGGTTCTGGCTCGTCAACAACGATCAATGAGGGCGTCAGCGCAGCGCGATGGAGCGTTCTCGCTGGTCTCGCTCGCTAACGGTTAGGATACACAACACATTATGTCAACTGTCACAGTAAACCAGCTACTCTCTGGCATCAGAGAGAAACACGTCGGGCAGGAGAGGCGCCGCCTGACTGAGAAGTGGTCGCGGACCGGCCTCCTGAAAGGCCTTGACGAGACGCAGCGCGAGAACATGGCGCAGCTGCTCGAGAACCAGGCCGCACAGATCCTTCGTGAGGGTGCTAACGGCATCAGCACCGGTGGAGCAAGTGGAACGAGCACGGGAAACATCAACGGTTTCTCGAACATCGCGTTTCCCATGGTGCGTAGGGTCTTCGGCGCTCTCGTCGCAAATGAGATCGTCTCGATCCAACCTATGTCGCTGCCGGCGGGCCTGATTTTCTATCTCGACTACACCTACGGTTCAAACGTCGGTGGCGAGGCGGGTCTGAACCTCGATCCAAACTCCACCGCTGAGACGTATCAGGCGGGTCAGTCGCTCTTTAACAACCCAGCCGGTCGCGGCGTGCAGAGCGGCTCTCTTGCCGCAGGTGGCATGTATGACCTCGTGAACGTCGGTTACACTCGCGTTCACACAGGCTCTCACAGCCTCTCAGGCTCTGGCCTCGATATCGGCGCCTTCACTGGCACAGGTGATGCGTGGACTGTCGGCGGCGCTGTGCGAGCTGAGTCTGACATCACTGGCTCAAACGCTCGCTTCATCTCGTTTGACTCCCAGTTGACGAATGACGTGGCCGCAGGCCTGCTGAATTTCTGCTTCGCTCACATGTCAGTGAGCGCGATGCAGACGCTGATCCAGCGCGGCGACTTCCTGTCTCCTGAGCAGATCGCGATCACGAAGTTCGCGACGAATAACGGCGCGAGTGATTGGGGCGAGGCGTATCAGTCTGGCAAGGGCATCCTCAACCTCCGCCGCCTGAACAAGCGCGGTGATTGGAACGGTTCGACGTTCACGCCGAACCCCCTCAATGGCTCTCACGTGCAGTTCGTCGTGAAGCTGTCGACTGGTTCAGCTGTCCCGGCTGTCGCCACAGCGGCATCATGGTTCAGCATGGCGATCGCCGACTCGCTGCAGGCCGGTGACTCTGTCGGTTCGACCCTGACGATCCCGTCGTTTGAGTCCGACTTTGGCACGTCGCCATCACCAGCGATCCCTGAGATCGACATCAAGATCGAGTCTATCCCGATCACTGCAACGACTCGCAAGCTTCGCGCTCGCTGGTCACCGGAGCTGGCTCAGGACCTCAACGCCTATCACTCGATGGACGCTGAAGTCGAGCTGACATCGATCCTGTCACAGCAGGTCGCGCTTGAGATCGACAGAGAGATCCTGAACGACCTCGTGACGCAGGCCAACGGCGCGACGATGTATTGGAGCAGGTCTCCAGGCAAGTTTGTCGACAAGATCAGCGGCAGGACGATCAACCTGGCGAACTCGCTCGCGGTCGGTCCACACTTCACTGGCACTGTCAGGGAGTGGTACGAGACTCTGATCGAGACGATCATCGACGTCGGTAACACGATCCATCGCAAGACGCTCCGCGGCTCTGCGAACTTCATCGTCATCAGCCCTGATGTCGCGACGATCATCGAGTCATCAGTGTGTTACAAGCCGAAGCTGACGATCGACTCACAAGGTCAGGTCAGCGCACCGTTCTCGATTGGGTGTGAGCAGATCGGGACGCTGAGCAACCGCTTCACTGTCTACAAGGATCCGTACTTCTCTAGGAACAAGATCCTGATCGGGTATAAGGGCGGAAGCTACCTCGAGACCGGCTACGCTCCTTATGTCCCGCTGATCGTCACCCCGACGATCTTCGCGCCGGAGGACTTCACGCCGCGTAAGGGTGTCATGACCCGATACGGCAAGAAGATGATCAGGTCTGACTTCTACGGGACTGTCACCGTCATGGACATGAACATCATCTAACGGAGCGATCCTCACTTATAATGAGGATCAGTAAGCGTGCAAGTTAACACGCCCGGCGAGAGTCGGGCGTGTGTCGTTTGTTGAATAGGAGATGCGTACTCATGAGCGTTATGAAGGTGTCAGCGAGACGACTGTCGGCGATCATATTAGAGGTTAGTGCAGGTCGAAAGATGAGTGCTGGTGTCGCAAGTATCATCAAGAAGCTTGATAACGTCGACCTGACAGAGTTTGAGGTTAGCGCAATACTATCATCTGCGCAAAAGGCGTTGAAAGCGCTTCAGTCGTCGAAGAAGAAAAAAGGCGAGAGCTTTCCAAACCTAGAGGCTCTCACCGATAGAGCTGATGCCTTCATGACTGGTGGCGCTGACTGGGATGAGCTTGATGCGTTCAGATCTGGTTTGGAGAGTTTAGCTACCGATAATACCAGATCACTCGTCAGTAAGATCGTTGGTGGTATTGGTGATGTCTCTAACATCAACTCAGAGATAGAGACAGGTGATTTCGATGAAGATGAGGATTACGTCGATAAGCTTCGTGGAGACGCGGATCACGCTCATCTAAACGTTATGAGCATGTTAGAAGATCTATGGGCCGCGTCTCAAAGATGATCAGCCGTGTTCTAAATGATGCGCCTTTCATTTGAGCACATGAGTTCATCGTCTCTCACCGCTGTATGTCAGTGATGGTATCTATTGAATACGCATAAAACATCATCTGCACATCACCTCATCACACCTGATGAGCCGCTATGCTGTATGACAGCGTCGGTCACGTGATAGTTAACATCTGTGAAAATCTCTAACAAACAGTTATTCTCTCTCATCAGAGAGGCTGCGTCTGGTAATGGCGTGAAATTAGCTTCTGGTGAGCTTCAGAAGTTGTTGTTGAAAGCTGATGAGCTGATATCGTCAGCATGGCATAGTGATGCTGACGAACCTCATTTCGAAACGCTTTAAAACGTGCGTTAGTTTCATTTACGCCTTCTCAAGCGTCATCTATCGACCAGATCGTTCATGAGATGCATACGTGTTCAGAGCTTAATAGCGACATCAGAGCTGAAGATGATGATGCGTCTGAAGATATTGGTCTGTTGAGGCGCACCGCAGAAAAGCACAGGCGCCGCGCCGTGGCGCTTATAACAAAGTTATATAATGCATATGGGAGCAAGTAATGAGAAAGATGTCAGCTAGGCAGTTAGTCAGGGTGATAAAAGAGGCCGTCAACGGCGCGTCAGCGTCAGATCTGATGGAAGAGATCAGGCAGCACTATGCTGTCATAAAGGAGCTCGCAGGCCAGCTCGCTGACGCGCCGGATATCAGCGAGTTCCTAGAGGATTACAGTATGGCTGGTGCCTCAGATGACCCTGACGAGATGCTCGAACCTGTCGCTAGCGAGCTTATCGCGCTGACAGAGGAGGTCTGGAGCGCGCTGGATCGTGACCTGAGGAGCGACATCAAGTCGCTATCATAACATGATATCTGTATTTGAGAAGAGTAGCTCAAGCTCGAAACCTATCACGCGCGTGGGTGGAATCGGCTCGCTGGCGATCTGGCTCGTCGATAAGGACCCATCAGATTTTCTCTACGTAGATCAGCACGGTGACAGGATACCGTTTGAGGACATAGAGGACTCTCTTGGCCTGTCAACGAAGGATTTCACCTGGGAGAGCAGGGCGTTACGTGGGCTGCGAGCGCTCATCGGTGAGGCGATCAGACGGTGATGCCTCAGAGAGCCATGACACTTCTGGCATCGCTGCTGCATGAGATCGTATCAGCTCAGCACACCGCGTATCACACCGCGCCGATATACGAGGACGACATCGATGAGATGTCGTCGGGCGGCGTTGTTGGCTGCGCGGCGCGCGACGAAGACTCATCAGATCGTCTTAGAAGCGAGATCGTCAAGCGATGTAAGAGCGGCGACTCTAAGGCGATAGAACGTGGTGCTTGTACTCTCACAATGAAAGCTGCTAGGTCGACACAAGACTCTGAATGATGCGTACGGGCAGGAAAGAGCTATCAAATCTCACAAGCGCTGAGCCACAGGTGGTTCATATGACATATCCAGACAAGATGACATACAAGACGACCGTGACTAGGTTGCTAAGAGACCAGATCGCGAGTTTCGGCACTCCGACTTCAAAGTACCTTGAGATCGGCTGTGACGTTGGCTACACGACGCGCTCAGTCGCGCCGTTCTTTGAGGCGTGCTTAGGGATCGACATCGCTCCAGACAGGATCGATAGGGCTAACGTAGAAGGCGTCAAGAACTGTGAGTTTGTTGTCGGCGACTCTGCCTCGATCCCGCGTGGTCGTTGGGATGTCGTGCTGATCGACGCGGATCACTCATACGCTAGCGTCAAATCAGATTTTGACAACGTCGTAAGCGCCATCTCACCGGGAACGACAAGGATCATCTTTCATGACTACGGTCTTGTGTCAGCTGGTGTGAAAAGGTTCGTGTCAGAGTTTGGCGATAACGTACAATTTGTTGGCATGAAATCTGGATGGAACCCATTGGGTCAGCAGACTGACGACTATGAAGCGGCTATGATACAGCTCGTCATTCGATAAGAGCAACGGCGTTATCAAATCTCACTCCGAGTGAAACGCAGAGATATCTAAGTGCTAGAAAGCGAGTGAATCAAGCATATGCCTGTTAGCGTTCGTATCACAGACCGCGGTGTGATCGAGGAGTCGTCTCTCGTCGGCTCTCTGAGCATCGAGGTCCCGTCAGTCTCTAGGAGTGGTACGCTGGCGACGAGCACAGCGACAGTGGGTTCGTATACAGCGCCATCTCCAGGTTTCTATTTCATCACCGGAGCCGCCGCGTCTGGCTCTCTGTTCACAGTCCCGAACCCAGCAAATACACCTGGCGGTGAACTAAGCGTCGCAGAGATCGGCACGAACCAAGCTCTGCTCTCTGGTGCGTATGCTGGTAAGACGTTTGTGCTTTCTAACGGAACATCTCGTGGATCGGTCCTGATCGTGCCTGTCGGTGGCTCTGCGGCGATGAAATCAAACGGCACGTCTTGGTGCGTGTTTGCGTCATCTGGCTCGCTGACAGTCTATACATGACCTAGTGTCAGCATCATGGCTATCTAGAGCCTAGATGCTGATTGATCTAAACAGGCGCCGAAAGGCGCAGCAGCTGATATTTCCACAAAAATCTCAGCAGTTCACGACCTCGGGCCCATATGATTTCATATCATCTGGGTCTATCAGGCTGACACAGCGCCTGAATCTCGCTTTCACATCACAGTTTAACGTGACGGACGTCCCAGGCTCTGGGCTGACGAACGTTGACGCGCGACTCGTGGGTTCGACAGGGTCGTACACGTCTGTGACGGTTGATGCGTATGGAAGGATCATTTCTGGTTCATCAGCGTCAGTCACTCCGGGAACGTATTACGCAGTCGTAGTCAACGCGAACGGTGAAGTCGTTAGCGGTTCAACGCTCTCAGCGACACCCGGAACGTATACGATCGTCACAACAAACGCGCTTGGGTTCGTATCATCTGGCTCATCAAATATCATCACTCCTGGCACGTTAGCTCCTGTCACTGTCAACTCAACTGGTGAGGTGACGTCAGGTACCACAGGATCAGCTGCATTAGCTGGTTCTTACGCCTCTGTCTCCGTCAATCAGTATGGGCAGGTGATCAGTGGGTCAACTGTCGCGCCGCAGAGCGCGATGCCCCCGCTCGCAAAGCTCGTTCAGTTCTTCACATCAAGCGCAACCTGGACTGATCCGGGTGTTGGCTCATTTGTGCGAATCTTTCTGATTGGCGCCGGCGGGGGTGGCGGCGGCGGACCTCGTGGGACGATACCCGGCTGTGGTGGTGGCGGCGGCGGTGGAGGTGGTGGGATCACTGATTTCATCCTGCCGAAGAGCGTTGTCACTGGCTCGATACCTGTGACCGTCGGCGTTGGAGGCGCTGGCGGTGCGTCAATCACGATTGACAGCACTGCTGGCAACAATGGCGCGTCAGGTAGCATGTCAACTTTTGGGCTGCTGCTCAAGGCTGGTGGTGGTCAAGGTGGTAACGCTGGAACTTTAGCTGGCGCTGGTAGCGCCGGAAATGGTGGTGTCGGCGTTCAGCAAGGCGGCGCTGGTGGCAGCGGAAATACGTCGACGGGCGCCGCGAGCCCAGGTCAGAATACCTTTAGCTCATTCTTTGCTGTTGGCGCTCCGGGCGGCGGCGGGGGCGGCGCCCAGGGCGTCGGTGGCGACGGTGGTGTATCAATACTGTTAAGTGTTGCGATCGGCGCGTTCTCTGGCTCTGCGGGCGGTGGCTTGAACAGCGGTTCATCCCCCAGCGGTGCTGGTGGTGTCGGAGCGAGTTATGCTGTCTCGTCCCTGTGTCCAGGCGGTGGCGGTGGTGGCGGAGGTGGTGGCGGCGCTAGCGCAGTTGGAGGTGCGGGCGGCGCTGGCGGGTCGTTCGGTGGCGGAGGTGGCGGAGGTGGAGCGTCCTCAAACGGCTTTGCAAGCGGTAAGGGTGGAGATGGTGGTTCGGGTCTCGTGGCGGTCATGGTGTTTTGATGTCTGATTCACAACGTTCTCGAAAGACGTATCCTCTCACTGTTGACAGCAGCAGACCACTGGCGCAGTCAGTTTCGTCTGCGTATACGTACGTGGTCACGGGATCAACAACGCTTCCACGAGAAACAACGCTACGCTTCTCAAATTTCTTTCGTGTGACAGATGAGCCAGCAAGTTCATCAACAACGATAGACGTCGCTGAAGCTGGTTTGTCTGGATCGTATACGATCGTGTCGACTGACGCGTATGGCAGGGTCACATCTGGTTCTACGAATGCTGTGACGCCTGGAACGTATGCGACTGTCACGGTCAATTCGTCAGGCGAGGTGACGGGTGGGACGACTGGTTCTCTGACGACTGGTTCGGCTGGGACATATACAGTGTTCGCTGTGAATGCGCAAGGCCAGGTCACGTCCGGATCGTCATATAACATAACGCCGGGTACGTTCTCTACAGTCACGGTTGATTCGTTTGGTAGAGTCACGACTGGCACGACTGGGTCGGCTGGTCTTGCTGGGACGTACGCTTACGTGACCGTCAATCAGTTCGGTCTGATCACGAGCGGATCAGTAACGCTACCGACTTCGTCTCAACCACCAACAGCAAAACTGACACAGTTTTTTACGTCAAACTCGACTTGGGTCGATCCTGGGTTTGGCTCATTCGTCAGGATCTTTCTCATCGGCGGCGGCGGTGGTGGTGGTTCGGGTGCAAAATGGAGCACGACAACTGGTGGTGGCGGCGGTGGCGGTGGCGGGTGTATCACTGATTTGATCCTACCGAAGAGCGCTGTCACGGGTTCGATCTCGGTTGTCGTCGGCGCGGGCGGCGCTGGTGGGCCCGTGCCATCACCATCAGGTAATGGCACGAATGGTGTTACGGGTTCGGCGTCATTTTTTGGTCTTTTGGCTAGAGCGAACGGTGGCAATCGCGGATTGGGCGGCGTCGCTGGTGCTGGTGGCGCTGCTGGTGCTCAGGGAATCGGAATGTATCCTGGGGGCGCGGGTGGCGCGGGAGGGAAAACCTCTGTAGGCGCATCAGCGCCAACGACGACCCGCGCCGCGCCAGGTGGCGGCGGTGGAGGCGGTCACAATGTCGTCTCGTCGTTTTCAGGTGGCGCGGGAGGTGTCTCTCTAGTCATGAGCAACGTGATCCTGACGTTTTCATCGTCCGTCGGCGGCGGCGGCGCCAGTGGTTCGACTCCAGGAGGCTTTGGAGGTAACGGTGTTAGTTTTTCTTCTTCTCTGCTCTGCCCGGGCGCGGGCGGCGGCGGCGGCGCGGGAACTCATCAGAGTTTTACGTTTGCTGGCGACGGTGGCACCGGCGGCGCTTTTGGGGCTGGTGGTGGTGGCGGCGGCGGTGGGATGACGGGTAGCTTTGGTGGCAACGGCGCCGGAGGCGCTAGCGGGCTTGTCGCTGTTTTCGTTTTTTGAGCGAGTGTGAAACATGCTGCGAGATGCATCTAGGCTTCGACAGACATACCCATTTTACAGACCGCCTCCTGATGCAGCGATCGATGGCTCATCAGCTTACAACTTTGTCTCTAGCGGTTCGACTCTACCACAAGAACTCGTTCTAAAGTTCTCAACGCAGTTTCTTGTCACGGATGACGCAGCGACGCAGTCAACCATCGTCAGCATGAGACCGAACGCTGTCTCGGGATCTTACACGCGTGTTACGACTGACGCATATGGGCGTGTGACATCAGGGTCCGTGTCAACACTCGCGGCTGGGATCTATACGGCTGTCGTCGTGAACGCTAGTGGTGAGATCGTCGGCGGAACGTCAGGATCTGGCACGTCGGGAACAGCTGGCACGTATTCTAAAATCACTACAGACTCCGCGGGTCGCATCACTTCTGGCTCGCGTGTCACCACCACACCAGGAACGATGCTACCAGTCAGCGTTAACGCTGACGGTCGCGTGACGGGCGGGACAACGGGATCAGCGTCGATCGTAAACGTTTTTTCGCTAGTCCAGGTGAACCAGTATGGGCAGGTGATCAGTGGGTCAACAGTTTTGCTGACTAGCTCGATCGATCAGCCGGCTCCACTGATCCAATTCTTCACATCAAGCTCAACGTGGGTCGATCCTAACAGGGGATCATTTGTGCGCATCGTGGCGATGGGCGGCGGCGGTGGCGGTGGTGCAGGAGCGAGGGGTTCAGGAGCGACTGGCGCGATCGCGCAGGGCGGCGGCGGTGGCGGTGGCGGGGCGCTTAATGACATCACGTTGCCAAAGAGCGCTGTCACGGGTTCGATATCTGTGACAGTCGGAGCCGGCGGCGCTGGAGGTCCATCACAGGTTGTTGATGTGACTGATGGCGTGTCTGGTAGCAATGGTTCTCCGTCACTTTTTGGCGCGATCCTCCGATCTTTAGGAGGCGGAGGTGGTGCTGGAGGCCGCGTGAGTTTTGTGGGCGTAGGCGGCACTGGCGCGCCGGGCATGTTTCCAGGGGCGACAGGTGGTAGCACAGGTAATCCAGGCTTTACTAGCACGCTTGGTGGCCCTGGCGGCGGCGGTGGCGGGCAATATCAGAACGGTGGCGTCGCTTTTGGCACAGCTGGTGATGGTGGCGTCTCGCTGGTCGCCGGCGCGATGATCAGAGTGTTCTCTGGTTCTACTGGCGGCGCGTTGAACAGCGGTTCGCTACCAGGAGGGTCTGGCAGCGCTGGCACGAGTTATGCAGTGCAGCTATTATGTCCCGGCAGCGGTGGCGGTGGAGGAGCGACAAGAGTGACGTCAGGTTCAGCCGCTGGACCGGGCGGGGCTGGTGGGCTCTACGGCGCTGGCGGTGGCGGTGGAGGAGCGTCGATGTCTGGATCGGCGTCAGGCGCGGGCGGCGGCGGAGCTCAAGGATTCGTTGCGGTTTTTGTGTATTAATCTCCTGCTAAGGAGATTCTGACTATATGTTTTTTAGAACAGCTGCTGCGGTTTTTGCGTTATCTATGATCATTGGATGTGACATCTCGTCTCAGGCGCCATCAGATCCATACCACCAGTTTGACTGCTTGACGACGCCGTTAGAGATCAAGACACCAGAGAATATTGATCTTGATACGCCCCTGTCGTATATCATCACTGATGACGTTCTGACATGGTGCGGTCTACATGGGACGTGTGACATGTGGAAGAACGCAGCGCTCATAGCGCCCAAGGCTTTCACAGACGCACCAAACTATGCGCTGCCAACCACGTTTCACTTTGTCCAGATGGCGCAGTCTGACATGAAGAGCTTCGTCGTCAATGGCTCGACTATGAGCGCCTTTGATTACCTGTGTGTGACGCTCAAGTATCAGGCTTACACGTATCCAGAGCCGAACGTGACGTATATCTGTCCTGGGAAGATAGACTCAAAGACGACTCGGCCGGACGCTTGGGACGACTATTACGGCATCGGCGCGAAGGTCAGGTTCCTTGTCCACGAGAGGATTCATTTCGCGGCCAAGAAGACATGCCACCTGCCAGCTGACCTGTACGGGATCGAGTGTGGCGCACCGCAATCAGCGAGCACTTGTAGCATCGGGCTCACCGCTCTGACAGCGGCTGATAATACGTACCTGTGTCAGCCACACGTCTCGCATGGAGTCTGTGATCGGCAAATCCCGCCGATGCGCTGATAGCATGGAGAGCAGTTGACATCGTTCGCGCTTACACCAAACCCAACGCCGTTCGGCGTCTTTGATGCAGACCCACAATTTCAGAGCGACGCCGACAGCATGGTCGTTTTTGTCAAGCGAAAGCTTGGTGATGACGTCCTCAGCGTCGAGCTGACAAAGAAGCAGATCTGGGCGTGCTTTGAGGAGGCTGTCCTCGAGTACTCGAGGCTGATCAACGAGTCAAGGATAAAGTCCGAGCTTGTTGTCGTCCTTGGCACGCCGACAGGTAGCAGCGGTAGCGTTGACCTGTCGACGACATATGTCAGGCAGACGCTAGAGTTCCTTATGAGGATGTCTGAGGCGTACTCCTCGTACGGCGGGTATGGAGGCTCATACAACCTGAAGCTCGGGTATTTCGATCTAAAGATCGGCGTACAGGATTATGACATCTACTCAGACCTCATGTCAGCTGACGTCTCTGGTTCGAGGCTGATTGACACGCTACCGTCGGGTTCACGCGGTAAGCTGCGCGTGCTAGACGTCATGCACTTCGAGCCGCTCGCCGCGCAGCAGTTTCTCCTTAACGCGAGCAATGTGACAAACTTTCTCGCGACGAACTTCAACTACGAGTCGTACGTTAACAGCACGGTGTTCTACGTGCTGCCAGTCTTTGAAGACGTCCTGCGCCGCGGCATGCTTGAGGAGTCATTTAGGGTACGCCGGTCTCATTACAGCTATGAGATCACTGGCACGAAGCTTCGCATCTATCCCATGCCGAACAGCGGGCTGACGCTTGGTCACCTTTACATCAGAGTGATGCCACCACAGGACCCAACGACGCCATCATACGCGAGCGGTTCATACGGTGATGACTCTATGGGTGGCGTGACCGGTCCGTCTAACGCTCCGTACGGCGTCCTGAAATACAAGGACATAAACTCACCAGGTCGCCAGTGGATCAGGGACTACTGTTTCGCTTTGTGTAGAGAGCTACTAGGGCTGATACGCTCGAAGTTTGAGTCAATCCCCATACCTAACTCAGAAGTCAGGTTGAACGGCGATAACCTCGTGTCACAGGCGCGCGAGGACAAGGAGAAGCTGATCCAGCAGCTGCTGGATTTTCTGTCAGCGCTGACTAGAGACAAGCTCGCTGAGGTTCAGGCGTCACTCGCTGAGAACGTCGCTAAGCAGCTGAAGTATGTCCCAATCCCGAAGATGATATGGATCGGATGATGAACACAGAGATGAAACTTGAGTCATTGAGGAAGCTAATCAGAGAGGCGATCAGTCCAGATCTAGAGCGGTCAAACGACCAGCTTGGTAACATTATTCGAAAACTAGACGTGATCAGCGATTCAGTTCTTGCAAATGAATCTTTCACAGCCGCGGCGGCAGGAGCTGAGGTCATGCCAAAGACGATCTACTTGCTTAGTCAGATCGCAAACATCTCTGAGAAGATGGCCTTGGTTACACGCCGCGCCATCGGTTCAGCGAAGAAGGCCGTGTAATGTATAAAACGATTGGAGTCGCTGAATTTCGAAAACTTATCAGCGAGTCTCTAGATGACGATAGCGCTAGATTAGATCAGCATCTCACTAGCGCGTAGTCATACTGACATCGCTTCTTGAGGATGTGTTGCCAGTAGCGAAGCAGGGTGATCTGTCACTCGGGCGACTATGGCACCCTCGATAAAATGCATTCGATCACTAACGGTCTGTCACGAGTGCTCACACGTATCAGAAACGCCGATAGACGCAACATCAGGTGAGGCGACTACGGGCGGAGCTGCGGAGGTAGGACGCCATGCCTCGATTGTTTCTCACGCCAAGAGAGATCGGTTTTTTCAGCGATATCGCTAAGGAGCTGATCAAGGACGTGATAGATCAGAAGATCTTCTACTACTCAGTCTCTGAGCTCCGCACGCCCGCGTCTGACGTATACGGCGAGTCGATGAGAAAGGTCTTTGACCCTCCAGTAGAGATCGAGGCGCTCTGCGATACGCCTAACTTTGAGAACACGAACGACGCCTTCAGCCTTGACACGGTCGTTAAGATATCAATCTACGTCCAACATAGCGACATGGTCGATAAGGGCATAGAGATAAAAGCGGGAGACTTCTTCTCATATGGGAAAGTGTTCTATGAGATCTCGAGCGTCAATATCATCAAACCGATTCACGGCCAGGTCGAGCACCCAGACGGCTTCGTCATCACAGGTCTGCGCGCCAGGTCGACGATCATCGAGCAGTCCGTGACTCACGGTCCGACAGATGAATCGCTCTCAGACGCCGACGCGATCCAGACTGAGTTCGTCCAGCAGCGCGGCCTGCCTGAGAACAAACTCGGATCCACGAACGATGTTCGCGAGCTACAGCGTCGCGGTGTGCTAGAGCGACCGCTGACAGGTCAGAGAGCCGTGTCATCAAACGGGACGTCAACAAACGCGGCGCAGAGCTTCTATGATGAGTGATCCGCTGACGATCACGAGGCATCTTGCAAACGACGCTGGGTATGCTGGCCAGCCAGCTGCAGACCAGATCCCCGCGTGCTCGGTCGAGGACGTTGACATAGCGATACACATGGCGCTCTCCAGTGACATCGGCCTATCAGTCATTGACCCCAATGGAGTGGTCCCTGTCAGGGTCGTGTTCGCGGCTGGAGAGCGCTGGAGCCAGGTCAAGCGTGGATCGGCCCTGCGCGACGCTAACGGTTCCCTGATCCTACCGATCGTCGCTATCGTCAGGAGTGGAATATCTCATGACGCGACAGACGTTGTCGGTCGTGGCATCAACCAGCAGACTGGGAAGATCGCTGTGAGAAGGAGACTGTCAAAGTCTCGTGACAACTCGTTACAGCGACTGACGAATCGCGCCGGGCTCACAGATGCATCAGCGTGGTCGGCGCCATCAGGCTCAAGACCTCTGTCAAGGCGCTCAGTCGGATCTCTCCGCACCTATGACAGAAACGTTCAAGCAGGCGGCGTGCTACGCGATGACATATCGGCGAATGTGCTTGAGACGACGTATGTCCCAGCGCCGCAGTTTGTGACGATCTCATATGAGATAAAGATCTGGACGGCTTATACGACGCAGATGAACCAGATCACGGATCGCATCGTGTCGTGCTACCTTCCTCACGACAGGGCGATCAGGTTGTCGAGCCCGAAGGGTTACTGGTTCATCGCGTATGTCGAGGATGATGGTTTTTCTTATGACGGAAACGCTGACAGCCTGGGAGATTCCGAGCGCCTGATAAGAGCCTCGATGAAGGTCAGGGTCCCAGCGTATATCATCGCCACCGTGCCGCCTGGCGCGAAGTCATCGTCAAGGATCTCGCTGTCAAACCCAAGCGTTTCTTTTGATATGCCTGAGGTCTCAGACGCCGACGCGATGAGTGATATCGAGGCTCCCTTTCTAGGGAGCGATGATCCTACGCTCCCAAGGACTGTCTCAGCGTCACGCAGACGCGACATCAGAGACGACGGTTCAGGAAATCTCGGCGCGACGTGGAGGAGAGACCCAGCCATTAGCCAGCTCAGGCGAGGCGAGAAGCTTCCTCGCTTCAAGCGTGACAGGATCGCGTCGATCGCTAGGATTGATGACAGGTTTGTCAGATCGAGTGTAGTCAGCGCGACAAGCGGCGAGACGTCATACAGCGGTTTCGATCTGGCTGATTTCGAGTTAGCAGTTGATTGATACGTCGGCTCCTACTTAGCAGGAGCTCGGAGACGCTAGTTGGAACAGACATTTAAAGCAGCGAATTTTTACAGCACTGAGACTGACCTGTCAGTCGTTGAGCAGCAGGGACCATCAGGGACGCCGGCTGTCATAGCAGGTTCGTCATACCGTGGGCCCGCGTTCGTACCCGTGACTGTCGCGACCTCGACTGACTTCATAACTCGCTTTGGTGATTTTGATCGTAAGAGGCCAGCGACTCTAGCGGCTAGAGAATTCCTGCGTTCCGCGAAATCGCTAACGTTTATCAGGACTCTTGGCGCTGGAGCTAACGCGACGTCAGCTGACGTTCAGTCGACGTTGACGACTGGTCGCGTGAAGAATGCCGGTTTTAAGCTAGAGGGCGTCGTCGCGCCAGCTGACGCAAAGTCAAGGCACTGCGGTTGCGTGCAGTTTCTGTCAGCGAGGCACAGGCTGACGTCTGCCGAGGCAGCTGGCTATCCGCTGTTCACGCGTAACTCATCGTTCACGACGTCGTCTGGGTATGTTAACCTCGTCCGTGGTGTCATTATGACAGCAAGCGGCTCAAGGGTCATGCTTCTAGACGGTGATGAGTCGCTTGCCACGGCGCTGTCTAGCGCTCCTGACGATGTCGCTACAGTCGTGAGCGGTGCGTTCAAGCTCATCATCTCAAGCTCGGACCCGAGCTTTGGATCGGCTGATGGTTTCTCTGGTGTGAGAGCGTATTCAGCGTCCCTCGATCCGTCATCGCAGAACTATGTTGGAAAGCTGCTAAACGCTAGCGCGTCTAAGTTTGGTCAGGAGCAGCACGTCCTGTGGGCTGATTACGCCGTTGACGCCGAGATCGCATCAGCTGAGACGGTCGCCATCCTCTCTGGTTCAGGTAATACAGCCGCTGGCGCTGCCGAGGCCGGGTTGTCATATCGCAGAGCGTTTGGTGCGTTTGACACACGCTTTAAGACGCCAACGACTCCATGGTTCATCTCTCAGCCTTTTGGCGGCGTGGAGTCTGAGCTGTTTCGCGTTGAATCGATCGATGATGGAGAGAACGCAAATACCGTCTATAAGATCACGATCAGAGACGTGCAAGCGTCGATTGATGACACGTACCAGTATGGCACGTTCACCGTCCAGGTGCGTGATTGGAATGACTCTGATGTCGATCCTCGTGTCCTAGAGCAATACCCACTGTGTTCGCTCGATCCGTCATCAGAGAAGTATGTCTCGAGGGTGATAGGTGATCGCCGCGTCATGATGAACTTTGATGCAGCGCTGGCGGGTGAGCGTCGTCTGTCAGTCAGCGGGCAGTACGACAACGTGTCATCTCGCGTCAGAGTGATAGTGAGTGATGCTGTGGCGAGAAAGATCGTTTCACCGCGCGCCCTGCCATTTGGCTTCCGCGGGATCAGTGTGCTGAAGACGACTGACAGTTTGGCAGACACCGCTCCCAGCTCTGCGACGGCGCGCATCACCGGATACCTCAGCTCGTCTGTCGGCGCCGCGCTGTCAGGATCTGTCATCCCGCCAATCCCGTTTCGACAGAAACTGACCAGAGGTCTTGGACCGTCATCGCCTGCGTGGTTAGGGCAACCTGCGCCGACAGAGAGCGTGCTGCCGTCATTGACGTGGGGTGTGAAATTTGAGAGGTCAAACTCTCCGCTGAACGCGAACGTCTCACAGGAGAACAGCAGGTTTATTGCGGCGCTCACGAGATTCTCCGGGATCGCTGAGCTTGACGTGCTGGTGACTGGATCCGGCGCCGATCGCCTGTGTAATAACAAGTTCTCGCTTGCGAACGTCGTTTTCTCTAACGGGTCCGTCGCTGATGTCACGGCGTCAGCTGACGTTCATATCAGAGAGGCGGCGTACTGGCGCGACGCTAAGGGCGATGCATCTGACGGTCGAGTCCTAGATCCAACGCTCGGCAAGAGGGTCACTGCTGCGACGCTGCTGGCATCTGGGACGCCACAGCTGTTTAACAAGTTCTCTAACTTCCTGAAGTTCACGACAGTGATGTTCGGGGGCTTTGATGGGTTAAACGTCCTTGATCCAGAGGACGCGCTTATGAGCGACAAGGCGTCATCATTTGACGCTCTCGGTGGCGCGTCATCAGGCTATGTGCCGACAGGCTTCAGCGCTACAGTCGCTGGCGCTGGGTCAGCGAACAACGTCGTCAGCTCTCTCAGGGCCGCTGTTGATATCGCCACTGATCCAACTGCCGTTGACGCGAACGTGTTCTGCATACCCGGGATCAGAGAGTCATTCATCACAGATTACGCCGCGCAGAGGTCAAAGACAAACGCCGCGCTGTTTTACGTGATGGACGTCCCAGCGTTCTCTAGCGATAGCTCTCGACTTTTTGCAACCTCTACGAAGAGACCTAGCGTCGACAAGACGGCAACGCAGTTCGCAGGCCGCGCGATCGATAACAGTTATGCTGCGGCGTACTTCCCAGACGTCTTCATGTTAGATGACAGGGACGTGTCAGCGAGAGTGCCTGCGTCAGTCGCGATGATGGGCGTGTTGGCCACAAATGATCACATCGCGTTTCCATGGTCAGCTCCAGCTGGTTATAATAGAGCGCTGCTGCAGAACGTATCGAACTCCTCGATAAGGATGTCTGAGGCGGATCGTGACAGGTTGAGCGATGTCAGGATCAACATGATCTCCAAGTCACCAGACCTTGGGTGGGCCGTCACGGGTCAGAAGACGCTGCAGCTGCGCGCGTCAGCGCTAGATCGCGTTAACGTTCGCAGGATGCTCGTAGAGATCAAGCGCAAGATCCTTCAGGCGGCGAGGAAGGTCACGTTTGAGCAGAACGACGCCGCGACGAGATCGCTTCTTAAGAAGAACATCGATCAGACTCTTGGGTTCGTCAAGGCTCAGGCGGGAGTCGAAGACTTCATCGTCACGATCGACGATTCGAACAATACGCAGGATGACATCGATCTGAACAAGATGAACTGCTCTGTCGCGGTTGTCCCAACTAGGTCGATCGAGTACGTCGTCATCTCCTTCATCGTGACTCGCAGCGGCGTCATCTTTGTCTAAGGGATCATAATGAAAATCACCAACGCTCATCTTAAAAAGATCATCAGTGAGGCTATATCAGGCGCCGGTGCGCACCGCCTGTCAGACGGTATCGCTAAACGCATCGAGCCTGTCATACGTGACTGTGCTTCAAAGCTGCTTGACGCGATGGCGGATGCGGCTTCAAAATATGATGACGATAGCGAATACGGTCATTATATCGGTGAGTTTGATTTTCGTGACAATCGTGAGGCGCTGCAGCACCTGCTGCTGAACATCTCTGAGACGATCAACGATATCGCTGACGACATCGTTGAGAGAGGTATCGAGAGTGAGGAGGACATGTTCTCAAACGGTGATACGTTTCAGACAAACGCCTTCATGAAAGCGAGAGCCAGAAGAGATACATTCGTCAACGCAAAGCGCGCTAGACCGAAGATGTCATAACTAACGCCGCCGCGCGTTTAGACTAATTACGCTGAGAAAGCGAGAACATGGCTACACTTAAGTTTGGTGGCGCGGGCGCCCGCGCCAGAGAGATTGATAGCACAGCAGCTGTCAAAAGATCACCGGTAGGCGTCCCAGCTGGTGTCATCGGGACATCACCGTCAGGTCCCGCCTTTGTTCCTACGACCGTCGCTGATAGCGCGGAGCTTTTTAGCGTCTTTGGTAAGACCGATGGTGAAAAGTTTGGATTGCTAGCTGGGTATCAGTGGCTGCAGCGCGCAGGTGCATTAACATACACCCGCGTATTGGGAGCCGGATCTGGTCTGCAACGAGATACGTCAACAAAACCCGGTAGGGTGATCGCTGCAGGCTTCGTCGTCGGAGAGAATGAGCCAAGCGGTTCTGCTGGCGAACTCAGCGCGAACCCATACGCGAACTCTGGTGGCGCGCCAGGCAGGACGCTCTTTCTCGGATGTTTCATGTCTGAGTCAGCTGGTTCGACTGTTTTCAGCTCAGCTGGACTTCAAGGCGTTGGATCTGTGACGCCAGGCGTTAACACAGCTATCCCAGTGCTGCGCGGTGTGATATTTGCTGCGTCAGGAGTCGTGCCAAGGCTTTCATCGTCAGCTGAGGGCACGTCAAACAACCAGCCCCTCTCGGATCTGATCGCGACGTCAGCGACTTCTACGGGTTCAGCGCTCGGTGCTGTCGTACTCTCTGACTCTGGCACTGTCAAGCAAGAGTTTGTCATGCTCCTGAACGGTCACAAAGGTGTCAGCGCCAAGTGGCCAAACGTTCTGACGGCATCATTCGACATGCTCGCTCCGAACTATTTTTCAAGGGTGCTAAACACCGACCCAACGAAGCTACAGGAGGCTGGACACTTTCTTTACGCCAGCTGGGACGTTCACCCAGCTCTCGCGGTCGTCACTGGCTCTGGGTTGCTTCTGACAACATCAGGCGCTGGTGCGACCGCAACGGCGCGAAACGGCGCTGAATCATCCGCATTCATACTGACGTCATCTCTTTCAAGAGACTTGGGGTCAGCGACTGTACCTGACTATGAGAACTGGGAGGACAGGTTCTCACACGCTGTCACGCCGTGGATCACGTCTCAGAAGCTTGGTGGCTACCCAGTCAACCTGATGCGCTTTCACGCGAGATCAGACGGCGCTGGTCAGTCAAACAAGTGGAAGATAGCGATAGAGAACATCGTTCTCTCGGCTGATCCGCTGAACCAGTACTGCTCGTTTGATGTCGTTGTCCGCGACTGGAACGACAGAGACGTAGAGCCAGTCGTCATAGAGCAGTTTCGTGGTGTGAACCTTGACCCGACGTCTGACAGGTACGTCTCAAGGATCGTCGGTGACAAGAACAGGTTTTATGATTTTGACGCATCTGAGATCGATCAGCGGATCATTGAGGATGGTTCATACGCAAACGCATCATCAGTGATTAGAGTCGAGGTGTCAGCCGCTGTTGATGAGGGCACGCTTGATCCGACGGCGGTCCCGTTTGGGTTCAGAGGCCCTCAGCACGTTGTCACGTCAGGCTCAGCGCCGATGCAGAGCGTGAGCACGACGCAGCTATCTGTTACGACCTCTGTGAAGAGGCTCGTCGAGCCCCCTCTACTCTATCGTGGTTCTGTGACAGCTGGCTCTGGTTCGCGAGCTCAGGCTGATTCATCGCTGTATTGGGGTGTGCAGTTTGAGCATATCACTGATTTAACGGCGCAGAACGGGTCAACGCTGCAGAACGCGTCTGTTGACGCGTATGCGAAGCACTTTCCGATCCACATGACATCATACGTCAATTTCGCGGTCGGCTACGAGACCGTTGGAGCTGTTGACACTGATACTCTTGGCATCATTGACGCAGATCGCTTCTGTAAGAATGGTTTCTCTCTTGGCAATGTTCGCATCGTCACTGCGTCAAACGGCCTCGCCGACCCAGACGCTTGGGCGAGCGCAACATATGTCAGAGATGGTGTCATACCCGTCAACGACGTGACTAAGACGCGAGCTATGACAGCATCTGACGTCACGAACGCGAATAGGCGTTTCATCAAATTTGTCACACTGATGCAGGGCGGTTTTGACGGTGTCAACGTGTTTGACTTGGACGAGGCTAAGCTATCTGACGACGCCGTGTCAGCTGACATAGCATCAACCCTTCGAGGGCAGAGAAGCGGTCCATCAGTCGTCGCATACACGAAGGCGATCAGCGTCATGAGAAACACGCTGGAGGCTGACGTCCAGCTGCTGGCGCTACCAGGCATCAGGACGCCAGCTGTCATAGACGCAGCGATCTCGACTGTTGAGGACAGAGTCGACGCTCTGCTTCTGATCGACCCGGTCCTGTATGACTCAAACGATTCCGTGTTGCGATCAGATTCATCTGTCGCTCCGAGCCCAGCGTTCACGTCACAGGAGTTCACAGCGAGATCATTAAACTCCAGCTTCGCCGCCGCATATTTCCCTGACGTGATCATGCGAGATCCAAACACTCGCACCAACGTGACAGCTCCGGGCACCGTCGCCGCTATCGCAGCCATGGCTCTGAACGATGCGGTTGGTAGACCATGGCTCGCGCCAGCAGGTCTGACTCGTGGTTCCGTCGTCGATGGCGTCGAGCCCAGAGTGATGCTGTCTCAGGAACAGGTTGACGTCCTGTATGACTCTTGCCTGAACCCGATCATATCGTTCCCAAGCCCTGAGCTAGGAGGCATCTCAAGGCGCTCAGGGGCTACTGTGTGGGGGCAGAAGACGCTGTATTCTAGAGCGAATAGCTCGCTTGATAGGATCAATGTCAGGCGCTTGCTGATCGCCATCAGGAGGATCGTCCGTCGTGCAGTGCTGACGATCGAGTTTGAGCCGAACCGCGAGTCAACGCTCGCGTTGCTGACATCAAAGATAAACCCACAGCTGCAAAAGATCCAGAATGAGCACGGGTTAGCAGCGTATCGTATAATCGTCGATGCGTCAACGACGTCTCAAGCTGACATCGAGAACAATACCGTGAGAGGTAAGATCCTTGTCGCGCCTGTGAAGTCTGTGGAGTTTGTCTCTGTCGATTTCAACATCAAGAATCCCGGCTCTGTCTGATGATAAAACACTCGACGTTCAACAAGATCCTCCGCGAGGAGCTAGCGCTCGCTAAACTGGTCGGTCTATCAGAGTCTACAAAGACTCCTCGCGAGGTTCGTGTTGATAGTGTGAAGTCAGGTGATGAGATGGAGCGAGCTAGAGACGCTGAGGCGCGCAACAATGCCACTGAGCTCAAGCGACGCGAGCGAAAGGATAGGCAGCGATGGCGCTGACCACCAAGCGTATTATGCAGATAGTGTCTGAAGAGATCTTTCTATCAGAGAAGATAGCGGAAACAGTCTCTCGTATCACTGATGAATCATTAGAAAAACTCGCGATCAATCTAGTTGAAGCGTTCAATGTTGCGGGTTACGAAGCAAAAATCAGTAGATGGAACGGTTCTCTGAACAGGATCGTGGTTGATGTGAAGCGTCCTGCGTCTGATACGCGCTTGCCAGTCAAAAGACAACGTGATAAGCTTGCGCAGATCATGACTCTCGCTGGTTGGAGTTTTCGAGGCGTCAGTCCCGCTGGGATGAAAAACAGCGATGGTGACAGAACGTTTGAGAAAGATGGCGTGGTAGTGTCGCTCGGTGTCTCAAGCCGTGGCGCCGCTGGGATCTATTTCCCAGACCCACAATATGATTCGGATATCACATGAACAGCGTCAGGTTTAAGCAGATTCTCGCTGAAGAGATCAGGATGCGAGGTCTCTTAGAAGGTTCCCCAAGGCCGCCAGCTGAGGAACCTGCGGCAGAGCTAGGAGGTCTGAAGACCGCTCACGTCGATCGCAGTCTCGGGTATTTCATCGCTGATTATCTGAAAAAGCGATTTCGAGACAGACGGTTTCGCGAGTCGATCATCTCAAAGATGGAGGAGCGAGACGACCTCTATGCGCCTAGCGGCAGGACAGGCCTGACAGATAGCATCGTGCAGCGCACGACGAGCGTCGTGATCGAGCAGATAAACGCTGAGCTACGTGAGATGATAGAGGATGTCATCAGGCAACTCATGATGAGATGGAGAGTGTGGTGATGAGTAAGATCATTCGCGTTTATCACGCTGATTGTGATGGTTACGAGACGACAAACAGAGATGATGCAGTGGGTTTCGGCGCGAAGCTCTCATGTGGCCACGATGTTTTTAACCTGAAGTCGTGGGGCAGCTCTAAACCGAAGATCGATAGTGATGTGAGTTGCGACAGGTGTTCTGGACGTGTGTCTGAGTCGCTAGCCGCGCTTATAAAAGAGGCGATCGATAGTGTTGATGAGCGATCTGCGCTTACTGTTGCTGATTTACGTCGAATGCTTGAGGACGAGAAATCACGCGTGTGTTACGGCGAGTGGGTGAGAGGCCAGAGCGGCACGTGGTCACTTAAACTGGCTGATAATATCGATGTGAAGCTATCTCTTAACTGCTCATCTGAGCAGGAGGTCAAGGGACGTCTGCGTGTCGGAAAAAGAATCACTCGCGTCAGTATAAGCGTGTTCTGTTACGCTCCAATGTATCGAAACATCTATAGCAGATCGTTCGCCTCTGTTCGAGGTGAAGATGCGTCCGCTAGGCAGAAAATCGACGTTGTGAAAAAAAGAGCGTTGGATCTTGCTAACAATCGGTTCGGCCTGAACGCAGGTGAGTTTGATTTTGATTTCTCATAGCGAGAAAAGAAAGAAGTAAGTGTCTTGAGAACGAGTCTTTTGCGAAAGATCGTCAGCGAAGCGATCGGCCCAGTGATGGGCACGAAGCGGACGAGCCCACTTGAGAGGATCGCTGGCAGAGCCGCTAGTGATTTTAGCGCGTTTGTCTATGATGACGCAGCCAACAATGGAGTTGAGATCAACGATGATCTTGCGATTCGCGTTCAGGAAGTTGAGAGGCGTATCAGGGCGTCACTGATAAAACTCTACAGCGTAGAGCTTGAAAAGCTTTACTGATCTGTGACAACAGATGAATCATAAACTTAGCGCTCAGATCTCTATGCTTGTGGAGCTTGTTCAGATGTCTCTTGGATCAGATGACGTCGATGACACCGATCCTTTAGCCGATTATGTCAAGTCACGCAAGCGTAACGGGCAGTCCTCGCAGCTATCGACAGATAGCTCCACACAAGGCTCTACGATTCGCTGCTAGGTGACACCTGATAGCCTGAGCCATGGATTCTATATCGTCTCGAGTGATGGCACCCTGGGTGCCAGGGCGCTCGAGACAGCACCTGATTCAGAGGAGATCACATGAATACGCTTAGAGAAGCTCTGTTTGATAGCATCAATGACGAACCAGAAGATACACTATATGACAGTGAGTTCAGCGATGATGACGCTGAGTCAGACGATCTTCTACTGGACGATGAAGATGAGTATCCTGATGAAGAGCTATCAGACGTCGACCTTGACGACGCTGAATCAGATGAAGAAGATACGTTAGACGATGATTACTCGTAAGGTCAGCGTCGCCAATGACGCGGTCAAACACTCATTGCAAAAATCGCGCATAGCGATCGCTGACGCCGCCAGCGCATCGATAGCAAGCAACATAGCGTCTCAATACGCCGATCGCATCAAAACGTTAATCCAGATAGCCTCAGCATCAGCAGATCCTGATAATCAGGAAGACAAAGCGGCGATTGAAAGCATGTCTACTTCGCTGAGTCAGATAAAGAACTTTGGGCAGAGTGACAAGATGAGAGTGACAGTCAGGGAGCTACGGCAGATCGTCTCCGAAGCCGTGCGTGGCAAGAAGCAGCAGAAGTCTAAGCTCGCTCTCAGCGCGCAGAACTATCCAAAATCGTGGAGCGAGTATCGCAAGTATGTCGCCTCGTTGGCGACTGAGCTCGGGCTCTCACCTGACGTCATCAGCGTCATCAGCGACCTTGATTATGGTGGGTCTGATGATGTGACGGGCCCGCTGTGGGACGCCTGGCAAGAGTGCGAGATCGAGGCGACTCGAAAGTATCGCGATGATGAAGGCAGGGAGGACGGAGCGAGCGCCGTCGCTGGCACGATACACGACCTCTTCATCGATCTCGGCAAGCTAAGCGGCAAGAACGCGGCGTCCGTCGCTGAGAGAGCTGACGCGGCAGCGTGCGGGTTTGGTGTGCCAGAGTATGAGAAATCGAAGCGAGAGATCGCTGACCCGATGGGTATGGCTGAGCTGATAGCCTCCGAGCTACGCAAGCTGCGAGTCACGCCTGTCGTCTCTCAGCTTCACAAGACAGCGATGGTCGATGTGAAACGCTCGAAGAAGAGTGGCGAGGAGATGCGTGACGCCGTCTTCGCTGCCGTACGCGCCGCGGGCTTTGATGTCAAGAATGATGACGGTATGATCGTCGAGGTACCTCTTGACAGCAGCGGTTCAGAGGTGCTAGAGATCTCATATGACTGGGCTGATCCGAAGGACTCACGCGTGAAAGTACCGCCAGAGATACTGACAGTTGATTTTGACGTGTCGATCAGCATCCGCGAGGATCGTTTTGCTCGTCGTAGAGGCTACTGATGCATAAAAGAAGCAAGCTTTCGCCGTTACGAGTTCTTATATCAGAGGCGATCTACAGTGGCGCTCGAACCGCGACGCTGAAGACGCTTCAGGATCCGTACGTCGTGAACTACAAGGCTCACTGCAGGGACTCAAGCGTGACGAAATTGCAGCTCAAGCGACACACTTTAAACGATTACGGCGAGCTGCTTGTGTACATCGCTGAGAACGAGGGTAAGCGCTGGGATGACCCGCGCCACGCTGACACATCAACAGCTCGCCACGAGCACATCATCAGCAAGCAGGAGTTTCGAGACCTGCTAAGATCGCTTGGTTTTACGGAGCGAGCGATCAGAGACGTAGAGTTTGATTTCCACGGTGGTGACAGGTCTGGAGCGATCGCGATGAACGTAAACGATCGATTCATCAGTGACTGGCGTAGATTGTTTGGGACAGAGAAAGTGGTGGATCTGACATGAGGATAATGGTAAGAGATTTTAAGAATCTTCTGCGCGAGGCGCTTAGCGCTGAAGAAAATTCAAAGCGATCGCAAAACATTTTACGCGAAGCCAGTGAGACATACACTTGTTCGTTTGACGTGACGTCAGATGATAAAGAAAAGATTAGAAAGAGCCTAGCTACGTCTGGCGTGACGATCTCGCAGATCCGTGTGTCACCTAATGATGATACTGAGGTTCGCGTTCGCGGCACGGCTGAGCAGGTGAAGGCCGCTTTGCGATGGGGTCTGCGAGGCTCCGGCGAGAGAGTGTCTGACTATTTTGAAGAGTACGCGAAGAAGTCTCGGTAAGCGAGCTCTCGCATACATAAGGTGAAGAGGGATCTTTACACATGGCAGTTGAGACACTAGACGTTACGTCGATGCTCGCGACTCATTTTGAGCCGAAGCGAAAGAATCGCTGGTTGCTCGCGATCGAGGGTGTTGATGCGTACCTGCTAAAGTCCGCGGCACGCCCGACGGCGACAACTGAGGAGGTCGAGATCTCGTGGATCAACGCCACGAGGTACCTCGCGAGCAAGACGAAATGGAACCCGATCGCTGTCACGATGCACGACCCGATCGCGCCATCAGGCGCCCAGCAGATGACAGAATGGCTCAGGCTGATCTACGAGAACGTCTCAGGCAGGTCTGGTTACGCTGATTTCTATAAGAGAAACCTCCAGCTGAAGGTCCTTGATCCAGTCGGGAACGTGATCGAGCTGTGGGACCTCATCGGCGCCTGGCCAACAGAGATCAACTTCGGTGAGCTGACGTATGAGGACGGGACTCCGGTAGAGATCTCGTGCAACCTCAGGTTTGACCAGGCGATCCTGCAATTCTAACATTCATCAAACAAATCCAGCCGCGCTCGCTGATGCTTGTTCGGCAGAAAGCAATAGAAACAGACATGAAGATCACAGTCAGAGAGTTGAAGAGCGTCATCGGTCGCGCTGTCGCTGAGGCGAAGGGTGCCAAGTCTAAGAAAAAGCCGATCGCTGATAAGAAAAAGAAGCGCACTGTCCGCGAGGGCGCAGAGCACGCTGAGATCGCTGACGCGTTTGAGCAGCTGATCGATATGCATGGTTGGGATGAGATCCCGAACGGCGAGCAGATGCTTGCGTCGCTGCGCAAGATGAACGCACGCCTGCAGGTAAGCTCGACGCAGGAGTGACACGAGATGAAAGTCACAGCCAGACAACTGACGCATGCGATCAGGGAATCACTGCTACATCATACAGAGGATGATGCGACTGATAACTCTTACGCTGCGACTCAGGCATCAGAAGCGATAGGTGGTGTCATCGGAGCGATGAATTTTCTTGATGATACGCTCGGCGGCGCTGGAGCGCCGCTGCCGTCAGATCCACGGCTAGATCGGTACGTTGAACGACTTCGTCTGGCATCCTCTAGATACAGAGAGGCGTTGGATGCCTTGCAGTCGCTGCTCGATCATGTGACCTCTTGATCGCCAGCCTTCAATCGCTCAGAGAACTGTGTGCTGAAGCTCTTTGAGTTCCTGAAGAATTTCAGGAACGCGCTGTCTAAGAAAAAGACGTTACACCAGTCATTAGCGTGTCGCATCCCGCGACCACTACCCTGCTCTATCGCAAGAGCTGTCTTCCACTCATACCAATGCCTGTCGCGTTCAGTCTTCTTCGCTGTCCAGTCGTCTCCCAGATAGGGATACGGGCACTTCGCGAACACTACGAAGCGACACATGTCATCAGGCAGGTTGATACCTTCAACGAGCGACGGCCCTATCAGGACGCTGTCATCACACGCGGAGTGTCGCGACAAGGCCGCCTCTTTGCCTCGAGTGTCGTCATATGGTGTGAGCCTCGCTCGAGACGCGTCTGACACGAGCGCAGTAAGCCTATCGCGTATGTCGTATGAGCTCGTGTGTACGACGCCACGCATACCTGGGTGCGCAGCGATCAAAGTGTCGAGCGCCGCAGCGATATTTGGCACCGATGCGTCTCGAGACTTACCTGACATGTCTCCGCTGGGTGACACGATCAGTGAGCTCTTCGTGAAGTCGAAGTCGCTCCTGATCTTCACGATCACGGCATCGTTAGCGCCGATTGACCTTTTAGCTGTTTTCTCACAGCCCCATGTCGCGCTCATCAGCACTCGAAACCTGGTGCTCCTGTTAAGCATGAAGCCGACGAGTGATTGAGTGTCAAGCGTGTTTAGCACCGCACCGCTTGGCTCTGGCGTGAGCGTCATGTCGTTGACGCTGGGTTTCACTATCTGAAGGTAGTCCTCGATCTTGCAGTGAGCGTCCCTTAGGTCCGCGGCGGCGTGCATCAGCGAGGTCGTCTTCGCGTCCCACCTCTTGACGGTAGGATCGAGATCGGATCGCCATTTCATCGCGGCACTCTCCATCTTGCCGATGAGCCTCTCAAGCTCCTCTATCATCGGCAGCCACGACGCTCTGTCAGCCGCCGCGATATCTCGCATGAGTTTCACTGATTTTGTTCGAGCTCGCGGCGGGACGATGTGCTTCATTGAGGATATCGCCGCGAGCAGCCTCGCGTCGAGCTTGACGGCGCAGTGACTGTGCACGATCGCGTCTATCTTGTGTGCCTCGTCAAATATGGATGCGTCTCTCACCGCGAAGCCACCTTCAGACTGCTCACCCCGTCGCAGCCGCAGGTTGACGTAATTCATCTGCATCAGCCAGTACGCGTAGTTTAAGAGTGCGACGCTTGACAGCTGGGCGGCATCTCTAGCGGAGTAGTAGCCACACCCAGAATAGCACGGAAGGTCACGTCTCTTGATGCCTAGTTTGATCAGGTTCCCTGAGCACCATCCGACTGAGACGGGCGTTCGTGACTCAGAGCACTCATAGTTTTTCACGCCCATGACCGAAGGCCATCGCAGGCCTAGCTTCTCAAAGTCAGACACGTACTGACGCTGCAGCGTCAGGTCTGACACAAGAACGTACGAACTCTGAGCCTCTCGCGAGAGGCACCACCCGAGCGCCATGGCTATCAGGCTCTTGCCAGAGCCAGTCGGCGCGTCTAGGATGACACACCGCGCGCCACTATCTTTCGCTGCAAGGATCTCGAGGATGGCGTCGTCCTGCCCTCTCCTCCACGTCACACCATGCATCTTCGCGAATTCTTCTAAGTGTTCTTTGTGTCCGCTCATCATTGATAATGTAATGCATGATGATATCTTCTTATATGAAGATCAGAAAAGTGTCCGCTAGGCAGCTATCACGCATCATCAGGGAGTCAGCTGGTGAGATCGACTCAAGGCAGATCCCGAGCTCATATGATGAGGCTGTCGATTTTCTCGTCGAGAGCTTGAAAGACCAGTGGTCAGCTCAATACCGCTCAGAGTTGATGAACCCGGCTGGAGAAGGTGATGAGGATGAGATCGCATCGCGTGACAGCTGGACGGCGCAGGTCAGAGAGGCGTGTTCTAGGCTCAATGACAAGATCCTTGAAGAGATCGAGCGCGCAGAGACAGCGCTGATGAACGGTGAGTACGGATCATAAGATGATCGTCGTGTCACGCATAGTGACACGTTAAGATCGCTTACGTTATCATATACGCTACATGTCAGATAAACGAACAAACAACGCGATCTTCACACAGCCAGCTACGCAGCCACAACCTCAGGCAGACGACGTGCCGCATGAGACGATACCCCTCCCGTCTAGGGGGCTAGTGTATCCTGATACGTCGTCACTTCATGGTCGAGCAGAGCTATACATCAAGCCGATGACTGCGCGTGAGGAGGACATCCTCATGTCACCAGCACTGATCAAGAACGGGACAGCGATCACCGCCTTGATACGCAGCTGCCTCATTGACAAATCGATCGATCCGGCTGACATGATAGCAGGCGATCGAAACGCTCTAGTATTCGCCATTCGCATCTCTGGTTACGGTCCATCATACGAGGCGTCGATCGAGTGTTCGGAGTGCGGCGAGAAGTCAGACAGGACGTTCGACCTCTCGACGATCCCGATCAACTTCCTTGACATCAAGCCCGTCAGAGACTACGAGAATCGCTTCGAGTTCAAGCTGCCGCAGTCAGGCAAGGTCGTCAACTTCAGGTTCCTGACTGGTAGGTCCGAGGAGTCGTCGGCTAAGACGCAGGTGGCTCGTAAGAGGGCGATGGGATCCGTCCAGGTCGAGCAGTCTGTCACTGATAGCCTGAGAGACGCGATCGTGTCGATCGATGGCGTCGATGATCGTCAGAAGATCGCTGATTTCGCGAGAAACATGCTAGCTCGTGACTCACTGGCGCTCCGCTCGTATATCGCGCAGCACTCGCCAGACATCAGCACGAAGCAGGATTCAGAGTGCAAGTCGTGTGGTTTCGTCGAAGAGGTGAGCATCCCGCTGGGAGTCTCGTTTCTTTGGCCTCGAGCCAAGCGATAAGCAACGTTGTCAGCTCGAACCGATCTTCATACTGATGCATCATCTCGGCTTCACGTACTCTGATGCCAGAGATCTACAGATACCGATAAGGCGTTGGTTTGTTGAGAGGATAAACAAGCAGCTCTCAGACAGCGCCGCGCAGGGTTCGACAGACACCAGGTCGTTTGAAGCAAACACGCCTGATCTGCGTGCCGCGCGTGGTAGCTCACGTCACGTAGTCCCAGCGAGGCTCCGACACACGAGCTGAGCGCAATACGTATCATATATGAAAATGACCATGACAGACCTACGTGACATCGTCACTGAAGCAGTTGGCAAGATCAAATCAACCGCGATATCACCTGAGGCTGCAGCCCTTGTCAGAAATGTGAAACGCGGACTAAGCGAGATCTTTAAAGGTGAGAAGATCAATGTCTATGTCATCGCGTGGATGTCAGATGACAACAGTGGGTTCATGTTACGCGCGTCTATCATACCTGATAGCAACTCGATCGGCGTCGATCGCGCAAGACGAAACACCTGCAAGCGCATCATCAACAGCCTATGCGCGTCATGGTCTGGTGGATCGCCAACGCTGAAAGTACACAGCGAGGCCGATAGCGGCGCGATATACATCGTGACTCTTCCGAAGAGTGACACAGGAGAGATCGATGTAAAATCGTTCGAGCCACCAAAGATTCCTGGGATCGAAGACATAACGACCACGAAGCAGCGCGAGAACGGCACCATGGTCATCCTTGACAAGGAGACAGGGACCAGATACTCGCTTCACTCAAACGGCTACGTCAGAAGAATTACAACGTCAGCGAGTCCGTATCTTCGTGGGAACGGAGATAGCGCATCCGTGATGCTTAAACCAGATGGAAAGTCAGCTGATGAGATGGTCAGCTTCGTGTCTGACAGGATCACGAAAGCGCGTAAAAAAACTTTTGGTGAGGTCAGATCGGTAAAGAGAGTACTGAGATCAGTAAACAACGTGTCGCTGTCCGCTTTAACGAACATCGTGAACGAGGCGATCAGAGGTCGTTCGCTTCATCAATCAGAGACGTACCCACCAGAAATCGATCTGCTAGCGGCGCGCGCTGAAGACGCTCTTAGATCCGTCGGTATTAAACGTGGAGAGGGGTGGGTCCACAAGAGCTCTGGTGCGAAAAACTACCTCATCACTGTCGAGATCTATGAATCAGAACGCCGAAAATCAGTTGAAGCGAAGTTTCTTTCGATACTCAAAAAGCTAGGTCCTGTGAAAATCGTCAGGCCTTACAGCGACGATCGAACTCAGTATATTTTCACGATACCCAAGAGCGAAGACAGGCTTGTGACGCCGAAGCAGTTTGTCATGCCTGAAATCCCGGGCATCGCTGACGTCTCGACTGAGAAGCAGAGAGCGAATGGTACGCTCGTCATCAAGGATAAAGAGACCGACGACAAGTACGCGCTGTATTCAAACGGTTATGTTCGCAAGATCGTTGTGTCGACGAACCCATACACCGCTGGTCGTGAGGAGGGCCAGGTCATCATGAAGCCAGGCGGGGGCACACCAGAGCAGATGGTCGACATCGTTGTCTCAAGGATTAAGAAGTCTCGTATGAAGAGATTCGGTGAAGGTCGTGAGCGCAGGCTCGCTGAGATCAAAGGCAAGCCACTGCACATGACCAGGCAGTACCCATCAGATGTCAGGCGCGCGTTCGATGAGATACAACGAGAGGTTCGTGACAACCTGAACGTCAGTAGAAGCAACGCGTTCGTAAACCTTTCATCAAGCGCGAAAAACTACGTCGTGTCTGTTGAGTTTAGAAACAGTCACGCTCTCTCTGAACAGGAAGTTCGTGACTTTGCAGGTGACTGCAAGAGGTACGGCAGCGTCAAACTGACACCCAAACGCAACTACGGCATGAGCGAGTCAAACGACTGGCGTGTAACCATCTCGATCCCAAAGGCCGAGGACGCGATCCAGCAGAACCTCTCGTTCAACGTCCCGCAGATAAACGGCGTTGAGGACATCTCGACAGAGAAGCAGCGGGCTAACGGTACGGTCGTCCTCCTCGACAAGGAGACAGACATCAAGTACTTCCTGCAGTCTAGCGGATACGTGCGAAAGCGGCGTCCTGGCGCTACGCTCGACTCAAACCTCATGCTCCCGGGAGGCGGGACGCCAGAGGAGATGGTTCAGAAGGTTGTCAACGCGATCACGAAGGATCGTAAGGCTGTCTTTGGCGAGGGTGTCACGAGTCAGGATGTGAGGCTGGCGCTTCGTGAGATCAGGAGTCGTATGCGTAATCAGCTCACTGAGGCTCCCGCGGGGACGACAGTTGTTGCTCAGCGAGAGGCAGCACAGGAAAAAAATATTGCGAAGATAGAGAAATTGCTGTCGTCTGCTGGCTTTGGATTCGAACGTGAGCCGCCAGAAGATGGCGCTGAATCCTATGGGTCGAACGGCTTCTGCGTGTGGATGTCGTTTTCAGGTCGTGGCAACAAACCAGACAGAATTGAACTGCACACTGAATCTGAGGATGATAGGCACGTCAAAGATGCGTATGAGTACGCAGATATGATAGCGTCTCATAAAAAAATCGCTAGTAAGATTGAACAGTTACTGAAAGCTGCAAAGTTTGACGCTTCTGTTAAAGGTGGAGCGGAGAGTTCGTTTGTTCAGGTTCTGTTACCTGTAGCGTCAGTAGCCGCTCAGCCTGAGCAGGTTTCAGCGAGTGATTTTAGCGATATCGGCTTGGTTGACGTCAGCACTAGCAAGCAGAGCGTAAACGGTACGCTTGTCATGTTAGACAAGCAGACAGACGCAAAATACTCAGTCACGTCAAGTGGGTATGTGCGGAAACACCTTCCCGATGCTGAGGACGCGCAGATCCTTGTGAAGCCTGGTAGCGACGGTCAAGCGATGATCAACGCTATCAAAGCAGCTGTGAAACGTTCAAGGGTCAGCCCGCGGCCGAGAACTGGGCGTCACGCCAAAGCGCTTGGTTACTAAGTGAATCATTCGTTAAAAGAATTGGTGCGCGAATCGATTCGCGTGTGTGAAGTGAAGGGCACGTGGACGGGTCTGGGAACAGACGCCCCGATCTTTCACCGTCACGAGCCAAAGAAGCGTGGCTCGTCATCAAGATCCGCTGTGGCTCGTCGAGAGGCTGAGAGAAAAGCTACGGCGAAGTTGAAGTGGGATGCTGCTGATGAGCGTCAACGTAGAGTGCTGCTCAATCAAGAGTTTGACGGGTACGACAGAGACGTTCGTGACAGGTTTCAGAAGATGTCGTTTGATGAACTGACAGACGGTTTGATGCCTGATGACATCAGCGTCTTGGTTCGCGCGACCGAACAGTGGTTGTAAGATGAAATTGCTCAAGTCTCTGATAAAAGAAGTGATCTCAAACAGCGATCTCTATCGCATGTTTGATGCGCCGGTCATACATCGTAGTAGAGAATTAGAGGCGAGTGAATCAGCGGCTAGTGCATCTGTTGCGCTAAAGAATGCGCTTGCTTTAAGCGCCGTCGCAAAGAGCAACAACGCTCCGTCTTCTCACTATGAAGCATTCAATGCGTGCATACGTGCGCATGACGATTTATGCTATGCAGCAAACTGCTATGATCATGTTCGTGGAGATGAGATTCCACTTGACGCTGCGACAGCTGAAGAATTTCGCATGAAAGCTGATGAGATCAAAAGCGTTGCAGATGATCATAGATTGAGAGCTGGTGATGAACCAAGACAGACGATTAAACGAGCTACACATAAACGGCGTCGGTAAACTCCTGTTTGTCGCCGTCGCTGCGTGGTTAGCTGGTAAGGCGATCTCTCTTAGGGTGCGCGCGTCTAAGCTTGAGGCGCTTGCTCTGGCGCGCGCGATGGTATCATCAAAGAAGTTTCAGCAGGAGATCTCGAAACCTGGCGCTGACGTCGAGTCAGTCATGACGGCACTAAACGCGAAGACCAGATCAGCGGCTGAGTTTGAGAGATGCTTTGGCGTTCGCTGGCCTCTGTGAGGTGTGATCGCTAATGGCTGACATCAAGGTAAGCATCGGGTCAAAGTCTGGCGATTCAGCGTCGACTGACGCATCGACCGATCCAAAGTCAGCTCGCGCTAAGCGAGACAACCTAGACATCTCTAGAGACATAACGGCTGAGCTTCAGAAGCAGAGCAAGCTGCTTGAGAAGATGCTGCGCCAGCAGGAGTCGCAGCGAGATCTGATCTCTGACATGCGAGACGCTGTCAGAGACACGGATTTTGACGACCTGATAGATTCAGCGACGTCGCTGTCTGACACGTCAAAGAAAGTGTCAAAATCGCTGAAGAGCGTAGGAGACGCAACAGACGACTCAGTCACTAAGCTACTCAACGAGTCGCTAAAGGCTGACAAGGCTTTGACAGCTATGGCGACAACAGGAGGTGGCGCTGCGCTTGCGATCATAGCTGTCAAAGCGCTAGCGAACGCTGTCAGCGGTCTAGCGTCGGTCGCATCCAGCGCTGTCGGCTTCGTCACAGGCATAGCGTCAAGTCTCTTAGAGGTCGGCAAGGCTATCATAGCGATCCCGTTTAACGTGTTTGAGGGCTTCGTGAGGCTGTCAAACGATGTTGCGGGCATACTAGTCGAGATACAGACGCAGGTCGAGGGCGTGAGGAGGCAGTTCGGTGACCTCGCTGGTCCAGTGTCGTCAGCGGTCGTGAGCATCTCTTCAGACATGAAAGGCTTCAGCGCGACAGGGCTGTCAGCGTGGGGTGTCATCGGTAATTTTGCGCAAAGATTAGAGTACGTCAGAGAGCTCGCGACGACTATGGGCCCTGTGTTCGGCAAGCTTCGGTCTGAGTTTGAGGCTGACGGCGGGGCGATAATAGCGTTCCAGAAGGGGCTGGGGCTCGCGAATGAGGAGCTAAAGGCAGTCGGCGAGGTCGCGATCTCGGCGGGTAGGTCTGGTAGGAACGTCCTCGTGACCATGACGTCGCAGGCGATAGCTCTGGGTAAGGCGTTCGGGGTCGACTCAAAGGTCATATCTCGTGACGTCGGAAAGGCTCTGGGTGACGTCGCCCACTTTGGTGGCGCGACTGTCAAGCAGATATCGACAGCCTCAGTCTATGCCAGGAAACTTGGTCTTGAGCTCGATCGCATCGTCGGTACGTTGTCAGCGTTTGAGACGTTTGATTCAGCGGCCGAGAACGCCGCGAAGCTGTCGCAGTCATTTGGTGTCCTCGTCGACGCGTTCTCTCTGATGGAGGCGCAGTCACCTGACGAGCAGATAGACGCGCTTCGAAAGTCGTTCTTCGCTGCTGGTAGGACGACTGAAGGGATGACCAGGCAGGAGCTCAAGCTCCTTTCGCAGACGACTGGCCTTGATGAGGCCACGGCGCGGCTCGCCTTCTCGATGCAGAACCAGGGACTGTCTCTTGACATGCTTAAGAAGAAGTCTGAGCAGGCTGAGAAGAAGCAGCTGACGCAGGCCGAGGCGCTTGCCAAGCTGTCAGCGTCGATCGAGCGACTCGTCAGGCAGGGCCCGGAGTTCACTGGGTTCTTTGACGCGATGTTGAAAGGTTTCTCTCGTGGCGTGATGACGTCAGGCCCGTTCACGAGGAGCGTCTTTAACCTTCGCAACGCGCTGATGTCAGTGTGGCGCGAGGGCGCGAAGTTGGGTCGCTCGTTCGTCGACCTGTTTCCTGGCGTCAGGACGCTGCTTGAAGGGTTCAGCGACCTCTTCAAGCCTGACAGGTTCAGGAAGTTCGCGGCTAGCTTCAGGAGATCTCTGGAGCAGTTCTTCAGAGACGTGACGACCGGGAGGATGAGCTTCGGCGACCTGATGACGAGGCTGAGGAGCTCGTTCTTTGATTTCCTGAGCTCAGAGGCGCCAGGCGGACAGAAGATCATCTCGGGACTGAAGACGTTCCTGCTGACTGTGTCAAAAGTCGTTGGGGAGGGCATAACGTGGGCGATCGGCTCGCTTGAGCGTGGGCTGAAGTTCCTCGCTGACTTCCTGTATGATCCATCATCAGCCCTGCGCTCGCTATCATCAGGCGCGAGGTCTGGTGGCTCGTTTGCCACGCAGCTGTTCCAGCCTATCGTCGCCGCTCTCACTGACAAGCGAGCAACCGGTGGTCTGCTGGACGCCATCGACGACATCATGACTGTGCTCAAGGTGAAGGTCGGACGGCGGCTGGAGGAGCTATTCCTTGACGTCAAGGAAAGTGTGACTCGCAGCTTCGAGACGGTTCGCAGGAGCAGCGCCCTGTACATCAGACCTTCGCGAAACAAGACGTATAAGAGCTCTCTGTCGGGTAGGGAGACTAGCGGTCACGAGCTTGACATCGAGGAGGAGCTGCTTGACGCTCGTGCAAAGAAAGAGAAAGAGATCTCTGACAAGTACGAGTTCCTAGAGAGGCAGTTCGCAGAGAAGCGCAAGCGCGACGCTCAGGACAAGGCTCAGGACGCGATAATCTCTGAGAAAGCGCTGGCTGAGAAGGCGGCACGTGAGATGGTGAAGGCTCAGTCGCCGCTCGCTGAGGCTCAGTCACAGCGACTCGCTGATATGAAGAGTCGTGACAAGGAGGCGTCAGACATCGCGAATCGATTACACGCTCAGCTTCGTGGCGGTGACGACCCGGTCACAAGGGTTCACCAGCTCTCAGCGATGACCGACGAGCTCGCGATGATGAGGGACAAGGCGCGAAGGATCGATGTCTCAGCGTTTAAGGAGCTCGGCGTGAAGCTCGCCGAGCTTGAGGCGAACCTCAGGCCAGTCTCTGACACGCTACCCTCCAAGCTGTCGTCAGTGGTGTGGTCTCTCAACAAGGTCAGTGAGGTCAAGCTCACCGCGCTGCAGAGCCTGGCGAAATCAGTCAGGTCTGGCGTCGTCGAATCGACGGCTGCTGGCGTCGCTGACATGGTCAAGGTCGTTAACGACCTTGACACGGCGCTCGGCAACGTCGCCGCGAATAAGATAAACATCGCGACGAAGCTTCAGCAGATAGCCACAGCGCTGCCAGGTATGGGCTCCGCTGGGCAATACACCGTCAGATCTCGTGACGTCGTGCTGACCGTGAACCTGTCAGTCTCGATGAGAGCTGATGATGTTGAGAAGGTGATTGTTCAGAGAAAAGAGTCTGTGATCCGTGACAGGCTCAACAACGTCCAGTACAGGGGCACCGCGGCCGTCCCAGAGATACCTCAGTCGCCATCATCGCCATCTCCGTTACCAATCTCTGCTAGGAAGTGATAGCGTTATACGTATGATTGATCTTAGCACCTTCGCGGATGATCTCTCAGAAGATGAGATAGTTGCTAGCGTTTTACGAGATTATTCGATAGACGCTAGCGCGAGCGCTATATTGCTTAGCGCGGTGCGAGTGACTAACGTCTTTGTGAGCGCGTCAATATGCCAATCACGGTCAGAAACAGACAGTACACGCCGACAGCCGGTCTCTCAGACGGAGAGATAGAGCCAGAGGTTGACGTCACGCCCGCGCCTGCCGCGCGCGACATACCAAAAAACACTAGAGTTGCGCTCGCTCACTATATGAGTGACCTGTCGCTCGGCCGCGGCACATCTAAAGCGTCAGTTCGCGGTGTGACGGATGAGGCGATAGTCGAGACGACGCTCAGGTCGCAGCCGATCGTCGTCAAGAACGATTCGTTCAGTCAGCGCGTCCCAAAGTCAACGTCAGGCGCCGAATCGCTGGTGATGCTCAGCGGCGATACGCTGCAAAGAGCTCCAGGGTCTACGTCAGCGTATGTGTCGCAGCTTACGTCGATCAACAGCGGATCCGCGAAGGTAGATGACGCTAGACTGTTTAACGTCGGCGCAGCCATCGCCGCTGAGGCTGCTGGCGATCCGTCGGCGACACAGCAAGGGTTTGACCCACGTCGCATGAGCGCGTTTAGCGTCGAGCAGCTCTTCTCCGTCCGCAGGGCTGTCACACAATCAAGCGCGATAGATGTGCTGAGACGCGTCGCCGCGACTGGTGTGGCGACAACGTCACCAACTGAGGTGACGTGGGGGCAGGTGTCGTCACCTGCTTCACCTTACGACAGCATCACGTCAGCCGCGGCGATCACTATCGCAGCTGGCGTGATATCAGCTGTGTCATTAGCGCTATCTGCCGCGGCCGCGACAGCACGCGCGGCCGCGGCGGCAGCAGCGCCCACGGCGCTGGAGACGTCAGGTCGCAGGCCGCTTGGAACGAGCGCGAGCACGTCTCAGCTCTCGTCTATCGCTCGCTTCGTCGGCATCCCAAATACTAAAAACGCGTTCTCGCTATGCATCGCCGCCGGTGTGTCAGCGTTCTTTGGCGTTCAGACATCGAGAGCGTTCCTCTCAGCGTTCACAAACATCGTCGGTGGCGACGCAGGTTTCAAGCTGACGATAGCGCGGTTCATAATAAGGTCAGCTGCGTCCGCTGCTAGCGCCACGCCAAATGATGTGACGTCAGCTGACATCAGCTCGCTGATAACAAGAGGGAGACAGCTAGTCTCTATCGTGAGCGCCTTTGCCACGCTCGGTGATCTTGCGCTGTCAGCTGCGGCGGGTGATGACGCCCGCGTCTCATTCCCGGCAGCGTCAGCTCCGCCGACATCGTATCTCATACCAGACACGCTGTCACGTGAGCTGTCACGAGTCCCGGGCCTTGGGTTCACATCACCGATATCGTCAACGAAGAGCGTCATCGTGTCATCAGTTGACAGGCGGTCTCGTGGCGCTCGCATCTCAACTGATGACAGAGAGAGCATCGAGCGACAGCTGAACGCTGAGTACGTCCCGTTTTACTTTCACGACCTGCGAACGAACGAGATCGTCGCGTTTAATGCGTTCCTGTCACACCTGCAGGACTCGTTCTCACCTCAGTGGGAGTCGTCTGAGGGCTTTGGGCGCGTTGACGCCGTGCAGACATATAAGAGCACCTCTCGCTCGATCGCCCTTGATTTCATAGCTGTCGCAACGTCTCCTGCTGATTTTGATGAGATGTGGTTAAAAATAAACAAGCTTGTGACGCTCGTATACCCTCAGTTTGATGGTGGCAGGTGGGTGCAGAGTGACGCCTCAGGAACGGATAGGTTCGTTCAACCTTTCAGTCAGACGTTCGCGGCGTCGCCGCTGATCAGGCTTCGCGTTGGAGACGTCATAACATCGAATTATAGCAAGTTTGCGCTTCAGCGCGTCTTCGGCTATGGTGAGGACGGGCTGAAGTTCGGTGGCTCACAGGTCAATTATGCATCGGCGATCGATCCTGGTGCTCTGTCGTCGCTCGTCCGATCCACGGCCACGCAGCCAGGTTCTGGCTATACGTTTTACGTCGCGCCGGGTGTTTACGCCGCGGCGCCACTCAAATCGCCATCCGCTGCGGCGGTGTTTGACACGACCGTGCTATCGTCGCAGAGGACGTTTGTTGTCACCGTCCTATCATCTATAGGCGACGCTGCCGTTATATGCTCGATCTCACAGAGCACAGAGCAGTCAGACGTGTCACAGGTGGACGTCACAAAATACGGCCAGCGTTACGCTGGTGGGTCTTATGTCATAGAGGTGTCAGCGCTTCGACCGACGCAGGCGACGCTCAGGAGCATCGAGAAGCGCGTCTCTGGGCAGCCCGCTGGTGGCTCAGCTGAGGTTGACGCGTTTTTCGCTGATGATAGTAACGCTATCGTCAAATCGTTTCGCGAGGCAGGCGGTGTGGGTCTCGCTGGAAAGATCGACTCTCTTAGCATAAACATGCTTGATAAGGCTATGTGGGAGACAGACGTAAACAGGAGAGCTCCGATGAGCGTAACCATCAGCATGGTTTTTAGCGTCATACACGACATCGCTCCAGGACTTGACAGGTTCGGTTTCTCTCGAGCGCCAACGTATAGCGCTGGTAGGAGCGGCTGATGGCTATCAGCAGATACGCCAGCGCGCCACGCATCGCTGGCGCGACGCAGACAGGAACGAGCGATGCGATATCAGCGATCAGGAACGCGATGACGTCAGGCGCCATTAGCTACAAGCAGAGCTACGTCAAGGGTTCAGAGCGGCTTGATACGATCGCTGGAGATGTGTATGGCGATGGAAGGTACTGGTGGGTGATAGCCGCCGCGTCTGATATAGGATGGATGTTGCAGTGTCCGCCCGGGACGGTGATCAAGATACCTGATCTCGCGTCAGCGTTAGACATCGTCGCGAGGGCTGGGTGATGCCGATCGGATCAAAGTTAGAAGATATCTTCAGAGCGCTATCGCCGTCTGATCTGTCAGGCGCAGTTGACTTCAGGACAGGCAGACAGTCAGACTCCGTCGCGCAACTGCTTCTTGACGCGTTCTTGATGACACCAGTGACTGGGATCCTGTCAACGCCTGCGCTAAAAGCTAGAGTTGATAGCGTCTCTGTAAAAGGCTCTAGGTCTGATAGAGAACAGCTAGCAGACGTGTTGAAAATGTTCACGACGGCTGGATACCCTACACACACCAGTAGGTCTCAGAAGTTATGCAAGGCTTCCGATGGCTCGCAGTTCGAGGCTAGCATGCAGCAGATCATGCCAGATGCGAACGACAGGGATCTGACGATAGCGCTTATTGACGCTCCATATGTGCATCCTGCTGTTAGAGGAGCGCGACAAGCTCAGATGTTTCTGTCGGCGGTTCCTACGCATGTCATGTCTCGCTGCGTGCCAAGGCTAGACATAGAGTTCGTCTTTGACAGACCCAGGTTTGATTCTGGCGCTCAGGCTCCCGGGCTTATAAAATTTCTGCTTGGAGCGAGTGACGTAACCTCTGGTGCTGACAGGGTCATGCTTGACAGCGCCAGAAGCGTTAACAGCGACAGGGAGACGGTGACGGCTGGGATGGAGGTCTTCACGGCGCCTCAGTCAATGATGTCGGCGACGCAGCTATCAGCTGGCGCTCGATACGTCAGTGTGATTGATCCAACAAGACCGATGGCGTCGCTGCTCGGCGCTGAGATATCGGTCACGCCGACTGTCGGCATGTTTTCATACAAGCGTGCAAAACTTAGCTTTGTTCTGCACGATCGCAGTCGCATGACTGAGCTCAGCGATTTTCTGAAACCAGAAGTCTATCCAAAGACGACGGTCAATATGACCTATGGGTGGCGTCATCCAGACGAGCCGGGAAACCCATACGCGGAGCTGATAAACTCTCAGTCGTCAGTGAGAGAGAGTTATGGTATCGTTAACGCCTCGTACTCGTTCGAGAGCGGAGGCTCAGTCAAGGTTGACCTCGAGCTGTTCACCAGGGGCGCGTCTGAGATCAAGAGCACTAAAGTGTCTGAGTCGTCAACGTCAAGTGTCGCGTTGTTACGCAAGCTTACGCAGCTCAGGGATGACCTGGCGGCGTACAGGCGCGCCAAGGGACTGGACCAGGAATCAGGAGCGCTGACTGAGATACGACCCCTACAGCTGCTTGACGGTGTGGAGAGAGGCTCACTGACCAACTTCTCGTCACAAGACCTGCGCGATTCAGTGGCGCGCCTGCTCAAGACGATCGAGCAACCAGATCCAAAAGTAAGCTCGCAGCAACAGAAGCGCCTGATAGCTCAGCTGAGGCAGCTACCTTCTGATTTGGTCTCCTTTAAAAGGACTGTCTCAACTGAGATGTCAGATAAGTTCTCCAAGGCGAGAGACGGGATCGACCCGTTCCTTCCAGACGCTGACAAATACCCAGAGCATCCAGTCGCTGGTTTTGTCTCAGTCAGGAACGCCGCGCCAACTAGCGGTGTGAAGAGATCAGAGAAAAAGATCGCGTCATTCGCAAAAGTTTTCTGCTCGTTTATCGTGCCAGCGCTGCTGTCAGCTGATGGCAACCTAGACGTCCAGGTGTTCTTCTACACGCTTAACCCGCAGGCGGGTCCTGTAAGCAGCACGAACATAGGCGAGTTTCCAGTAGAGATGCAGGTGTTTCTGGATCAGTGGAGGGAGCACGCGGAGCGCGGCGGGACTGAGAATGTCACGATAGAGGAGTTCACGTCCGTGCTGTCTGACGCGACGATCAGCGATCCGCGATCCGTTGGCTACGGACTTCGCTCGTTTTATACGTACGATTCTAAAGCGGGATTCGTTGAGGATCCGACGCAGAACGCTAAGCGAGAGTCAAGGACAGCAGAGCTTCTCGGCAAGCACGGCGTCTTCAGGAAACCAGTCATCGAGATATACGTTGAATCAGCGCCATCAACAGACGGCGGCCGGGTCATGCGTATCCACGTTTACGACAAGCAGTGTCACCCATATCGCGCCGCGGGCTCGTTTCTTAGGGCTAATGACGGGTCGTCAACGTTCTATGAGGTGTCTCGCGACTCGCTGCGACGAGCCGCAGAGACAGCCGACGCCAACAACGTGTCGCTTATCAAACAGCTGGCTCAACAGATAGTCAGCGATTCTTCTGGTGTCAGGAAGATTGATGGTGCCACGAACGCCTCGCTTAAGACGGCCGTCGCCGCTCTCGTCCCAACGCTCGTTTATGGTACGTCAGCGACGTCAATAATAAGCGCTAACCTGTCATCGCAGCACGAGGCGCTTCTGTCCACAGTGCAGATGCTGCGCGCTGGTAAGAAGAACAACACGCAGCCGAACGGTGCTGGGACTGGTGGGTTGCCGCTGAGGGTCATACCTTCAACGTTGCAGATGACGACACTCGGCTGCGCTCTGCTTCAACTCGCTCAGGTGTGGTTCATCGATTTCATGACTGGGACGACGGCTGACAATCTGTATATCGTGACGCAGCTGACGCACTCTATCGCACCAGGAAAGTTTGAATCGCAGGTCACGTTTGGTTTCGCTGATGCATACGGCGCCCTTGAAGGTGCACCGTCGGTCGCAAGCGCCATCCAATCGATGTCACGCAACGCAGACGTCTCATCCGCTGATAAGAAGGTTGCTATCAAGCTGCGTGATAACAGAGGCCTGGCGCTGTGATAATATCATGATCTCATGAAGAATCATCACGTTCATGTTCTGCATCCATGCGTCCGCGCTCGGCGCTAAGAAGCACCTCGTCTTTGATGACACTGGCGCGGACGGAACGTGGGTCAGTGACACGCCAGTTGGCGTCCCAGTGTACACAGGTAAGTTTAAGACCAGCGACTGCTTTGACACGATGCTTCGATTGGCGGCGAGCGACGCTCACCTATCGTTTCCAGATGAGTACAAGATCGTGAGCAAGCAGGTCTTTGGTGACACGGATCCTATGTGGAGCATGATGCTCCCGACTCGTGTGTTCAAGAGCTGCGTGGTGTCATTCGTAGCGCAGGCAGTAGAGGCCAAGGCTGACATCATCAGGCCTTACTACGATGGCACCTGGCGTCACGTGAGTGATTTTCTTGAGACGCTTGTGCCATGCTCTGCTGGAGATGGAGAACTCAAGAGGATCTCATACAGTCGGCTATCGACGCGCACCGGTAGGATGATCGTGACGTCAGGCGCTCCTGTGCTCACCATGAGAAGTGAGCTGCGCTCAACGCTGCGAACCGATGTTGACTCTCCTCTGTTTTATGTCGATTTTCGAGCGCTTGAACCGACGATCATCGCTAACACCGTTGGAGCGAAATTCTCAGGATCCGATCTGTATGAGTGGCTAGCGAGTAACGTGCTCACAGTCAGCGATCGAGCCGCGGCTAAGCGAGCTGTCGTGATCGCTCTATACAACACGCCGTCTGCGAGGACTAGAGACGCTAAGGCATTAGCGGAATGGTTCAGGCTTGATGATCTCGCGACGACGATAAGAGCGATGTCGATCGATCAACGCCGGGTCACGAACGCGTACGGCAGGCTGATCATGTCAGATGATTTTGATGATGACGGTTGTGTGATCAATGATTTTGCGCAATCAACTGCCGTTGACGCCGCGGTGCTTGGGTTTGATATGATCTGCAGATCGCGAGACGTCAGACCGCTAGCGATCATCCATGACGCGGTTATCGTCCAAGATCAACACGGCGTCCTCAGTGACGGAGAGATAGGTCACGTGGATGTCGATACCGTCGGTAGGCTTTACTATAAGGTCTCGAGGATCAAATAAGTGCCGCTGACAGAATTGAGCGAAGAGCAGATCGTCAAAAACTGGAACGTGTATGAAAAGTTCTGCCACAGCGTGTCTGAACCGCGTTGCAGCGCGATCTCTAAGATGCTAGAGGCGATAGGCAGCGAGCTGGCGGTCACTCCGGCGTCGGCGAGGGTTGATTTTCATAACGCGTTTTCTGGTGGGCTCGTTGAGCACTCGCTCCGCGTTCTTCGCAACGCTGTCAAGTACAGCTCTAGCATGCTCATACCAGTCGATCGTGAGTCGCTGATCATAGCAACGTTATTTCATGATCTGGGTAAGATCGGTGATGGAAAACGCCCGTATTACGTCCCGCAGCCTGACAAATGGCGTAGGGAACACCGCGGTGAGATGTATGCTCATAACGACAAATTGACGTACATGTCCGTGCCCCTCAGAGGGTTGTTCATCCTAAACTCCTTTGGTGTCACATTGAAGGAGGACGAGTGGCTGTCTATCTATCTAAATGATGGGTGGGTCGTTCAGGAGAACAAGACGTACTGTCTGAAGGAGCCACCTCTGGTCCATGTCGTGCAGACAGCAGACTATCTCGCTACTTTGCAAGAGAAGCGTGGAGATGATCTCTCGCTTGGCAAGTGACGAGTACAGCGCACCTAACGGTAGCGCTTCTTAAAAGGGAGAAGTGACAGATGGCAGTCGATATCGCAGCGATTCGTGAAAAACTGAAGATGATCTCTGAAGGTCGCTCAAAGTCAGGTGGCGGAATGAACGCCTGGCGCCCGGAGATCGGCGAGTACAAGATCCGCTGCCTTCCATGGCCGGACGCTGAAGCAGGCCAGCCTTTTCACGAGCGCGCATTCTACTACTTTGGTGACAACAGGTTGCTGGCGCCGTTTCAGTTCAGCGCGAGAGACCCAGTGAAGGAGATGCGCGACAAGCTCTTCAGCACGAAAAAGGAAGATGACAAGACGCTCGCGAAGCGATTGCTACCAAAGGTTCGAGCGTATATCCCTGTCATCGTTCGTGGCAAGGAGTCCGAGGGCGTCAAGATCTGGAGCGTCGGCAAGGAGATCCACGCTAGGCTGCTCGGATTCTTCTGCGATTCTGACATCGGAGATTTCCTTGACCTTCAAGACGGTTATGACCTAAAGGTCACGATCTCTCGCGCGCCTGGCAAGAAGTTTAACGATACGTCTGTTGACGCTAGTCGAAAGCCGTCAGTCGCGATGTCCTCTAAGAAGGAGATCGACGATCTGCTTAAGCAGATCCCTCGCCTTGATGACATCTATAAGCAGAAGCCTTATGATGAGTGCAAGCGCATGCTTGATCAGTGGATCAATGATGGCGCACCTGGCGATCAGGGATATGGCACTGAGCGCGGCGAGAAGCAGGATGATGAGGCGACAAAGTCAGACAAGTCTGCCTCAGAAGCGAAGCCAGCTAACAAGTCACAGAAGACGCTGGATGAGCTAGAGAACATGTTCAAAGACTCACAGCGCTAAACGCTCAAATAGTGGCGCAAGCGCTTTAAGCGCTTGCGCCAACAGGTGTAACATTGGCAAAACAGAAGAAGCAAGAGCCTCAGGTCGGTCAGGCCTGTGAGGCGGAGGATATCTCTCGCTCTATGATCCAGAGCCTGAACAAGGAGTTCGGGACGAGAGTCGCGTACAACCTCAGCTCTGACGAGTCGCCCACTCATATCAAGAGATGGATTCACACTGGTTCACGTCAGCTTGATTACATCGTCTCTAACAGGCGCAACGGAGGCATGCCAGAAGGCAGGATCATCGAGATCGCTGGCCCGCCGTCTAGTGGGAAGTCACATATCGCGTTTCACATGGCTCGCACCGTGCAGCAGCTGGGTGGAATGGTCGTCTACATCGATTCTGAGAACGCCGTCCCATTAGAGAAGCTGTCAGAGATGGGCGTTGACGTGAGCAAGCGCTTCCTATACTGTGACACACACTGTACTGAGGAGGTCTTTAAGATCGCTGAGTCAGCGATCATTCACGCGGCAAACGCCAAGCTGAACGTTCCGATACTGATAGTCTGGGACTCAGTCGCGGCCACCGCTCCAAAAGAAGAGCTCGAGGGCGATTACGACAAGATGCAGATGGGACTCCAGGCAAGGATGATCGCAAAGGCGCTGAGGAAGATCACCGGCCTGATCGCGTCAAACAACGTGACATTCCTGTGCCTAAACCAGATCAAGAGCAAGGTCGGAGTGATCTTTGGTAATCCAGAGTTCACGCCTGGCGGCGCGGCGATCCCGTTTCATGCGTCAGTCAGAGTGAAGCTTAGCGCGGGCAAGGCGATAAAGGTTGATGAAGAGGTCGTCGGCATCGAGGTGACGGCCACGATCGTCAAGAACAAGGTGTCTCGTCCGTTTAGGAAGGCGACGTTTAACATACTGTTCGGATATGGGATCATAGAGCACGATCACATCTTTAAACAGTTCGCTGAGTCTATGAAGAGTGGGCCACTGACAGGCGCGAACGGGTGTCAGTACGTATATGACGCTCCACCTAGTGGATCATGGCGCACGCTCGCTGTGGTACGTGGTGACGAGATCGTCTATCAGAAAAGGTTTCAGAAATCACAGCTGCGTGAGCTGATGAGCGATCTAGAGTTCGCGGAGCACGTCAACCAGATGATGGACGCTGTCTATATCACGGCTAACGTGAATCCAAATGACGTATCGTCTGATACGCAGGATGATGCGCAGTCAGTCATGTCACTAGACGAGATCAAGGAGTGATCGTGACACCAGTCTTTATCGACGTCACGACGCTTCGAAACATAGCGCTTAGAATAAAACGAGCGCTGTTTTTAAGCGCTGAGTTCAAGCGACTTGATGATAGAGCGACACTGCCAGCTGTGGCGCATGATGGTGATGTCGGATATGATGTCTATGCGCTTGATGATGTGATTCTAGCGCCAGGCGTCTCGATCGTCAAGACCGGTGTCGGCCTCGCTCATTGCTCTCGAAGATGCTTTCCAAAGATAGAGGGAAGGTCATCAATAGCTATCCAAGCAGCGTTCCCTATCGGCGGGATCATAGATCCGATTTATCTTGGTGGCGAAATAAAAGTCGTGATGTGTAACGTCTCTGGTGCTGCGCTCTTTATCGGTGCGAAGCAGAAGATAGCGCAGATCGTCTTCTATAGACACGCGCACCCAGCTCCAAAAAACATCGTTCTGTCAACTGACAGAAAAGGTGCTGGGTTCGGATCGACTGATGACAGCAACATTAGATCTTCTACCAGGTGATATTGTCGATCTAAGAATCGCTGTATCAGTCTCAGATCGACACGCGCGGTTGCTGGATTAGGTGGATCAATGATTGACATGATCGGTTCGATTCGAGCGTTGTCAGGCGACATCAGGAGATCACATGAGTGCAGACGTTCTGAATTCTGAGTCTAGCGCTGCGCCAGTTTTGATCGTAGATGGTAGTAACGCTTTTGTGAGAGCGTATTGCGCTTATCCGTCAGTCAGCTCTCATGGCTACCAGCTCGGTGGCTTCGTTGGGTTCATGAAGACGCTGACAAAGTTGGTTAACGATTATGCGCCAAGCGGTGTGATCATCGTGTGGGAAGGTGGAGGCTCCTCTAGGAGGAGGAACATATACGCTGATTACAAGATGAATCGCAGGCCAGAGAAGCTAAACAGGTTTTACGCAGATGACATCCCAGATTCTGATGAGAACAGAGTCCACCAGACGATAGCTCTCGTGAAACTGCTTCGCTGCCTCCCTGTTTGGCAGCTATATGCTGAAGATGTTGAGGGCGATGATGTGATAGCGTACCTGACGTGTGGACCTCTTATCAAGAGACCAGTGATGATCGCGTCATCTGATAAGGACATGCATCAGCTCCTGTCTGACAGGGTGACGCAGTTTTCGTTTCATAAGAAGCGAGTCCTCACAGCGTCTGATGTCTATGATGAGTATGGGATACTTGCTGAGAATTTTGGCATAGCGAAGGCTGTCTGTGGCGATCCGAGCGACAACATCCCTGGCGTGTCTAGGATCGGTTTTAAGACGCTAGTGAAGAGCGTAAGCTTGGTGCGTGAGCGCGGTGTCATACTGGATGATGTCATCAATTTTGCGTCATCTCACAGGCACGAGTCACACTCTTGCGAGAGGATAGCAAACGCTGAGAAGCTGATTCGCAGGAATTGGGAGCTGGTCAAGCTTGACATCACCAGCCTGTCGCCTGCGAAAGCGTCTCAGATCTGCGCTCTTCTTCAGACGCCTCGATCACCGGTTGACGTTGTCTCGATGTACGCTGTATTGGTGCAGGAGGGCACATCAAGCCTTAATGTTGATGACATCGTTACTGCTTTTGGGAGGTACAAGGGATGCATGATAACGTGATGCCTGATTCTCTGTCAAGGTATGGAAAGACGTTTCAGGAGCGCGTCGTCCAAGCTCTTCTGCTAGATCACAAGTGGGCTGAGCAGATCGCTGAGGTGTTGCAACCGTCATACTTTGATCTGAAGTACCTCGCGCTGCTGACGCAGCTATGCTTTGATTACGCGAAAAAATACCGAGCGTTTCCGACGTTCCAGATACTCGTGGCGATCGTAAAGGACGAGCTGAGGCACTCCGCTGATGAGACGCTCCAGGGACAGATAGTCGAGTTTCTGACAAAGATTCGTTCAGATGATGAGCTTGGTGATCTCCCGTACGTCAAGGACAAATCGCTCGAATTCTGCAGAAAACAGGCGCTGAAGGTCGCCATAGAGCAGTCAATCGATCTGATGGCCACTGACTCATACGAGTCAGTCTCTGAGATCATAAAGAAGGCTGTCGCGCTCGGCGCTACGTCGACGATTGGGCACGACTTTCTGAATGAGCCAGACGCAAGGTTCGTCAAGCGAAACAGGAACCCAGTGATCACTGGGTTGCCAAAGATTGACGGAAAGGGCGTGCTTAATGGTGGTCTGGGTCGTGGCGAGCTAGGTGTCATCGTCGCGCCGACTGGTGTCGGTAAGTCACATTTCCTTACGATGCTTGGCTCTAACGCAATGCGTGAGGGAAAGAATGTCATACATTACACGCTTGAGATGTCTGAGTCGCTCGTCGGTCTGAGATATGACTCGAACCTGTGTGACATAGACAGTGATGACGTTCATGAGCGAAAAGCGGACGTCTTAGCGAAATACAAAGAGATGAGACTCGGAAGGCTCTTCATCAAGGAGTTTCCGACGTGCTGGGCTACGATCAACAACATCAGGTCTCACGTTGAGAAGCTAAACGCTCGTGGGTTCAAACCGGATCTGATAGTCGTCGACTACGCTGACATCATGCGCTCCACACGTCAGTATGATGCTAAGCGCTTTGAGCTTCAGTTGATATATCAAGAGCTCAGGGCCTATGCGTCTGAGATAGACGTCCCGATATGGACAGCGAGTCAGAGCAATAAGGAAGGCGCGTCTGCTGAAGTCGTAGACCTGAGCAATATGTCTGAGGCATATAGCAAGGCGATGGAGGCTGACGTTGTCTTGTCACTGTCTCGTAAGTCACATGAGAAATCTCTAGGGGTTGGGCGCCTCTTTGTTGCAAAGAATCGCGCAGGTAGAGATGGCATGTTATATGGGTTGCGCGTCAATACGGCGCGATCAACGTTTGTGTTGCTTGACACTCCTGCTGAGGAGGCGCGCTCTACACCATCGAATAGGTTTCATGGTGATGACGATGATGAATCGCTTCGCAGCAGGCTCAGAACAAGAATGAAAGAGCTCCGCGATGAAGAGGAGCTGAGGGGTGTGAACGGTGAGCTACACGCAGCAGCAGGCGCTTGAAGCCTCAAATGCATATTTTACGGGTGATCATCTGGCGGCTGACGTCTTTGTCACGAAATACGCTCTCTCAACTGAGAATGGTCAGCTGCTGGAGCTGACGCCTGATGACATGCATCGCCGGTTAGCGAGAGAGTTCGCAAGGATTGAGGCGAAATACGTTAATCCGATGTCAGAGCAGGTCATATACGATCTGCTGAAAAACTTTGAGCGCGTCATCCCGCAAGGGTCACCGCAGGCCGCAATCGGCAATGAGACGCAGGTGCAGAGCCTGTCAAATTGTTTTGTCGTCTCATCTCCTGAGGATTCATACGGTGGCATCTTCAGAGCTGATGAAGAGATAGCGCAGATCATGAAACGCCGCGGCGGCGTCGGGCTCGATGTCTCGACGATCAGACCGAAAGGAACGGTGACGAAAAACGCAGCCAGGACGACTGACGGCATCGCTGTCTTCATGGAGCGGTATTCGAACACCTGTCGCGAGGTCGCGCAGGACGGCCGCCGCGGCGCGCTTATGCTGACATGCTCCGTGCATCACCCAGAGATCATGACGTTCATACGCGTCAAGCAGGACCTGAAGCGAGTGACAGGTGCCAACGTGTCAGTTCGCCTGACAGACGCGTTCATGAACGCCGTCGTCAGCGATTCTGATTACGAGCAGAGATGGCCAATCGATTCAGCAACACCAGCGATCTCCGTCATGACAAGCGCTAGAAAGGTCTGGCGCGAGATAGTGTCATCAGCGCATAAGTGTGCTGAGCCAGGTATGCTGTTCTGGGACACGATCAGGAGGATGTCTCCAGCTGATGCGTACGTTGAATTCGTGTCAGTGAGCACCAATCCGTGCTCTGAGCTGCCGATGCCTCCGTATGACTCGTGTAGGCTGATGCTCATGAACTTTATCGCGTATATCGTGAATGCTTTCACGTCTGACGCGCGCATCGATCATGAGTCTCTAAAAAGAGACGTTCGTCTCGCGCAGCGCCTGATGGACGATCTGATCGACCTCGAGATAGAGACGATCGACAAGATCCTGAAAAAGATCGCGTCAGATCCTGAAGCTGATGACGTAAAACGCAGAGAGCGACTCCTGTGGGAGAAGATCAGGGACAAGGCAGTCAGGGGGCGCAGGACCGGTCTCGGCGCCACGGCGCTCGCTGACGCGATCGCGATGCTCGGTCAGAAGTACGGGTCAGACGAGGCTGTCAACTCGACGTCCGATCTATACAGGACGCTATGCGTGGCTGCGTGGGAATCGTCATGTGAGCTGGCGGCTGAGAGAGGCGCGTTCCCAGCGTGGGATCCAGTCGTCGAGCGAGATCACCCATTCATCTCGATGATGCTCAGCATGTGCGATGAGAAGCACAGGGTCATGCACGCCGCGACCGGCAGGCGCAACATCGCGATGACGATGAATTCACCAGCAGGATCTACGTCGATCGAGGCCCGGTGCACTAACGGCGTCGATCCGATGTATCTCTATGATTACGTCAGGCGACGGAAGCTCACGTCTGAGGACGGAGACGTCCCAGCTGACTTCGTCGATGAGCTTGGAGACAAGTGGAAAGAATACAAGATAGAGCACCCAGGCATCGTCAGGTGGAGAGCCGTCACAGGTAAGTCTGACGTCAGGGAATCACCATACTGGGGTTCTGCTGCGGCTGAGGTCGATTGCTTCGCGTCTGTCAAGATGCAAGCAGCTGCGCAGCGCTGGATATGTCACGGGATCTCGAAGACTGTCAACATGCCTTCAAACGCTACGATCGAAGACGTCGAGCTCGTCTACCTTGAGGCGTGGAAGCTTGGATGCAAGGGCGTGACTGTCTATCGTGATGGTTCGCGAGCAGGTGTGATGGTCAGCGACGGTGACGCCGCGCGTCACAAGGCTTCACGCGACAGACCAAAATCTCTGCCATGTGACGTTCACAGAGTGTCTGTGCGTGGCGAGCCTCACATCGTCCTTGTCGGGAAGCTAGAGAACAAGCCATACGAGATCTTCGCTGGCTCGTTAGACAAGATCGACATCCCACGCTCGTACAAGCATGGTGAGATCATCAAGAGCAAGCGAGTGAATGGTGTGGCGACATATGACGTGGAGCTGCGACGCCACCCAGATGACGAGCCGCTGATCTTTAGAGATATCGTGGCGCTGTTTGAGAATCCGAGCCATGGCGCGTTAACTCGCCTCGCGTCACTGCTGCTTCGCCAGGGATGCTCTCTTGCTGAGCTCGCTGAGCAGTTGAAAAAGGACAAGAGGAGTGATATAGGATCGTTTGCATCCTGCGTCGCGAGGACAATAAAGTCATATGTCTCAGACGGCACGAAGGTTGACTCTGAGTGTGATGAGTGCAAGATGAAGTCACTCGTGTACCAGGGCGGCTGCGTCACCTGCTCAAACTGCGGTGCGTCTAAGTGTGGATGATGAAACCTAAAGGACCGCAAATAGAGACGATGTGCGAGTGCGATTGCGATGATGGGCTTCACTCGCCGTTCAAACGCTTTATCATCGCGTGGGGATTCATCGCTGCGGCGATCGCCGCAGCGATGACAGCGATCGCGATCGGAGACGCTAGATGAGATTTAGGGTGATAGTCGCTGATCCACCATGGAGTTTCTCTGATAAGCTTCAGATGAGTTCGACGCCAAGGTCAGCTGACGACAACTACAGGACGCTATCGCTTGATGACATATGTGCGCTGCCTGTCAGAGACGTAGCTGACGCGGAGTCATGCATGCTTGTGATGTGGGTGCCGAGCACGATGCTAGAGGACGGCCTCCGCGTCATGCGGTGTTGGGGTTTTGATTTCAAGGGCACGTATGTGTGGGTCAAGATGCGAAAGGACATGCAGAGACCAGCGATAGGGATGGGTCACACGTTTAGGCAGTCTCACGAGATAGCGATCACAGGAGTCATCGGGAAGGTCTCGAGCGCCGTCATGGATCACGGTCAGAGGTCTGTATGTCTGGCTGTCAACGAGGGTCACTCGAGGAAGCCTGAGGGCCTGCAGGACTCGCTAGACCTGATGTTCCCAGGCTCGCCAAAGCTCGAGATGTTCGCCAGGCGTGACAGGCCCGACTGGGTGTGCACTGGTGACGAGCTGGACGCTTGTGACATACGAGACGCGCTTGTCGCGCTTGCAGCTGCTTAACACGCCACACAAGGAGACCTCTTATGGAGAAGTTCTGGGTAGCGATCGAAGGTTGTGACATGACAGGCAAGGCGACTCAGTCAGAGGCTTTGCGTCGCGAGTTGCTGATGCGGGGCATCCCAGCGATCGTCGTAGAAGTCCCGTGGGAGATGACGTTCACATATCGCGTGATATACTCGATGCTAGAGTCTGGCTCGGCGAAACGCTGGCCCAGGCTGTTTCAGCTCATTCACATGCTAAACAAGTTATCTTGTCAGATAGCGATCATGACGACGATGCCTGACTGCGTCGTGATATTCGATCGGTGGCACCTCTCGAGTGTCGTCTATGGGCAGGCCAGCGGCCTGTCAAAGTCGTTCTGCGAGTGGTTAGGATCCCTGCTGATCAAACCGGACGTCACTGTCGTTCTCTCGCGAGACTCGCAGCATCAGAGAGACGAGTCTCGCGATGCATACGAGTCAGACGAAAGCCTCCAGCGACGTGCATCGCAGCTGTATCGCGAAGCGTGTGACGGGATCAGCGTGATCAACGTTGACGCCAATGGCAGCGTTGAGCAGGTCAGCGATCGAGTGAGGCAGGCCATCGCGATCGCTGCAAGAAAAAGAAACATAAGGCTTTGAACGAGAGGAGTGTTTATGACAAGTGAAAAGACGGCACTTAGGTTACATGATTCTGTGATCGCGCGGATCGCGCAGGCGTTGCAGGAGGCACTGCTATCCGGAACGGATGTGACGGACGTGCTGAGAGCGATCGACTTGAAGGTTGACGGCCAGTTCGTAGCTCTGGCGGATGGGTACCTTGACGTCGTGAAGGCGCATCACGATAAGATGCTCGCTGATCTAGAGAAGATGAATAATGAGTGAAGCGCGTGATCTGAGAGCGATGTTCGCGCAGCAGAGAGACTTCATGAATCTCCTGCGCGATCGCAGGAATTTTCCAGAGTTTCCTGTAGACATCCTGTCAAAGCCTGGTCAGAAGCTATGTAAGGACATCGCTCATGATGCGATGGACGAGTTGCACGAGGCGCTGCAGCACCTGAAAAACTCTAAACAGCACAGAGCGACTGAGGTTCGCGAGTTTGACAGGCGTCAATACCTCGAGGAGCTCGTAGACGTGTTGCACTTCTTCTTTGAACTGTGTATCGTGTCAGGCGTCACAGATGATGAGCTCTATGACGTTTACATCGAAAAAGGTCTCATAAACGAGAGACGCATCAATAGCGGTTATTGATCGTTAGGCCTTTACACACGTCAAGATGTGTTTATATTGACGATCAAGCAAAGGAGGCTACGTAATGTGGACGTCTGCTAACATGTCACCTATTGACTCGCTCTTCGCTGATATCATGCGATCGAGTCCTCAGTCGATCACTCATCATGTATCACAGACTGATGATGCGTTGTCTATTGAGTTTGATTTACCTGGCGTCAGGCGCGAGGACATCAAGCTTCAGGTCGTCGACAGAAACATGAAACTTGTTGCGACAAGAGCTGGTAAGTCTAGGTCGATCGAATTCAAACTTGCGTCGAATCTTATCGCAGAAAAAACATCAGCGGCTCTCGCTGATGGCGTCCTGACTGTCAAGATCCCGCTCAAAGCGATCGAGAGTTTTGATATCGCTATCAGCTGAGTAAATTCATGCGGCTTAGTTTATGATAGTCGCATGTGGCTCAGGCACCCAACCATCGTCGCCGTCAGGCACGGCGAATCACATAGAAACTCAATAAAACGTGGCGGCGCGGCCCTCTCTGAGGAGAACGTCAGGGATGGCGCCGCCGCGGTCCCAGACTGGGAGATGCAGCTCTCGCCACTCGGTGAGAAGCAGTCGATACGTCTCAGAGACAGGTGGTCTGACATAGCGGACGCCGCGGCGCTTGACAGAACGGTGAGCAAGCGATTCACCGTCTTCTCTAGCGGGTATAAGCGCTGCGTGCAGACATGTGACATATCGACACGCAGTGTGAATGATCTCTTCATGCTAGAGCGGCACGTTGATATAAGGGTCAGGGAGCGTGACGCTGGGTACGTCTATGACATGCGTCATAGTGAGCTAGAGCGTCACTATCCGTTCGCTGACAGGAACAGGACCCTCATGCAGGGAGATTTCTTTTTCAGACCGCCTGGCGGCGAGTCGCTGGCTGACGTGTCAGCGAGACTCGCTCACTTCCTGTCTGATGTCTCTAATCAGATGCCGGGCACTGATGCGATACTCCTATTCACACACGGAGGCGCGATGCGAGCGCTGCGAGCCCTGCTGGGTTCGATGACTCCGAGCGAGTGCGTAAAAGTCCAGAACCCATCAAACTGTGATGCGTGGGTCTGGAGGAGCGGCTGTTCAGAACCTCTGGAGGTTCGCTGATGATGGACCTGTTTGTGCTTCGTGGCCTACCTGGCAGCGGTAAGTCCACGCTCTCGCGAGAGATAGCGTCAGGTGGAGTGGTTCGCGTGTGCAAGGATGACATCAGGACGATGCTCGGTGTCAGGTCTGGTGACAGCGAGGGCACTGTTCACGCCATGCATGTTTCGCTGGTCAAAGACGCGATCATGCGAGGTAACAGCGTCGTCGCTGACTGCACGCACGTTCAGGAGCGAGACGTAGACGTATACAGGCAGATCGCTCAGCGGTGTGGAAACGTCAAGCTTCACACGCGAGTCATGCGTGTGGGGCCCGCTGAGTGTGTCATTAGGGACTCGCAGCGCCCGCCGCGTGACCAGGTTGGCGAGGGTGTCATTCGCAGGATGTGGAAGCGCTCTGGCTGGGCGAGCGGCTGGCCAGATGACACGACAACGATCTATTATCCAAGGTTTGAGAGACGCGTTGCGCTCAGCGATGCAAAGCTGCCTGACGCTGTTGTAATAGATCTTGATGGGACGGCTGCTGTCATTGGTGATAGGAGTCCATACAACGCTAGCGCGTGCGATACAGTCGATATCGTGTGTCCTGCTGTCAGAGCTGTCGTCGCCGGGCTGGTCTCTCAGGGTGTCAGACCGCTGTACGTCAGCGGCAGGTCAGATGAGTATCGTGAGCCGACAGAGAGGTTCCTCGCAGCGGCGCACCCGTTTTCGACAGATCGAGTTCTTCTCATGCGCGCGGTCGGCGACTCGCGCTCTGACGACGCAGTCAAGGCTGACATATATGAGAAACACATCTTCGAAAAGTTTAACGTGCTTGTTGTGTTAGACGACAGACCGAACGTCGTGCGTTTCTGGCGTTCGGTCGGTCTCACTGTGATGCAGTTAGACGATAGAGAGTTCTAACCATGAATGACAGTCACGCGCTTCTTGTGAACAGTACATATGAGCCACTCTGCTTCTTGAGTAAGAAGCGCGTGATGCGTCTCTTGATAAAGAGCAAGGTTGAGACCCTGGCGACGTGGGATGACGTTCACGTCGGTCACGGCGGTGGAAACAAGATCGCAATGCCAGCCGTGGTCAGGTTGCTCGCTCGCGCTCCACGTGCAACAAGACCACCAAAGTTTCAGCGAAAGACGCTGTTTGAGCGTGATGAGTGGCGATGTCAGTACTGTGGTGATACGCTGACGCGCCGCGCTGCTACCGTCGATCATCTCGTCCCAAGGTGCAAGGGAGGAAAGACGTCATGGTCAAACTGCGTCACAGCATGCCTTCGCTGCAATAAGAACAAGGGTCATAAGTCGCTCGCTGAGGCAGGGATGCAGCTTGCAAAGAGACCCGCGAACCCGTCAGTCGTTAACGTCTGGCGCGCGGACGCTCACGGCAGGTGGCACGCCTCGTGGGAGGCGTATGTGGGAAGTCAATAGTTAGTGCTGTGATCAAGAAAGCACAACAGGCGCTATCTGAAGCTAAGTTCTTCATCTCTCTTGAGAGACTAATCCCAAAGCTTGACATCTCGCTGCCAGCGACCGTCATCGCTGAGCACGCGTCTCAGCTGTTCAAACTAGCTGATCCTAAAGCGGTCATCTCCTTTAAAGAATCAGTACCAAAGTCGCTGATGGAGCACGACAGCTCTGCGGTGCGCGCCGTGTGCGCGCGCCTGTCGCGCGGGAGACAGTTGCAAGAGTCTCTGAATGACCCATCAAAGAATGTTCGAGCCGCAGCGCTCTCTCGCCTAAGAGAGGTTGGAGAGACAATGCCAGACACGGCACCATTGGTCGATCTCTCTGACGAGTATTATGATAGCATCGCTCAGCGCCTTGTGAATGATTTCCCTGATAGATCCGGTGACTGGGTCAGCGTCGCTGTCGCTGACGTCGTCAGGTCGTACAGGGCCACGTCAGGCGTCGCGCTAGACGCCAAGAAACTTAAAGCTGCTGTGAAGCATCGCCTCGCTGAGATGCAGGACTGCACTGACTTCTCATGCCTCGAGGAATCAATCGCCGCTATGCGAGAGCTAGAGGATGAGGAGTGTGAACCGCGAAATGACGAGGTCACGGAACCACCTGAGGAGGATGACTATGTCATCGAGTCAGCGAGGTTACCAAAGCTGATCCAGCAGAGGATGTTGTCTGAGCACGCCAGCGTCGTCATTGACGCTCCGCGCCGAATAACATTTACGCATAGAATCGGTCACAGCGAGAGAGCGATCGCTGGAAGGATCGCTAGGCAGGTCGAGACCAGCCTGCGTGGGACGTCAAGAGTGAAATGGTGCGTAGAATCGCCCGATACCGTGCTTCTATCCTATGAGTACTAAACATGATTAGACGAAGAATAGCTCTCAGAGAGAGCCTGACGGCTGACGCAGTACTGGCCGGCAGGGACCCAAGCGAGACGTTCGCGAAGATGCTGGCTGACAGGTCAGGCGTCGTGAACGCTGAGCTGACGGTGCTGCTAACGGTCGCTGAGGCTGTAGCAATGCTACACAGGACGAATCACTGGACGGCGAGCAGCCAGTCATACTACTCGGATCATAAGCTCTTTGAGACGCTGTACGATGGGCTTAATGAGGACATAGACACACTCGCTGAGAAGATCGTAGGTCTTGGATCAGATGCCGGCGTCGATGTGCACGACAGGATTAATGGAATGGCGCAGATCCTCAGCGAGATGTACGCGCCTCATACAGTTGGTTCCGTCAGCGTGCTAGCGGAACGGTCACTGGCGGCTGAGTTCTTTCTGCTGCGAATAGCTGCGCTAGCGATTCGCTCCATGAAGGAATTAGGGTCAGCAACTCCTGGCGTTGAGAACATGCTACAGCAATTTTGCGACTCCAGAGAAGAAGCTATTTTCCACCTTCGCCGTCGCACCACCAGTTGACGGTGAATGTGTGAAATCAGTCCTGCGCGTGGTGTACAGTCTCATTGATGACACACAAGAGACGAGTACTTGTCACCGGCGCCGCAGGTTTTTTGGGATCACACCTAGCTGACGCTCTCCTCGATCGAGGCTGCGAGGTCGTTGGAGCTGATGATTTCTCGACATCTGACCCAGGCTCCAAGCATCACATCGATCTGATTAGCCGTCCTAGATTCTCGTTCAGAGAGGTCAACATCGCTGAGCCGGGCGCGCTGCTAGCGGCCGTGGGCTCTCGCTTTCACGCAGTCTTTAACATGGCGTGTCCAGCGTCTCCTCCAGCATACCAGCGTCTTCCCATGCATACGCTGATGACGTCTGTCATCGGAGTCGCTAGCTGCTTGCATATCGCCAAAAGAGCTGATTGCGTTCTGGTTCACGCCTCAACGTCTGAGGTATACGGTGATCCGACGGTCTCTCCTCAGGATGAGTCATACGTAGGTAGGGTGAACACCTGGGGGCCGCGAGCTTGCTATGACGAAGGCAAGCGCGCCGCCGAGGCGATGCTGTGGATCGCTCGCTCAGAGGGACATGACGTTCGCCTCGCTAGAATCTTTAACACGTATGGTCCGAGGATGATGCTCGGCGATGGAAGGATCGTCACAGAGCTGATGCGATCTGCGTTATCAGGATCCCCAGTCGCGATCCACGGAGATGGGTCGCAGACAAGATCGCTGTGTTATGTGTCAGATCTGATATCTGGCTTGCTCGCGCTGCACCATGCACCATGCACCCCAGATCACCCAGTGAACCTGGGTAACCCACATGAGGTATCCATCCTTGAGCTCGCGGAGACCGTCCAGCGTGTCACTGGTCGTCACCTCAATATCACGTTTGGTCCTCGCCTCATTGACGATCCAACAAATCGGCGACCAGATATCACCATCGCCTCAAACGATCTTGGGTGGTCGCCTCTCGTAGAGCTAGATGATGGTCTGAGGATGACGTATCAGTCATATAGGGACGTTAGATGAGACTCGTAACGTATGATGATCCGTTTGTCGCTGATGATCGGCTCAGCGTTTTTCTGCTCGGTCCGACCGCGCGAAATGGCGTTCGAACGCCGTGGAGGCAGCGTGTCATAGACAGGTTCGCAAACGCTGATGTCTCAATCATCATCCCAGAGTTTCTGGGTCCTGATCCGTCAGGTCGCTCGTTTCAGCAGAGGTGGGATGACGGCAAGCAGTCGATCATCCCAGGCATGAGACGCTCGACGCAGCGTGTGCTTGACTGGGAGACCTCATGGATCGATGGAGCAACCGTCACGCTCGCTTGGTGCGACATGTGTGACGAGACTCCGGGAAAGACGACCAGGAGTGAGGTGGGCAGAGCGTCGGCGCTACATGAGGCCGGTGTCAGCAGGGGTCTCTTGATATACGGAATCCCTCCAAGAGCTGACACCACGGGTCACATCAGGTATCACGCGCACTGCGCTGGCATACGAGTGTATGACTCGTTAGACACGTGCTGTGATAGGGTGATCGAGCTGTTTCCATCTATGATGGTCAGCTCTTGATATTCGTCGCGCACCATCCTGTGCGAGGCGTCATAATCGCTGCTCGGGATGAAGGCATCGTCAGGCGCCGCGCCGCTGAGGCGGGCGTATGTGATGACGTGATATTCAGGTGGGTGCCGCGATTGCGCAGGGAATGCATATCAATCACCGTTGAAGGTGATGTGAAATCATTCACCTATGTCGAATCAGGACAGAGGAGGCAATAAATGGATAGACACAGCTCAGTCGTGCTGCTTAGCCCGCAGCTGACTGACATCGCGTTGATTCACAAGCTTCGCCCAGAGCGACTCGCTGGATTGGCGAACTTTATCGGTGGCAAGGTCGATGACAGTGATTGGGAGAGCGCTCGCGTAGCGCTGTGTCTTGACGTTGATTCTGCGCTGCTCACTGGACAACGCAGAAAGGTGTGGAGAGATGGCGCGCACGCCTGCTGCGCGAGGAGAGAGACGCTTGAGGAATCAGGCGTGCGTATCGAGCATCTGACGCATTTTGCGACCGTGTCACGCGTTGCTGACGGTCTGACTCTCTCTGAGACAGCGATGTATTGTGCAGTCACGCCTGATGTGTACTCTGTCACGACCCGCGAGTCAGAGAGCGTGTTTGTCTGTCACGTAGCTGATGTGATTCGTGGTGATGTCATCAGCTATTCACGGGATGGCGAGCGCGTGTCGCTTAGCATGATGCCAAACCTGTCATGGCTCACGGCGATGGCGATCAGGGCGATCAGCGACGCTAGTGATGGTGCTGACTGGCGACACCCGTTCATGATAACGTGTGCTGGATGACCAGATCGATTCGAATTGATGGCAGCGACGTCGATGTCACGCCGGCGTATGACTCATACTGGTCGTTTGCATGCGAGCGACAGGCGGTGTTCTTCAGGCGCCTGCGCGACCTGCCAGCTCCATGGACGACGGATGAGATCATACGCGATCACAGGTTCACAAACCCATACCGCGTCTCTGACAGGGTCAGTCAGTACCTGATACGTCACGTCATCAACGACGGCGATCAGTCTCCGAGTGAGACGCTGTTCAGGATCCTGATCTTCAAGCTGTTCAACAAGATCGACACGTGGCGTGAGCTGGTGATGAGGGTCGGCGTCGTGTCATGGCGTGATTTCGATCGCGATGTCTATGTCGACGCTCTGGATGATATTAAGAATTCCGGTGCTGCGATATACAGCGCCGCCTATATGATGCCTTCGCCACGCCTCGGAGAGGTCACGAAACACGCTGATCACCTGAAGCTGATCGAGTATATGATGGTTGATGACATGACTACGAAGGTGCTATCATCAGCGTCGCTTCAGGATCTTTATAACGTTATCATGTCATATCCCTCGATGGGAAGGTTCCTGTCGTTTCAGATGGCGATCGACATAAACTACTCGCGACTGACGTCATTTGACGAGGACGAGTTCGTGGTCGCAGGCCCGGGCGCGGACGATGGCGTGTCAAAATGCTTTGCGTCCAGAGTCGATCCTGCTAGCGCCATAAGAGAGATGGCAGCGAGGGCGGATGATGAGTTTGCGCAGCGCGGCATGAATTTTCAGTCGCTGTTCGGGCGCCGGCTTAAGCTGATAGACTGTCAGAACCTGTTCTGCGAGCTAAGCAAGTATGCAAGGCTTGCGCACCCCACGATAGCTGGTGTCTCTGGCAGGACAAACATAAAACAGAGATACAAGAGCGCAAGCGCTGCGCCTCTTGACAGGTTCTGCCTTCCTAGCAAGTGGGGGTGTGATGCAGCGATCGAAAATTTTTATCGTGAGGTGAGATAGATGTGCGTAGTGTCTATGGTCCATGACAGCTTTCATCCGAGGATCAGGCCGTGGGTCGAGCGTGTCGTTCCGATGAGCCCAGAGCCGTTTCACCCACAGCGCCTGGCGCCTGAGATCGACCTGTCTCCTGATGAGTTGCGCACCATTAGGAAGATCCTTGATGATTATAAGAAGGCTAACGCGGCCGCGAGGGTCGTGGATGACCTGACTGGTCAGCCAGATTGCATCGATGAGGAAAAACAGGCGATGGCTCGTGAGATAGAGGAACTCCGTCGTCGACTCTCACGATATGAGGAAAGTGATCAAAGCTCAACTGGAGTCGCAGGGCGATGACCTGCATAGTCGCCGTGTCTGACGGATCGCGTGTGACTGTCGGTGCTGACAGCGCATCAGTGGCTGATGAATCCCTGATGATCAGGGCGGATCAGAAGATCTTCAAGCTCGGAGAGCTGATCATCGGTTTCACCTCATCGTTTCGTATGGGTCAGGTGCTGCAGCACCTGACTCAGGTTCCGAAAGCTCCAAGTGACGATCGCGACTTGATGCGTTACATGGTCGCTGAGTTCATACCCGCGATCAGGTCATCGCTGCGTGACGCAGGTTTCTCTAGCGTTGAGAACAACGTTGAGAGTGGAGGGACGTTCATTGTCGCGATACGAAGCAAGATCTTTTGCGTGTATTCTGATTTTCAGATAGCGTCTCCAGCGTGTGACTACGCAGCTGTCGGCTGTGGCGATCAGATCGCTGAGGGATCGCTGTTCTCAACTGAAGGTGAGAGTGTCGAGCGTAGGGTCGAGGTCGCGCTTCGCGCCGCTCAAGCGCATTGCTCGGCTGTGAGAAGCCCATTCTATACGCTGTCAACGAGCACACAATGCGATCGCGCTAAGAAGCTGAAGGCGAGGTGAGTGCTATGGAGTCATTACGATCACCCATCTCATACGCAAGAGTTAGCAGGGCGATAGCGTTTTATGAGAGCGTCGGGTTCAAATATGTTGAGGTCCCTTGGCGCGTGTTCCCGTCTATAGCCGACGTCACTATGCCATATGACGCCGTGCCGTTTAGGTGTGACGTCGGCTCTGAAAGAGCGTCAGTGTTGGTCGGCTCTGCAGAGCAGGGATTCATCAGCGTGTCTAACAGCCTCCTTGACAAGGGAGCCTATGTCGCAGCCTCACCCTGCTTCAGGGATGGTGAGGAGGACGACATACATTTCAGGGACTTCTTCAAAGTCGAGCTGTTCTCATTCGGGTGCGGCGACATCCAGCGCGAGGTGACAAGGCTTCGTAACTTCGCCAAGACGTTCGCGCTGTTAGAGGGGTGTGATGAAGTCGATATGACATTGACTGACATCGGTTCAGATCTGACTGTAAACGGGATTGAGATCGGCTCGTATGGGCATCGTGAATCACAAGTCATCGGTCACGCCTGGGCATACGGTACAGGTCTGGCGGAGCCCAGGTTCTCTCAGGCGATGAAAGCGAGCAGAAAGAGTTAACTGTCATGAAAGACATCGAGATCGCTCAGCATCAGAACGGTTTTTTGAAGGTCAAGTTGCCGTTAGGTTCAAGGCTACACGTCTGGTCGCCATGGAACCCACCAGTCAAAAGCTATGGGAATGAGCATGATCATCCATTTGATATAGAGAGCGAGTGCATAGCGGGAGAGATGATCAACGTTGAATTGGACGCCATCGAAGCGAATGACGGTGACTGGCGCGAAATGACAGCTGAATGTGTCAGCAGCTTTGATCATCAGAAGCCGCTAGTCGAGACTGTCAGACGGTTTCACCTTCGCGAGCGGCGAGCAACTGTTGTGCGACGTGGAGAGAGATACGCGATGCAAGCGGGAGTGATTCACCGGACAGACGCTGTCTTCGCGATGACGCTCTTCAGGAAGAAGAACCAGACGCCAGAACACTCGCGTGTCTTCTCTCGAATCAGAGCCGACGTATCACGCGATCCGTTCGTCTCTCCACCACCGCGCCTGCTTGAGATGTCGCTTCAGCTGGCGCTTAACGCTGCAAACCTGACGTTTGATGATGTGTGTGAGCGAGAGAGGCGCATCATGAGTGATACGCCAGCGTCTTCACAGACGCTGGCGACGTTTCCCAGGTGCGAGACACCAGGATATCACATACACGCGATACCGCGAAGCGCGCACGGAACCGCCGGGAAAGTCGTTGAGGAGGCGCTCGAGCTAGCTGACGCTGACGAGCAGGGAGTCACACTGATGTCATTACAGGAGTGTGCCGACGTGATCTCAGCCGTTCGTGGCTACGTTCGTAACTCAGGTCGCGGCGTGTCATTTGAAGACGTCCTACTGATGTCAGCGATCACCGACCGCGCGTTTGCTTCCGGACGGAGGACATAAACACGTCCAAGCGAATGATGACGCTAGATGAATTCAATCGCCTGTCAGATCATGACAAGGGATATGCCTCATATATGCTTGCGATGTTACCTGGGTCGCAGGTGCCAGATGAGCCTCCAACCGGAGTCGATCTAGCTGAGTGGGAGCGCGGTCACTTGTTAGCCATCCAGCACGTCATCGATATAGAATCATGAGTGAACCTGATCTGTGGATGTGTTATGATCAGATCTGAGGGATCATGATAAAAGTTCCATCGAAGTTCGTAGGTCTCCACGCTCACACAGGCGCAAGCGTCTATGATGGCCTCGGCGCCGCCGAGGATCACATCAAATACGTTCTAGAGAACGGCATGGACGCCTGGGCTCTTACGGAGCACGGTCACTGCAACTCATATGCGTCTGCTTTTCTGTTCGCTGAGAAGCTTAAGAAGCAGGATAAGAGGTTCAAATTCATCGCTGGGTGCGAGATGTACGTTCACCCAGACCTCAATGAATGGCGCAGAGAGTATGAGCTAAAGCGAAACGCCGCTGACGGTGATACTGAGGCCGTTGCTCGTGTCCTCGCTCAGGAGGAGCAGGTGATCACACCCATCGTCGCAACAGTTGACGAGGACGATGAGACTGTTGACGTTGAGATGAGCAACGCGCTGACCATCGAGCGAGAGGATGAGTCAAAGTCAACGAAGTATTACGATCCTATAAAGAGGCGTCATCACCTCGTCGTCATACCAAAGACGAGCGTCGGGCTGCAGCGACTGTTTCACCTCGTGTCACGCGGTTACGCGGAAGGCTTTTACAGGTTTCCTAGAGTCGATTACGCGATGCTTAAGGAGGCAGCTCAAGGCGATCACCTGATAGCTCTCACGGCTTGCATCGGCGGGACGATGGCGTATGACGCCTTGAGCTCGGCGCAGCGAGTGAAGTTTGATGACCTCAATCATCATTTGCTTAGTGATGGTTCTCTCATGCGTGACGTGCAACGCAAGATGGCAGCGACGTTTGATAGGCTGGAGTGGGCGTTCGGGCGCGAGAACGTGTTCCTCGAGCTGCAGTTTAACAGGCTCGCCGCTCAGAACTATGTCAACAGGGCGATGTTAGAGTTCGCTCGCGCAAACAGTCTCACGAAGCAGCTAGTCGTGGCAGCTGATAGTCACTATCCTCGCCCAGAGCTGTGGAAGGAGCGAGAGATATACAAGAAGCTTGGATGGCTTAATTACGCTGAGATTGATGCGTCTAAGCTGCCGTCTGACGTATCGCAGCTGAAATCGGAGCTCTATCCAAAGAATGCGGCTCAGGTGTGGGCGGCGTATCAGGAGTCAAAGGGCGACGCAGACTTCTACGCTGATGATGAGATCTGTGACGCGATCGAGAGATCGTATGACATCGCGCACAGCGTCGTCGGAGACGTCCAACCAGACAGGTCGATGAAGCTGCCAACATCGATCGTGGTGCCGCCCGGTGTGACCGCCGACCAGCGATTGGCTGAGTTGTGTCAGATCGGGATGAGGGAGCGTGGCTTTGATTCGTCGAGAGAGTACGTCGAGAGGCTCGAGACTGAGCTCGAGGTCATCAGCGCCAAAAAGTTCGCTGAGTATTTCCTGACGCTTAGAGAGATCGTTGATGTCGCGCAGCAGTCTATGCTCGTCGGGCCTGGCCGCGGCTCAGGCGCGGGATCGCTGGTGACGTACCTTTTGCACATCACGGATGTCGATCCGATCAAATACGACCTGCTGTTCGCGAGATTCTTGAACAAGTATCGCGAGGAGGCGCCAGATGTTGACACTGACGTGTCTGACAGGGCGAGGCTGATAGAGCTGCTGCGTGAGAAGTTTGGCTATGAGAACGTCGTTCCCATCTCAAACTACAACACATTCAAGCTTAAGACGCTGATCAAAGACGTCGCGAAGTTTTACGGCGTCCCTTTTGAGGAAGCGAACGCCGCGACGCGAACCGTTGAGGACGAGGTTCGAAAGGCTACGCTCAAGCACGGTGATGACAAGAATCTTTTCGTGCTGAAGCTTGATGACGCTCTGAAACACAGTCCATCGTTTAAGAGCTTCATCGACAAACATCCTCAGATAGCTGAACCGATCGCGACGCTGTTCAAGCAGCCAAGATCGCTGGGCCGACACGCGGGTGGCGTCATAGTCTGCGATCGCATAGCGGAGCGCATGCCGCTGATCGCTTCAAAGGGTGAGCAGCAGACGCCGTGGACCGAGGGCGTCAACGTGAAGGAGCTCGATCAGTTTGGGTGGGTCAAGTTTGACCTGCTTGGACTTGACACGCTGCGCATCGTCGAGAAGACGATCGAGCTAGTGATAGAGGCGCAGCGCAAGGCGCGAGGCTGGTTCGAGGTCGAGACTGACGCGGGTTCGTTTTTCTGCTTCGGAGACGCGATAGCCGTGACAGCGAATCGCGGCGACGTGCTCGTCAGAGACCTCGCGCCTGGTGATGACGTCAAAAGCGTCAGATAAGTATGACGCGTCAGGGTGATCAAATGCAGAACGCTGAACAGCACGATGTGTACCCTCTGTTAGAGTATGCTAACGGCGCCTGGCGCGTCAATCGAGTCTTTACGACAGAAGATGACCTGCGCCTAGCGGGTGGTGAGCCGCTGAGCTCGACGACGCTTCCAACGAGCTCAGTGTATGGTCAGCGAAGCAGGCTTGAGTCACCTGAGAAGCTAGCGCTGATGACCAGACTTCAGCATGAAGTGCGCGAGCTCAAGCTCGCCGCCGCAGCTGCTAGCGACCTCGTAAAGCAGAAGGACTTGCAGCTCGATGCGATGCACTTCGTATGGTGCGACGGCGCCTGCCCAGCGATCGTCCACAGGTGGACGCCTGGTGAGCCATCAGACGATCTGGTGCGTGAGGCAGCGAAGCAGCTCACGAGGTTGTGTGACTGGTGGGCGCAGCGCCATGCTGGCGAGCTTCCAGCGGATCACGCTGATAAGTGGACGCATGATAGATTCGACGCGCTCGTCGAGTCCAGAGCGCTGAAGGAAAAGCTCTCAGGTCTCTCTGAGAGACTGAGTAAGTCTGACACCAGAGCCAAATGGCTGACTAGGGCGCTATCAGTCGCGATGGTCGCGTTTGTCGTTGAACTCATCCTTCGAACGTTTTTCTAACGGTGATGTGTGACCTCGTGTCACCAGTTCACCTGTTGACTTGAGCCTATAAGCAACTTCACAGATTCTACGCCGGCCGCCTGGAACCATGCTCGTGCACACTGTGTAACACTCTGGCGTGCGTGATACGATCCATGTATGAGAGATCACAGCGTTACGCTAAACGTCAAGATCGATAGTTGCGTTGACTGCCCACATCATCGGGTGTCAAGCGACCCAGACCCGCATGACTGGTTCTGCTCTGATGACGTAGCTGTCATGTGCGCTCATGACTCGCTCAACCGTAGGACTGTGACAAACGCCTGCCGCCCGTATAACACGAAAAGAGAGACGACGCCTCCTCCGTCATGGTGCCCGCTTCGTGGCAACGGGCGTTAGGTGATCAGCATAGATATCTCTCATGAAAAAGATGAGAGAGTCACGCTCACATGAGCGGTACATGTCAGAGGCAGACGCTAAGGAGCTGATCGCGTCTCATGACGGAGACGATGTCGCGTCATATGATATCATTGACGAAGAGACGAACGAGGTCTTCCTAGAGGAAGGTCAGCCGTTTCACACCTCGCCACTCTCGCCTGAGCACGTGCCAGATGACAAACGAGCGATTCACGATGAACAGTACGCTCGTCGCGTGGGTATGTGGGATGAGATATACGGTGATGACATCGACGATGACGATGATGTCGACGAAAAGGAGACGTCTCGAGCAGAGTATGAAGCAGCCGTCAAGGAATTCTGCGATGGGTTCACTGGATTCGCTGATGACGCTGGCGACTCGTATGACTCAGAGAGCACTGACGTCGCGGCTGACGCTGCCGCGGACGGAGCCGAGGGGTTCTTCGCCGTTTATCCAGATTGGCGCAGGTGGGCGTTTGATCTCGGCATGACGCGAGTTGAGATGAAGGACGCTATCGCTGACCTCGCGTACGAGGCGATGAAGCTCACTCGTGAGTCGGTCATCACGCTGAAGTCGCTGCTAAAAGAGGCGTCATACCCGACCGCTGCTAGCGCGAGAGCGTTCGTTCGATCTCGCGACCCAGACGAGATCTCAGCTGAGGATGTCATAGACGATGAGACTGGAGAGGTTCACGCGTCAGCCGGGCAGAGATATCGCGATAACGCATCTCACCCGGGCAAGGCTGACGCGAGGCTCAGCGCGATGCTAGCTGATGACGCAGGCGCCTCTTCTGAGATGCCTTCAGATGTTACGTCAGCTGATCAGGCGTTCAAAGATATGACGGAAGCGATCGTTGCGTATCGAAGCAGCGGAAGAGCAGACAGCGCCGGGTTCTTCTTAGAGAACCCGATGTGGAGGTCATGGTCGATCGCTACAGGCATGTCGCGAAAAGAGATCGCTGACATGTTTAATGACGTCGCCTAGCGCCACGCGACGATCGTCCAGCTCTTCATCCCTGTCGAGAACGAGACGTGGTGAGACAGTTTTACGCTCAACCCGTCCTTGTGTTTGAACGCTATCTCATCTCTTGAGAAGTTTCCGCCCGTGTCAGTCTGACCGTTCCACCCGCTTGAGCTAGCCTCCACACGCTTCCATGGTTTCTTTTTGACGGTCGCTGTGATCCTTTCCCAGGCGCGAGTCATCTTACCCTGCTCAGCTCTCTTCTTTTCACTGAATCTTGCCTCAGCGATCCATCTGTCTCTGTCCTTGTCCTTTGTGACCTTTAACGGCGCGCTACCAATCAGCTGTAAAAGTTCTGGTGGCAGAGAGCTGTTGGCTCTCGCGGCCTCACGGATGAGCGTAAGAAGGAGTGGGGCGTCTTTGTGTCGTTGCGTCTTCATCATCATGATCTCCTAAATAGGAGGCTGACACGTAACATAATGCATCCCGCGCGCGACTGTGGTACAGTATATGAATCATGGCGGTTGTCACAAAGCTAAGAGATGCGTCTCGCGATCCTGTCGCGTTCCAAGACACTAAGGACTGGTATTTAAACAACCTCGCGCCAGACGTCGTTGATTTAGACGATCAGCACGTCTATGAAAACGTCTATCACCAGGGTAAGTGGGCAGGCGTCTTCCAATGCACGCAGCAGGGCGCGCAGCGCTTCTTCAAGAGAGCTAAGCCGAAATCGATCATTGACATAGCGACCCTGACGTCGATCTATCGACCTGGGCCTCTCGCTGCGAAAGTCGACGACTTGTATGTCGACGCAAGGCAGGGTAAGCAGTACGACTGGGGCGACCTGCGCATCAACAGGATTCTAAAAAAGACAGATGGCCTCATCATCTTTCAGGAGCAGGTCATGCAGCTAGCTCACGAGGTAGCTGGCATGCCTCTTGAGGAGTGTGACAAGCTGCGAAAAGCGATCATGAAGCGCACGATCGGTGGTGGTGAAGAGTCAAAGAAGAAGGCGCAGTCAATGCGTGACAACTTCGTGATCGGCGCAGTCGCGAACTCATATGACAAGTCCGTCGCAGAGAACCTGTATGACAGGATCCTGTGGTTCGCTGGCTACGGGTTCAATAAGGCGCACGCAGTATCGTATGCCATTGACAGCTATTTCTGCGCATGGCTCATGACATACCACGAGGACGAGTGGGCCTGCGCGTACCTCCAATCAATGTCGAACAATCCAAAGGATCGCGCAAAGGCTTTCGCTGAGGTGCGCTCCCTTGGATACAAGCTCAGCAACGTTGACGTCAACTATGCGAACAGGTGCTGGTCATCGCTGGGCAACAGGGTATTGGTGCCGTCGTTCGGATCCTATAAGGGGATCGGAGACACAGCGATAGACGAGATCCTCGAGAGGCGACCGTTCTCCTCGATAGAGGAGATGCTCTGGAACCCAGACGGGTCGTGGCGCCCATCAAAGTTTAACAAAAAATCGCTCGAGGCGCTGATCCTCGTCGAGGGCCTCGACTCTCTGAAATGTGTCGGTGATGGGCGAATATTCTCTAGTTACAAGCATATGCACTCGGTGATCATCGGTCACTGGGAAGAGATGAAGAAGCACACGAAGAAAAACCCGTGGCAGGGTCGCGACAGGATGAGAGCCTTGGCGATCGAGACGCTCGATTCTGAGACGTGGACGCGAGAGGAGCGACTAAAGAACGTGATGAGCGTGGTCGGCGCAGCTGATGTCTCTCTGCTCGTCCCTGAGCGAGTCATGCAGAAGCTTGTCGAGCGTAATGTCCCATCAATAGATGACGTTGAGGACGAGGAGGGAGACGTCGCGTGGTTTTGCGTCAGCAACTTCACTCTCAAGAAATCTAAGAAGGGCAAGCCGTACTTCCTGATCGACGCCACCGGACCTGTAGGTCGCGCACACAAGCTTTATGTGTGGAACGCGTCAGCACCTCCTAAGAAGCTGGCGATCGCCATGGCTCCTTTAGAGAGGTCGACGTTCGGATACTCGACGAACAGGCTCGTGTACCTTGCGTAACGGAGGACAGTTGGAACAGACGGTCGTTTTCTTTGTGGGTCCTGACAGGACAGGTAAGACGAACATAGCTCGCGCGACCGCAGCGGCGCTAAGTGTTCCATACTTCAAGGCGTCAAGCGAGCGAGACACGTTCAGATCGGATCGTAGCAGGTTCATAAACCAGTTACGATACGCTGACATGCGCGTCGCTGATTTCATCACGCAGACAGGAGTGTCCGTCATCTTTGACAGAGGCTATCCATGTGAGCTTGTCTACTCCTCGATGACTGGTAGAGAGACAGATCACGAGATACTTCGCGCTGAGGATGATTCATATGCAGCAATCGGCGCGGTCATAGTGCTGTGTCGTCGTGAGACGTACGCAGGTCTCGCTGATGACATCGATGAGTCGATAGACTCTGAGAGGCTAGCCGAGCTCGACGCACTGTATGCAGCTTTTGCTCGTGATTTCACGAAGTGTAGCACCCTGACGCTGTACGTTGATGATGAGGACATAGAGCGACAGGTCAGCGACGTGAAAACGTTCATCACGCTTGCGAAGCGTGCCAGATCGACGGAAGAGCGATCTGATCGCATCCAGGTCACGTCATCTCCAAAAAGGAGCTCTTCATGAAGACCGCGCGGCTGGTCGCCGCGCTTCAGGCTGCAGATCCTAGCGGTGAGATGAACTGCTGCGTCTCGAACGAGGATATCATAAGCGTTGACGCCGTGCCAGCGTATTATGATGGCGCGCTACAGGTGCTCGTTCGAGATGAGAAACGTGATGATTATAACGTCATTGGCGTGAGGATCACCACAGCCGGTCAAAAGGTTAACATCAGGACGCTTAGCGTCGAGTTGGCGATCATGAACGATCCTGAAGTGATGATAGATTTATCAGACCTGAGTGAGAGCAAAAGATCTGATGTTAAACGCTATGTTGACGACATTCGCTCTCGTGGGCTGGAGGCGCGCTGTGACAGCAAATCTTGCATTTGTGACGAGTAACATTCAGAAATTGCGTGAGGCTCGCAGGATCACTGGTGTTGATCTGAGACACGCGAGGATGGAGATCCCAGAGATCCAGTCACATAGCTGCGCTGATGTCGCTCGCTGCAAGGCGCTATCTGCGCTCGCGATCACGCATGACGACGTCCTCGTCGAGGACTGTGGCCTTGAGCTCATCGCTCTCGGGCGCTTCCCGGGCGCGCTCATCAAATTCTGGAATGAGCTTGGAGGCTATGAATCGATCTGTCGCGCGCTCGATGGGTTCAGCGATCGCTCAGCCATTATGACATGCGCAGCCATGATCGCGACAAAAGACGGTCACGTCTATGAGCATGAGAGCAGGCTACACGGCAAAATATCGATGACGCCGCGAGGCGGTGAGGGTTTTGGGCATGACTGCATCTTCTGCCCAGATGGGTTTCAGAACCAGACGATCGCTCAGATGCCTTCAGCTCTGAAGGACAGGATATCACCAAGAGCGATCGCGCTGCGCGAGGTCATCTCAGCGGCGATGAGACAGGAGCGATAGATGAGAGTCGTATGCATCTCTGATACGCATGGCATGCTGAATAAGATCGCAATTCCAGACGGCGACGTCCTGATCCACGCTGGTGATGCTACAAACAGAGGGACTCACAGGCAGGTGTATGAGTTCGCGCGAGACATGTCACGCCTGCCGCACAGGGTGAAGATCTTTGTCGCCGGAAATCACGATTTCGGGTTCCAGGATCACAGAGAGCAGTTTCAGGATCTCGTTGAATCAGCCGGCGTGACGTACTTGCAGGACAGCTACGTGATCGTCGACGGGTTCAAGGTCTATGGTTCTCCATGGCAACCCGAGTTTCACAGCTGGGCCTTTAACCTGCCAAGAGGCAAGCCACTCGCTGATGTGTGGGCAAAGATCCCTGCTGACACAGACGTGCTCGTGACTCACAGCCCGCCTGATAGTATCATGGACACAGCGCCTGGCGAGGTGCACGTTGGGTGCGCTGATCTAGCTGTTGTTGTCAGTGAGATCAGACCACGACTTCATATCTTCGGTCACATACACGAGTGCTATGGCACGAAGGTTATCGGAGAGACGATGTTTGTGAACGCCGCATCGTGTAATGGCGGTTACGAACCAATCAACGCGCCGATCGTCATTGACTTATGATGCGGACGTTAGTGCACGAGGCGTTTCTCGCTGATGCGTCAGTCGGATCCATGATCACGTCTGAGTACATCAAGTTTCCCGTGATCATCATCAGCATTGATCGTGACATATATGTCGCTGCGTCAGCCACTGGAGATGCGTCACATCCGTTTGCGATCTTTGACATCAGCGCAGCTGATGAGCGGTGGTATAAATGGAGGACGTGTTGGGTATCCTGATCGGACACGTGAAAAAACACAGCGGTCACTACGTCGGCAGGCCGAGCGTGTTAGGTAACCCAGCATCTCATAAGGCGGGTACCGCGAGCATCAGAGTCGACACCGTTCGCGAGGCGGTTATGATGTATGATGCGCTCATGCGCTCATGGATGTCAGACGCCTCGTCACCTCAAAGAGCGGAAGTGCTAAGGTTGGCACGCGTTTGTTACGATAATGACGAGGATTTGACACTGCTTTGCTGGTGCTCTCACCAGCTTCGAGCGCCGCTTGACCCACCTGCGTGTCACGCTGATGTCATTGCTCGTGAGATCAGCAGGGTGATGAAGGAGATGCTGTGAGACTACTAGTGCAGACGCAGCTAAGCAACTATGATGCATCTGGCACGTGGTTGCTCGAGTGTGACAGCGGATGGCAGATGTGCATAGGACGCGTTCGCGAGCTCCTGAAGCTGAGTCGCGATTTACGCGTGACGGTGTTAGGTCCGAAACGAGACAGGTTGCGAACGCAGCCAGAGGATGTTTCACAGGACGTGTTCGGTGATGTTCGGGTCTCATACGTTGAACAGAGGCTCATACCTAACGCACTCGCTACGAGATATGATTTTGATATGCTAGACATGGCGCGGGCGCTGAGGCTGGATGAGCAGAAGGTTGGGATCGATGAGCCTTATGACGTCGCGTATATCAATGATCCGATGCACCTAAGGAATTACATGGCGTTGTTCATGCTGTACGGGAAGCGCCGCCCAAGGTTTGTCGTTCATTCGCACTTCATCGATAACCCAGAGTCTCCAAAATTTCCTGCTGATGCGTCTCTGTGGTACGGTCAGCTTGAGGCAGCGGCACGCGCTGACTATAATTTCTGGCAGTGCGCATCGGCGTTAAACGTTTTTCTTGGGTCAGCTCAAAGATTCCTGACGAGAGATCAGCTGACGCTCATACGCAAGAAATCAGAGCCTTGGGATGACGGGTATTCCGCCTCTGAGATAAGGGCGCCGTTTGATGAGCGAAACATACGTTTCGATCTCGGCAAGCTGAGAGCAGCTCATGATTCGTCAGTCGTGCTGTTTGTGCCGAATCGCGTTGGCGTGAAAGGTAGGAGCTCTGACTACACAAACTGCGGGCGATTCCTGTTTGAGATCCTCCCAACGATCCGCGCTTCTCTTGTGAGTGCCTCGCCGAATATCACCATCATCGCTGGGAATCCTTCGCAGAAGATCAGCAACGCTGAGCTTGCTGCTTCTTGCGGCACGATGACGCTCGTGCCTGACGCCCTGAACAGAGACGAGCTGAAGGCTGTCATGTCGCTGTCACATATCGCCGTTGGACTATATGATCAGGACTCATACGGTGGCACAGCTTCCAGAGAAGCGATAGAGCTTGGGTGTGTCCCGCTCTGGATCAGGAATTATGAATACAGTCGCCTCGCGCTCGCGTCTGGGTTCAGCAGGCTGGCGCGTCCTGATTTTTCTGACATGACTGATTTTGCTGTGTCTCTGATCAGATCTGTCGCTGCGCGCGATGAGGCGTTGCGTCTCGAGCGAGAGCGCCTCGCCAGAATCGTTCGTGAGCAGTGCTCGTACGAGGCGACGACGTCGCGCGCTGCTGAGCGACTGTTTGGTCACGCGCTATGAAGAGCGAGTGGATCGGTTCGTTTCCGTTTTCTGCGCCACGCGAGCAGCAGGTGATAGCGATCGATCACGCGATCGAGACGTTCGACGCAGGGCGCAAGTTTGAGATGTTAGAGATGGGTGTCGGCTGTGGCAAGTCAGCTGTCGCTGCGACGCTCGCACACTGGATGGCTGTCAACACGGTGTCGATGGACGATGTTCAGGCTGGCGCTTATATCCTGACATCACAGAAGATATTACAGGACCAGTACGTCAGAGACTTTGGACATCATGTTCACTCGATAAAGAGCGCATCATCATATCAGTGTTCAGCGTTAGCAGCGACGTGCTCAGAAGCCAAAAAACTATCGCAGATAGCGTCAGCTGCTGGATCTCCGTTAAACATGTCATGTCGGGACACCTGCGCTTACAGGGTCGCGAAGCAGGCGTTCATTGACTCTGACATCAGTCTCACAAATTATGCGTTCTTCATGAATGATGTCGCGTACGCGAAGGACCTACATAAGCGATCTCTGATGGTGATAGATGAGTGTCATACGCTTGAATCCGCTCTTTGCTCTATGGCCGAGTTGCAGATGTCTGAGAGAGGGATTGGCAAGCTAGTGAATGCCTCGATCCCAGATGACGTTAGCGTAGAGTCTGTCAGAGATTGGCTTGTGTCTCTAGCTGGCCCGATATCAAACGCTGTTAAGGCGTCGCAGCTTATGATAAAGATGCTCGCTAAGTCCTCGCTCTCATCACCACAGGCAGCAGAGGAGGCGAGGAAGCTTGACAAGCTGTCAAAACTAGCGTCAAAAGCCGCGCGCATATCTCGATTACTTGATGATACATGGTGCATCTCTAGAGACGTGTCAGATGTCGACGGAACCGCTCGGCTGATGCTGCGTCCGACTGACGTATCTAGTGTCGCTGACACGTATCTTTTCAAATTTGCGACTAGAGTCATGATGATGTCGGCGACGATCTGTGATCCGCGTGTGATGTGTTCTGCGTTGGGCATCTCACAGTCAAACGTGAGGTTTCTATCGATGCCGTCACCATTTGACCCAGCGCTGCGACCAGTGATATACGCACCCGCTGGAAAGATGTCTTTTGCGAACGTCTCTCAGACGATGCCGATCATGATCGAGACTGTTAGAGCGCTCATCGACGAGCATCCTGACAGCAAAGGCATCGTGCATACAGGAAACTACAAGATCTCACGTGCATTACAGGCCGCGTTGCCTAACTCTCGTGCAATCTTTCACGACGAGACTAACAGAGATGCTGCGCTCGCGCAGCATCTCAGCGACCCGGGTCCCACAGTGCTTTTCTCGCCATCGATGACTGATGGCGTCGATCTTCATGATGAGCTAAGCAGGTTTCAGGTAATATGTAAGCTGCCGTTTCCAAACGCCAATGACTCTTGGGTCAAGAAGCGGATGTCTCGTGACAGTCGCTGGTATGCATGGATGACCGCGTCTAAGATATCGCAGGCTGTCGGGCGTAGCGTCAGACATGAGACTGACTGGGCGCACACGTACATACTCGACGGGTGCTGGGAGCGATTTTACTCAGACAATCACGCTCTGTTCAGCGAATCGTTTAAAGAAGCGCTCGTGATGTGACGCGATGGTTCATACATAGACTGTATGAACATCATAGATCACTCTCAAAAACGTAAGATGCAGGCTCGCGCCGTCGCGCCCAAGTGCGCCATCATCCACAACACCGGTCAGACTGACTCCGAGCGAGTGTTAAGGTACTACCTCGTTGGCTCAGCGTGTCCAAACTATGTCATTGACCATGATGGCACAGTGCACAAGATAGTCGCGGATGATAAAGTAGCATGGCACATCGCCTACAGCAAGGCTATAAACGCCTTGTATGATAAAGGTCAGAGTGAGTGGCAGAAATGGCGTAAGCGAGACGGTGAGCTAGAGCGAACCGCGAACGATGGTTACTATCAGTCATGGGTCGAGCGCTGGCCCGGTGTGTCGGATCCAAGAGAGCTAGTCGGACCCAGGCCAAACTATTCGTCTGTTGGCATCGAGCTCATGGCGCTTCACAAGCCGACGCCAAGAGTCTTCAGTGATGAGCAGTATGTAGCACTCGTAGAGCTTCTCAGTGATGTCTGCGGTCGGCTTATGATATCTCCATCACAGAGGTCGATCTTTGGTCACTCTGATGCCGATCCGATCAGCAGGTTCAATTCCTCTGGATCGTGGGATCCAGGAGCGACTTTTGATTGGGACTTCGTCAGGGCCTCGCTCAAGTTCTAGTTGTCAAGAGCGGCTGGCCGACGGTACAGTCAGCCACATGATAAAGACTGCGATCGTCACAGGAGCGGCTGGATTCATCGGTGGCCATCTGCTTGAACGACTTCTCTCAATGGGTATTGATGCAGCAGGTGTCGATGATATGTCTGGTGCGCATCCAGAGCTGCTGCCCGCGCACGTTAAAGACAGGATCGTCACCTGCGACTTCACATCAGCAAACGCGATCGATGCTTTACAACACGCTGACGTGATCTTTCACCTCGCCGCGCTTCCTCGCGTCAGCTTCTCTGTAGAGCGACCTCTCGAGACTCACGTAACAAACCTTCATAAGACAGTGACACTGCTCGACGCTATTAGGTTTCTCAAGCGAGAGTGCAGACCAAGGATCGTCTTCGCATCATCTAGCTCTGTCTATGGCGGCGCCCTGAATTTACCGTCGAAGCCTGAGGACGCGACGCTCTTCTCGCAGGCGTCACCATATGCGATGCAGAAGGCGCAGTGTGAGATGGCTCTGAGGATGTACGCGAAGCTATATGATGTTGATTGCGTGTCACTGCGGTTCTTTAACGTGTTCGGTCCACGACAGCTTGGAGACTCAGCATATGCGACCGCGATCGCCGCCTGGATGTCAGCGGTGAGTGAGGGACGATCGCTGAGGTGCGATGGAGACGGATCACAGACTAGGGACATGTGCTACGTGTCTAACGTGGTTGACGCGTGCGTCCTAGCGGGTGCCAGAGAAGCAAAATTCTCTGGTGAGAGTCTCAACGTTGGGTGTGGAGAGAGGAACTCAAACGCCGCGATCCTTGACTGGTTTCGTGAGAGATATGGTGATCTGGTGTCAGTCGATGGCGCACCCTGGCGTCCCGGAGACGTCATGCATACGCATGCAGATATAAGCTTGACGAGGTCAGCGCTCGGGTACGAGCCAAAAGTCGACCTGTGGGAAGGCCTGCGAATGACCGCCGAGTGGCACGAGTCAAGGAGACAGTCGTGAGCGAAGCAAGAGACGCGTTTCTGAAGATATATCGAGACGTCGCGGAGGGAGAGCTCGTCTCGCCACGCGGCCAGCTCGTCAGGGAGATAGAGAATTATGCATACGAGCTGCCTCCGTTCGCCAGGTTCCAGAATTTCTCCTGTCGTAAGCTGAGCCTTTCGTATATCAAGCGTGAGACGCTCTGGTATCTCAGAGGTGATAGGTTTGATGCGAGCATATGCGATCACGCTAAGTTGTGGCGGCAGATAATGAACAGTGATGGTTCGATAAACTCGAACTATGGGCAGTATGTCTTCGGAGAGACGAACCAGTTTGACGCCGCCGTGAGGACGCTGACGACAGATCCTGATTCACGCAGGGCCAGCATCATGATCCTCGGTTCAGCGCACCTGTTGTCTGACACGAAGGATGTTCCGTGTACGTACGCATTGAACTTTCGCATCAGGCGCGGTCTCCTCAACATGTCAGTGCACATGCGCTCACAGGACGCGATCTTTGGGATGGGCAATGACGCTCCAGCGTTCTCGTTCATCCAGGAGATGCTTCTCAACGCGTTACGTGAGACGTATCCGACGCTTCAGATGGGATCGTATCACCACGTAGCTGATTCATTTCACGTGTACGAAAGACACTTCTCGATGCTTGACAGGCTGTGCGCCGGAGACTCATACAGCGAGGTGAACTGCCCGAGGATCTCTGGGCCAGCTGAAGTCACGTTCTTACGTAAGCTTGACCTGTCGTCGATCCCAACAGAGTATGAGTTCACTAGATGGCTTATCGAGGTCTGATACAGTGGAACCGTCGATAGTCGTGTACTGTGGACCGATGATGGCCTCAAAGACGACGAGGCTGTTCATCGACGTTGAGCGAGCGCGATTCAGGCGAGAAAGGATCGTCGTCGCGAAACCGCGAGTCGACACGAGGTATGACAGCGAGTGTGTCGTGACACACATGGGTCTGAAGCTGCCGGCCATCGCCGTGTCTGACGCGGCCGAGCTAGAGCTTGTGACGTCATCCGCTGATTTTATCGCTGTCGATGAGGCGTTCATGCTGCCCGGCTGCGCTGACGTCCTCGTGCGAGCTCGCAACCGCGGAGCGTCATCCTCTGTCTCAACGCTAGACGTGTCAGCTAGCGGCGAGCCGTTTGAGGAGTCGATGCGATTGCTATCAGTCGCGACCGAAGTGATCAAGCTGTATGCAGCGTGCGTAGAGTGCTCCGCGCCAGCCAGAGCGACAAGGTCTAAAACCGGTTCACCGCCGACCCAAAGAGACGTCAGGATCGGCGGTCATGACATCTATGAGCCAGTGTGTTGGAGACACCATCCTAGCTCAAAGGCGGTCACCGTGAGTGACCTATCACATGTCTCAGGATTGGAGTGATCGTGGAAGGCAACAGGACGTGGATCCCGACGTTCTCTGGACGTAGGTTTGATGTTATGAACGTCGATGAGTCAGCGATCAGCATCGCTGACATAGCGCATGCGCTGTCAAACATCTGCAGGTTCACTGGACACACCAGGGTGTCATACAGCGTGGCGCAGCACTCAGTGAACGTATCATTCGCGTGCTCTGACCCGAGGTATGGGTTGCTGCATGACGCGTCAGAGGCGTACCTCGCTGACATAGCGTCACCTGTCAAGCACAGCGATGTCATGGCAGCGTACAGAGACGTAGAGCGCACAGTGCAAAGCGCGATCTATAAAAAGTTTGGTCTTGATATGCTGCGCGAGCCAGCTGACCTTCATGAGGCTGACGTCGCGTGCTGCTCTGACGAGATCAGCGAGCTTGTGCGAGGACACCAGCCTCCGACGCCTCCGAGCGGCGCCGACCTCGTGCCGATGACGCCAAGAGAAGCAGAGAGAGCGTTCTTGCAGCGGTTTGATGCTCTGTTTCCAGAGTTTAGATCAAACCTCGCGACGAGACCGTCATGGGATGATACGTGGATGTCAATCGCACGGCAGATATCGCAGCGATCGACTGATCCAAGATTGCGTGTTGGTGCTGTGATCGTGACTAGCGATAACACGAGCGTGCTCTCGCTCGGTTACAACGGCGGGTACGCAGGTGGTCCGAACGATCCCGAGTCGCCAGAGCCAGGAAAGTCTGGTTTCGTGCATGCGGAGCTTAACGCCGTCATCAAGCTTGACTACCATGATCATCATGATCGCGTCATGTACGTCACTCACAGTCCGTGTGTGTCATGCGCGAAATGCATCATCAACGCGCGAATCCGAGGCGTGATCTATGAGGCTGACTACAGAGACGCGTCTGGCGTTGAGCTTCTCAGACGTGCGGGTGTCAGCGTGTCAAAGCATAAGCTCTAGCGCGGCGGCTATTTACTAGCAGATGAAGAACATCAAGAGACTTAGAGAAGAGTTTGAGTTCACGCTGGGCGCGCTGCTTGAGAGCGTCGCGCCCAGCGTTGATGATGCGTCAGAGGATCTGAAGGTCAGGCACACTGCCACTGGGTTCCTCTACACGGTGGTCTCTGTCTCAAAGAAGGATGTCGTGCTTCGCACGCCAGAAGGCAAGGAATTCAAGGTGGACTCATCTACTTTCGAGAAGCACTATGAAGTCTGAACCCATCGTCCTGAACGTCCGCGCGATGCTTCGCACGCCGGTCTCTGAACGTAAACAGAATCTGATAAAAGAATCGCTCGCTTTCGTGTCAGAACCGAAGCAGTACAAGCTCGACAGCGACTCACTCACGCAGAACTCGCGCGCCCTTCACATTGAGATATACAAGGATCACTGCGAGAGATACACGCGTCTCTCGTCTGAGAGCGCCGCGGCGGGAGCGAAAGGCAGCTACGCCATTGCACAGCAGGTGAACAGCGCGATCTCCTCAGAGAGGAACAGCGTCTGGTTTCATGAGCTGTTCTTCAGCAACTGCTTCTGCAGGAACAGCCAGATCTCGATATCATCGATCTCATACGCTCGCCTCGCTCGAGACTTTGGTGATTTTGATGACTGGCAGCGGGATTTCTCTTCAAGGTCGCGTGACACGCGCGGCGCTGGTTGGATCGTGACTGGCTTCGACACATACCTCAGGCGCTATGTGAACATGACAGTCTCTGAGAATGACGGCTCGCTGATGAGCGGCGTGATCCCTGTCATCGTCATCGACTGCTGGGAGCACTCATACGTCTGTGATTTTGGCAAGGACAGGGACAGGTACGTCACGTCTATGATGGGCGAGATAAACTGGGACGTCGTCAACGACCGCGTTTCAAAGGCTGACGAGATAGCAAAGGTGCTGAAGTGATACCTGGAGAGAACCTCCTTCGCAAGGGCAGGACTGTCAAGATCTGTGACGTGACTCGCAGGGGCGTCGTCGCTGAGTCGGTGATCACCGTGTCAGCGGTTCGCCGCAGCGGCGATAACATCATCGTCACATCTAGCGATGGTAAGCGTATCACGTTGGCTGAGTGGGACTTCAGGGTCGGTGGTCCACCGAGGATCGTAGAGAAAGCTGACGACGAGGCTCAGAAGAAGCCAGCAAAGCAAGGAAACGATACGGCAAGAGCCTCGCTGGATACGCAAGTCAACAAGTACTTAGACGACCTACTCAGCGGCGAGTTTGATGCTGAAAAATACGCTCAGGAGCTGCTCGGTCTCGCGAAGCGAGGTCAGAACGTTCTTGACGTCAAGCGAACGATACTGAGGATGGGCATCGCCAGGCTTCCCGATGACCAGCGCGAGTCAGTGAGATCAGCCCTCAAGACAAGTTTTGGAGAGTCACCTGATGAGTCGGAGCATGACGCGCAGGCAGACGTTCAAGCGCCTCGCGCCGGAAGAGCGGGCCCGTCTGTGTAAGAGCGTCCCAGTCCTAACGAAGCTAGTGATCAGTGGCGTCGATGAATCAGACAGGGACAGCGCCGCAGAGACACTTAAAGAACGTGATTTGAAGATAGACGCCGTTGTAAAATGGCTTCTGTCACAAATGTCTGTGAAATCTCAGATGAGTATGATGATAATAGACGAAGTAAGGCGAACGCCTGTCACGTCGCTGCTTGCTTCTGACCCGTTTGAGCAGATAGAATCTGCCAGGCGATTGAAAGAAGAAAACTGATCATGGCCTTGCTAGTTCGCATCATTCTGTTTCTATCAGCCGCGACGCTAAGTTTCTCTTTGTGATCTCGCTCAAGTGATATGTACTAACCACGCGAACGCGTTCGCGACACAGGTAAACATGAAAAACACACGTGATAAGACGCAAGAAGAGCTTCTGGTTCGGCTGGCTGTGCGCCGCGCGATCTCTGAGGGGATCGATGACGCTAAGAAGCGCGCGAAAAAGAACTCTATGATGACAGACGTTGATGGTGATCATCTGGAGAAGATCGCTAGCGAGCTCGGGTTCAGCGTCAGCGGCGCCAAACAGGCCGTCGACAAGGCGCTGAAGAAGGCTCAGTTTCTGAGTTCGCTTGATGACACTGATGTCGAGCTGATGGTTCTCACAGCCGTGAAAGATTACATCGAGAAGCTCGAGTCATCGATCGATCCTGAGGATCCTGAGGCTCCAACGCCACAGGACATTCAGCTGATGTACGACAACCCAACGATCGTCGCCACGCTTGATAACTTCCGAGACTTTCTTCACAGGTATGTCAAGCGCATGGCAAAGATGTCAGGGAAAAAGATCAGCTGACGCATGAGGCTACCGGTCAAAATCGTCGCCGCCGCGCCGATAGTGCCGCAGAGAGACTGGGTCGAGCTAGACAGGCGTCGGCTGCGAAAACAGTATGATTTCGGCTCGCGAGACGCTCGCCTGTCGTTCATCGTGCAGCTTTTGGCGACGAACGATCAGGCCGGCGAGCGATTCAAGCTTCTGATAGACGGTGACGTTGTCACCGTCGGCATAGAGGCGTCAGAGGGAGAGTTTATAGGTGACAGAGATAAGAAGTCTGCGAGATACGCTGATGGAGTCTACAGAGACGTCATCACCTATTCAAGAACGAGTGGCTGACTACAGCAAATTCATCGACGATCAGGTCATTCGCCATCAGCGAAAGGTGGTACAGGACACTGACTCGCCTCTCCGTGCGCAGGAGCGGGTGAAGAGGCGATCTCCCGGAGATGTCACGGTGATCAGATGAACAGGATCGCACCAGGAGATCGCATATCAACCGTGATCGCTGAGACGCTCAGGCGCGGCAGGACGAGAGCTCACCGCGATCCGATCTCTCTGTTTGAGAGTCACGATGATGCGCTAGCAGCGGTCGAGGAGAAAGGCAAGCAGGACGACGCGTCGCCTAGCAAGGACAACGTCGCGCTGCAGAAGGGTGACGTCTCTTCAGAAGATATCACTGACAAGCTCAACTCGATAAGGGCTGGTCGGTCGCTCAGAGACCCAGAGATAAAACGCAACATCGACCAGTACGTCAGCGATCTGAACAAAGCTGAGAGGACCGCGCTCCTAGCGTACCTCAAGGGTATTGAGCAGATCGTCAGCGGACAGGTCGTCGCAGACAAGGCCGTGGAGCCGCGAGACCCGGATCCGAGCGTCCAGATGAAAAAGACGACGAGCGATAACGTCAGGAAGATCAAGCCGACGATCGTAAAGAACTCGACGCACGGAGGGCACCACGCAAGCACCTCTGGTGAGGACACAGCGCCACCGCTTCCAGTGAAAGTGAAAAAGTGACAGCGATTCTTGTAGAGCGCGCGAGCGCAGCCGCGACACCGTGGACAAAGAAGTCATCAAAGTTTCCCTACCTGCCCAGGCAGCCTGGCGTCGGTCCCGGCGAGGAGAAGCTCGCCGCTGAGCTTGGTGGGAAGATCATGGGAGGCTCAGTCTCCTATGACATCGAGCTACCTAACCATAAGAAGATCGAGGTGAAGGAGCTTGATAAGGATGGCGCCCTGCGCACAGGAACTGAGGGTTTGGCAGCCGCGGCGCAGTCGATCGGTTTTATCTTAAAGATATGCGATGAGCTCTCCAGTTTTGACCCAAAGGTTCTGCGTCAGGCCGCGAGGTCTGCGTATCCAGAAGACCTCGATGAGTTCATCTCTGTTGACGTCCCTCTTATCATGAAAGGTGAGATGACGTCGCCACGCATGCTCGGGTCAGAGAAGAAGTTTGGCATGCTGCAGGCGATCAAGTTCATCAACTCGCTGCTGAAGACGGCGTCAACAGACGATCACGTCGTCAAGCTTGATAAGAAACAGGTGAACGTCGATGATATGAAATTCGCTCGCGCCGCGGCGGCGGTGGGCGTTGATGAGGACTCTGTCGGCGTCTCAGCGATAGCGAAGGAGATGGCGAAAGCGAAATCGCGAGCGTTCAAGGATCCTGAGTGGTTCATTGACGCCGTGTGGGCCAAGGCAGCGATACCGAGCGAAGCGTTTCCAGCCGCTGACGCGCTTGTCATCGTCTCACCTGATGGGTACCGCGTGATACCGAGATCCAAGCTTGACAATGCGCTGGTGTTCACCAGGATCTCACAGGGCAGGCCGAGGTTTAAGGTCCTGTAGCCTCGCATCAGGCATCACCAGAGAGGCGTTCAGGTGTTCAGATCTGTGCGTTTAGCTGACTTTCGAGTTACAACGTGCTTACGCGCAACAGCGCCTGATGGCGCGCCACCAGACGCTCTCGCCCTCAGTCTCTTCCATAACGATCTCGCGTCGACCTGAGGCGCCATCATAGACTCAAACGCCTCAAAATCATCATCGATCACCGCCTTCCTGCACGCTGTCCCGCTGAAGTGACCGAGCGTGACGTCACGCATCGTGACGTTCTGTGGCATCTTCGCGAACCGAGGCCCGCTGACGTCCTCGGCCCTGCCGTACATCGCGATCTTCCAGCTCTTATCAGAGCTTTCGACAAGCTCGTATGCCATCCTCACAGGCGCGGTCGCCGTCGGCACGAACCTGAAATTAGCTGGCATGCTTGGGACGATGTCGAACTCCCACGTCGGTCTCACGTCATCCCACGTTATGCTCAGCTCTCCAGGCCTTGACCTGTCAGCTGTGCTGACGAAGGCGTACGCGATATCGCATTCCTTGCATGCCAGCTCAAGCAGGGCGATGTGGCCGGCGTGAGGCGGCTTCGCTGCCATCGCCACGACACCAAGTGTGAATCTTTTCATATCATGAATTATGATTGGATGATGATCCATAAGATGAAAATGATCTGCACCTGCGACACTGACGGTCTGCGAGAGGCAGAGGAAGCGAAGATCCACGCACTAGAGGCACTAGGTCTGGTCGATGAGAGCCAATTGGCGCGGTGTCTCATGCTATCTTTCCCACTAGAGATCGGTGGATGTTTCTCAGTCTATGCCGACCAGTGGTTCGCTGTCGTGTTGAAGTTGAGTGCTGACGTCATCTACGACGTAGAGTGTGACGATCCGCTTGACGGGATCGTCGCGATCTGGAACGCGCTATCAGCGCGAGCCCCGATAACTAACGCTGTTGCTGTAAGAGCCAGATCCAACGCTCTTCTTGACGCGTATGTCGCGGCCGAGGAGGTGGCGTCTGAGCACGCGATTGGGTGTGATGTCTGCACAGCTGGGAAGCGCTGTGAAACGCAGCGCTCGCTTGATAACGCAGAGTGCCTCGCGAAGGAAGCGGTGTATGGCAGGTGGGGCGCACCTCAGGTCGATGAGTCACCGTCGTTCTATGGAGTTGAATCATGACAGAGTCATTGCCACAGGAGCTGTCGTGCGGCGTCATAGCTCTTGACGCTAAGCGACGCGTGCTTCTGATAAAGCCTTCAAATAGAGACATGTGGGCGATCCCAAAGGGACACGTCAACGACGGTGAGGAACCAGAGATCGCGGCTCTCAGAGAGACGTTTGAGGAGACTCGCGTGCGAGTCAGGCTGGTCAGCGAGCTCGAGGACTTCTACGTAAGGACTCGATCATACGTCAAGCGAGTCCGCGTGTGGCTCGCTGATGTCACTGACGCGAGTGACCTCGCGGCAGATGGGTTTGAGAACTCGGACGCGCGGTTCTTTGAGCTGGCGCAGCTACCGGACATCATCCCGTCTCAGGCGGCGTGGTTTCACAGGGTTATCGGCTCCGTCATATCGCGAACGTGACGGTAGCGTCATACGTACATGTATGACAGATAGCGTCGTTCGCTCTATAATAGCCGAGTCTGAGGATGAGTTCGGTTACCAGTTTGGTCATAGCGGCAGCCTCTATGACATCTTCGTGAAACCAGTCGTTGATGCATCAAAGGTCGCTGGAGCGGAGGTCAAGAAGACCGTCGCCAGAGGCAGGCACCTAGCGAGGACAGCAGTTGAATCATTGATAGCGACGCTGATACCTGTCTTAGACGCAGACTATGACAAGATCGACGCTGACCTTGACAAGAGGCTTAGCCGCGCGCACGCTGAGGCAGGTGATGCCTATGATGAGATTCGTAAGGTGATGAAGGGCTCTGACGCTGTCATGTTCTCTCTGCTCTACTCTCCGTCAACGACTATCACATCAGCGATCGGTGAGAAGCTCGCGCATAAGCTCAGGAGAGCGTTTGGCATAGACGAGGGCGTTCGATCTGGTGATGCGCGTCTCAGGCGGGCGTCAGAATTGGTGAGAGACGCTGTTCATGATAAGCTACGCCACGTCACTGATCAGGCTACGCATATCGCGGCTGCAAAATCAGCGAAAGATCTGAATAAGATATTGCCGACAAAAATAGCCGTCAAAGACGTGTCTGACGTGAGGCAGTTCAAGCAGCGCGCGTGCCTGCACCTTGCGAACCTTCTCTTTAAAGACGCGAAAGAGCTTGTGTCTAATGGAGTGTCGCCAGATTCGAAGCTGATAAAAGATCATGGTGATGCTATAAGATTCATACGATCTAAGGCGAAGGAGATCAAATGACAAGAGAGCTTAAGAGAGATGAGGAGCTGACTGGTGAGCGACCTGACGGTGAATCGGCGCCGTCTGAGCTTGGCGCGATCAGAGAGCTTGTCGCTGAGTTCATCAAGAGGCTTCAGAACATCGAGAGTGAGATCACGCTCCTGCGAGAGGATCGAAAGGAGCTGATCGAGGAATACAAGGATCGCGTCGATATGCCGACGCTGCAAGCAGCCATCAAGACCGTCAAGATCCGTGAGGCGGTGGCTCACAAGGACACGTTTGACGAGTACCTTGAGGCTCTGAGTCCAGAGATCGGGTGATCACGAGGAGTGCAACGTGGCGCGTGTTAGTGTAGAGTGTTACTCATGAGGTTGGTGAAGTATGCTCTGGCGGGTGTCACGGCGTATGTCGTGATCTTCTGGGTCATCAAGATCCGCGAGCTCGTAAACTCATGATATTTGAGCGACATGAGGGAGCGCTGCTGCTAGCCGACCCGCTGATCGTCGCGAGCCCGCCTAACGATGAGGCCGACAGCGCCTTGAAGCTTCTCATGAAGATGGGTGGCTTTGTGGCGGGCTCAGCGGCGAGGGCTGTCTTGCTCTCGTATAAGATGCGGCTGTCGTTTGATCAGGTCTCTGACCAGTTCAATGACATTGACGTGTACTTTCGTGGAGATCCGCCAGATATCTCTCTTCTTCCAGGAGAGTGGACGAGCAACGCCGCGGCGTATCTGAACGAGGACATCACGCCGCCGTCCCACCTTGGTGGCGCGTGGTTCAGGCGCTTCTACGCGATTGAAACTAAGAACGATGGGACGCTGTTTGGCGCAGCGAAAAGCTTTGTACGAGCAGCGCTTGGGCCAACGGTAAAACAATCTAGAAGGACTGTGACGATAAACGTCATCACGTTCAAGCGTGGCGCTGTCGAGCATGTCCTCAGGGATTTTGACATAACGTCATCGCAGGTGGCGATCGATGGTAATGATGTCATCTGCCCAGAAGGGTACATGAAGCGAGAGCTAGCCGGTGAGCTGTCCGTTAACAGGCAGTGTCTTGAATCAAGAGCTAGTGAGCACAGGCTTTTCAAGACTCTTGAGAGACTCACCAAATACTCTCATCGGATGAGGTCGCTAGGCATTGTGCCACGGATCTCGCAAGCTGATGCGAAGACTCTGATAGATCTTATGTCAGATGAAGACGCGCTTAAGGCACGTAAGATATCGTGGGGCGTGCAGCGTGAGCTCGGTCGTATCATGAGCTTCGAGGACGCGTTCATGCTGTCGACGCTCATATTTCGTGACAAGTTCATAATATCAAAGCTGCTGGTAGAGGCGGCTACAACCAGCTGACGCAATGCGTCAGCGCTGCATACGTGGAGGGCGCATGAGTTTCAATGGCTTGAGGAAGCGTGGTGGGCACGAGCGAGTCAGGGTGCACAAGGGCGTCATGGGCAAGCGGCCGGATCTCCGCGCGAGGCGCGTTCGTCTCGCGAAGGAGCGGCAGGCTGAGTATGACAAGCTCTCGACTGAGCAGAAGATCACGCTGCTGGATCGCGGTGGGTTCGTCGCGCACAGGCAACGCGCTAAACTCGCCGCTCTGCTGATCGCTGAGCGAGAGCAGAAGAAGGCACGCGTCACAAAAGTGAAGAGCAACTAGAGCTGTGCAATATTTAGAGCGAATGAGTTAGACTAGCTTATAACACATCACCGCGGTGCTTAGGATTCAATCCTAGCGGTGATGCACTCGCTTAGCTCAGCAGGAAGAGCGCATCCCTCACATGGATGAGGTCGCCGGTTCGATCCCGGCAGCGAGTACGGAGAGATGGCTGAGTGGCCTAAGGCGCTCGCCTCGAAAGCGAGAGATTGTAAAAGGTCCGCGGGTTCGAATCCCGCTCTCTCCTCGGAGCGTTGGCAGAGTCAGGTCTATCGCGACTGGTTGCTAACCAGTAGGTCGGAAACGGCCCGGGGGTTCGAATCCCTCACGCTCCTCAGATGAACGCTGGTGACGATGTCAAGCAGGTCATTGTATTTCGCGGTGACCTCCTCTCAAACAAGAGGGTGACCGTCGGAAAGATCGCTGGTCAGGTCGCGCACGCTGCGATGCTCTGGTTGGCTGATCGTTTCAAGCGCTGTGGCGCTGACGTCGTCATGTCTGATCATGAGCGCGACTGGTTATGCGGCTCGATGAGCAAGATCATCGTTAGCTGCGCTGATGAAAAAGAGATGCGCTCGCTGGGTGAGCTGGCCATCGCGTCAGGCCTCGAGTCTCACGTGGTCATCGATGAAGGCCGCACGGTTTTTGACAACGTTCCGACCGCGACGTGCCTCGTGATAGGTCCCGCTCTATCGTCTAAGATAGACACGATCACCAAACACCTAAACCTCCTAAGGTAACACGCATGATCGAGTTCATCGCGGCGCCGCTGATGGCTGCGGCGGCATGGCTTGGCTACAGGTCTGGGTACTCTCGTGGATTGAAGACGTCACAGCTCTCAACAGAGCTGCGTGTCATCTCTGACACCACTTCTGTCCTGCTGCAGAGACCACAGCTGTCGCCACACGAGGCAACGTTTCTGAAGTCCCTGATAGACGCAGGCAAGCGACATGCAAGAGTTTGACGTCTCAGACGTCGTACCGCTGACTGACAGGGTCTCAGCCCCAGAGACGTTTATCACATCACCGATATACGATCCAGGAGATGATGATGACCAAACCAGTCACGCTGTACCTCGATGGGATGTGTCTGTTGCACAGGGCTGCGAGTGGTTTTACAGCGGGCGATCATTTCATAGCTTTCAACTTTTTTAGAGGGCTGTGCTCGCTGGTGAAGCGACTGTCACCGACAAGAATCGTGATGGCGCTTGAGGGATCACACTCTCACAGAGACGCGATCGACCCGCGGTATAAATCAAACAGGCGCGCACCGACGCGCGCAGATTTTTTCTCACAGGTCGACGAGACAGTGAGGCTGTTAAGCGAGAGCTTCCCTGTCTCGGTGGTGCGTCACCCTGAGCTTGAGGCCGACGATGTCATAGCGAGGATGGTGTCCCTGTCATCGACGGCCGTCAAGAGCGTGATCGTGTCGACTGACAGGGACTACCTGCAGCTCGTGTCTGATATCGGAGATAGCGTAGAGCTTTTTGATCCGGTGCAGAAGTGTGCTGTCGAGCTACCACCGGGTGTCGGCTCGTTCCTGATCTGGCGAGCGCTGCGTGGGGACGCCTCAGACTGCATCCCACGCATCATGCCTGACGCCGAGGCGGCGGCGTGTTCAGCCGATTCAGGCCTGCTCTTAGCTGAGCTGAGCGAGAGGGGCATCGTCGATCGCTTTGAGAAAAACGTCGCGCTGCTGCGGTTCGCCTCACCACGTGACGGCGAGGACGGCTGGATTAGGCTGCAGTCGTCGGCACCCAAGCGTGATTGGGACGCGGTCACGCTGCAGTTCTCGATGTGGGACTTCAAGTCCATGATAAGTGACATGTCGAAGTTCATCGCGCCGTTTGAGGCGCTTTGGGCCTCGCGATAGCGCGGCAACCTGCCGCATAATGGAAAAAGATGAAAAAGAAAGTCGTCAAGCTGGGCATCAAGAAGGTCAAGGGCCGGACATACTACGTCAGGATCGCTGACCGCGCGAGTAACACGTCTGACGCGTGCGAGAAGCGCGGTGACAAGGTGAACGTCCTCGCTACGTTCGTCCTGAAGCGAGCGCCGAACACGCTCTATTACGTAGACGCTGACGGTGACGTCTCTAGCAGCTCTCGCTCGAAAGCAGCGAAGAAGACCGCGCCAAAAGCAAAGAAGCAGGTGAAGGCGCCCGTGAAGCCGAAGCACACCGAGATCGCGCTGGCATTCGATCGCTCGCAGTCGATGGCCTGCATCGCAAGTGCCGCCGAGCGCATGTTCAACACCGTCATCGACTGCGTGAAAAGCAACCCGTCAACGCCTGAGCACACCGTCAACCTGACGATCTGGTGGTTTGGCGAGCGAGTGACTCGCGAGTTCTGTGGCCAGGCAGCGCTGGCTCCGAGCGTCCAGAGATTCATGCCGAATGAGGGCTACACGCGACTCTTCGACACGATCGGCGAGATCATCTCGCATTTCAGCAGCGTCGAGCGCGTCAAGCCAGGCGCAAGCTTCATCTTCAACGTCATCACTGACGGTGGTGAGAATGACAGCCGGCAGTACTCTAGCGATGACATCAACAGGCTGATGTCGCGCAACCAGGCGACCGATCGTTACACGATGACGTTCATGCTCCCGAAGGGACACAAGCGTAACTTCTGCATGGCTTTCAGCGTCCCTGACGGTAACGTCGAGGAATGGGAGCAGAGCGAGCGCGGCAGTCAGGTGGCGGCGACGCAGACCCAGGCCGGGTTTAACAACTACTTCACCTCGCGAGCGGCTGGGCAGACGGCGACTCGGTCGTTCTACTCGACTGACGCGTCCAACATCAAGAAGAGCGATCTCAAGAAGCTGAACGAGATCAATGGAGAGGTCCGCGTCCTCACGGCTAGCGTCGAGGAGACGCTGCGCGAATTCTGTGAGCGTGTGACTCGCTCGCCGATGCTGCGTGGCAGCGCGTTCTACCAACTCACGAAGCCAGAGAAGAACGTCCAGGCGTATAAGAAGATCGTCATCCGCGAGAAGACGACTGGCAAGATCTATGGCGGCGATGACGCGCGGACCATGCTCGGCCTGCCTCTCGTCGGTGACGTCCCAGTTCGCCCGGGCAACCACGCAAACTTCGATGTGTTCATCCAGTCGACCAGCGTGAATCGCAAGATCCCTCGTGGCACGAGCGTCATCTATTGGAAGGCTGTCGGCACGCCTTACACCGAAGGTCAGTCCGCAAGCTAACTAGTGATCTGCTCGTGACTGTCCCGCCTCGCAGCCCGTATTCCCTCATCCAGGAGGACCTCGTGACGCAGCCCATGTGGCTGCTGATCATGTGCTGCCTCTTGAACTGCGCGTCTAGGACCGTCGCGCAGAGGGTTCTCTCTGACCTGATGACTAAGTGGCCTGCCGCCGCGAGCCTCGCGAACGCGGATGAGGCAGAGCTAGCGGCCTCACTGAGGTGCCTTGGTTTCGTGTCGCGCCGAGCGAGGGTCGTCAGGAACCTCGCTCGCGCTGCAACCGCCGGAGAATCGCTCACTGAGCAGTTCGGTGTCGGCGAGTACGCGAGAAGGTCACATAGGATCTTCTGTGATGGTGAGCTAGGAGATGATGAGCCGGATGACGGACCCCTCAAACGCTACTGGAGATGGCGAGTCTCTCATGATAGAGGGACCTGAGGTCGCCGCATGGGCGGAGCTCCTGCAACCAGCTGTGGGCTCTGAGCTGCTTCGCGCGACGCTGGCCACGCGGTGCAGGTCCTGTAGAGGGCTTGACGCTGTGTTGAACGGCACCCATCTGTCGGCCGTATTCTCTAGAGGCAGGCGGCTGCACATGAGATTCGCTGACAGGATCCTCGTCATCTCTTTTAATGAATCAACGATCATGAGCGAGGCGCCTTGCGCTGTGTCACAGCGCAAGGCGCTCGATATCATGCTGAGTGACGTCGCGCTGAGCGTCAGCGATGCTCGTAAATTCGTTTACGCGATCGTCCTTGATGGCAAGGACGCTGCAAGAGCTGAGGCTTCTATTGACACGATCCCGATGTCATTCGAGTCAGGCGCTGACGTCAATGCGCGCCTGACGCACGAGGCGAGAGACGGTGAGACGATAGCGGAGATGCTTCGACGCGATGAGCCGATCTCCGGTCTGGGACCTGAACTCATCGAGCGCGCTCTGCACGCCTCTCGCGTCTCACCGTGGAGGCGCGCCACCGACGTGACATCTAGGGAGTTTAGAGCCATGCTCGCTGAGTCTTGCGCGCAATGGCGGCTAAGGCAGCATGTCATGATAACAGCGCCTCGAACGCGGTTGCTACCAGCGGTTCCATGGCCACAACACCGCGCAGCGCTCATTGGTGATGACGTGATCAGAGAACGTGTGGCGAGAGGTTTAGTCATATCGTGGGACAGAGCAGTGCAACGCTAGAGTGAGCTGTTGTATTCTGTTCATGACGGAAAACATATCTGGAGCGTGAGCGAGATGGGAAGAAACACAAGTAAGAGCCCTTTCACAATCGGGTTGAAGTGGAACAGCGGTAAGTCTTTCTGGCAGAACTACCAGGCGCTGAGGTCCAGCAGGGGTCTGAAGTTCGCGTCTGACGTCACGACTCACCTCTATGAGTCTGGACGTCAGATCAGAAAGGCGGCTCGCAAGGATCGGAGCGTTCTCGTCACGATGATCAGCAGCGCGTTTGGGCTTCTCGACAAGGTCGCTGACCTCATCGAGGACGTGGATGTCAACTTCTTTGACAACCACGGGTGGGTCACGCCGTTCACCTCTGACTTCAGCGGTCTCATCTATGAGATGTATCGCTCGCTGCCTCGCACCATTCACGAGCGTTCGAAGAACGCTGATAACGACAACAGCGATATGACGAAGATCAGCTTCGTCGAGATCGCTCCTGGCGTCGAGATCGGGTGGGAGGACCTGCCTCTGTTCAAGAGCGCCTTCTACCACGTTCCCGTGAAGATCTACTGCGATTCCGATCGCGTCGAAGACGTTCGCAGGATCGTCTCTGAGCAGCTGTGGGAGAAGTACAGGAACGTCAACGTCATCGTCGTCAAGCGAGTCTCCCGGCAGGCCATGTCTTCTGACGATGACTACAACGCGAGCTCCACGTCATACCTCAGCTTCAAGCAGGATGACGTTCACAGTCTCGGCAGCAGCGCGAGGACTGAGCTCATCGCGAAAAATTATTCGCGCGCGTTCAGCGTCGGCCTCTCTCGCTCCCTGATGCTCGAGGGCCCTCCCGGGACGGGAAAGAGCACGATGGCTCAGATGCTCATCAAGAAGCTCGAGCTTCGCGCGCTGAGGATCTGCGTCGAGGACATCGACCCGAAGTTCGTCCCGTCCATCATGGAGTCTGTGAAGATCTTCAAGCCCGATGCCATCATCATCGATGACTTTGACAGGTGCACGTTTGACTCGCAGGCGTGCTTGTTGGAGCTCTCTGAGTGGTTCAAGCAGACGGCGAAGCTCACGATCGTGACGGTGAACGACAAGAACGCGCTTGAT